AGCTGGCTCCTCCTTACTTATGTGATTGTACTTATTTTACGCTATTGAGTATTGTGTGGCAAGTGAACTTGGTGTTTTGGACTTTCTTGTGACTTTCCTCCGCTTTAACGTCCAATTCACCGTGTATCCACCTCCCCCACAAAAGGGAGTCGAATTCTTCGCTCCGCTCCGGTCGGCGCAAAGCCGAGGTCCACCGGACCTCGTGCGCCCCTGTCCAAAAACCCGGCTACGCCATGTTTTATCCATTAATAAGACTCCCCTCTGGTCCATAGGAAAAAGGGAGCGAAGAAGCTCACGCTTCCTCACTCCCTTTTTCCTATGGACCAGAGGGGAGTCGAACCTTTCGTCAAACTCTTGTATCCCTTGATTTTACTGACTTCCCAATGTATTATTTTGTTTTGACGACACTTTGACGACACTATTTAGCAAACTTTTACCATATTCATTGCTATTGCTTCTTGCTCTTTAATTACATGAATATACTTATTATATGTGATGGTTATATTAGCATGTCCTAATAGCTTACTTACAACTTCAATTCCTACACCATTTCTTAATAATGTTGAACCAAATGTGTGTCTTAAAGTGTGTAATGTTATATGTTCGTCCGATTTAATATTTCGTGTTAATCTATCAAGACTACGTTGAAGATTCCTTGCACATTGTCTTGTGTTATTTTTACAACAACAAAAATAATCACTATTTATGTTGTTTCTTTTGTCGTATTGTTTTAGTTCTTGAATATAATACAAAGTATTTTCGTTAAGTTTTAGATATCTTTCACCTGCAACAGTTTTTGTGGAATTTTTTAAAGCTAAACTCTGTTTTTTACATTGCGAATCTAATGCAACTTTTGTCTGTATTGTTTTATTAATTTTAACTATATTATTTTTAAAATTAAAATCATCCCATGTTAATGCAAGTACCTCGCCTGTTCTCAACCCTAGATTCAACATAATAATTAAAACTAAGAAGTCTCTTCCTTTATATTCATCTATCGTTTTGTATTTGGATACAGCTTCTTTTTTAAATTGTTCTAACTGGTTATCTGTTAGAGAAAACTGTTCTTTAGTTTTAATAACAAGATAACTTTCTGTCGGTAGTTTAATGTCACTACATGGATTGTTAAATATAATTTTTTCTTTAATTGCTGTTTCGAAACATGGGTTTAATAATTGTATGATTTTTTTTAATCCAGACAAAGCCAATGGTTTTTTTCCTGATTTTAATGGAGGATTGGCAAATTCCTTAATAAAAACATCTATGTCTTGTGATGTAATATCACAGATATATTTATTGCCGATATAAGGTTTAATTTGATGTTGATAAACACTGTATAACCTAGTGTAACTAGAGCCTTCAATTGTTCCAAATTTATAATTACTTAGCCAATATTCTACATAATCATTCAGCTTGATTTTTTTTGTTTCTTTAAACCCATTATTAATTTTTTGAAGATAGGATTTAACCTTATTTTTTACTTCTACTTTTGTATTACCATAAAAGCTTTTTCTAATACCATTGATTGTAATTTTAGCCTCAAACCTATCATCTTTTCGTTGCATTATATTCATATTATTAATAGTTGCCGATATATTGATACTATTTATAATTATCACACCTTTCTTTTACATCAATATAAGGGCAGTACAATTATGAGTTAATCATAATATGTCTGCCCTATTTTTTCAATGATTAATAATATATTTCTTCATTGATATGTTCCTTGATCCATTCTTCTAATATAGAAAATGTTGTTATATAATCATTGCCAATTTTCATTAATGGTAATTCTCCTGATTTTATTAGTTGTTTTATCTTAGTTTTTCCAAAAGGAAGAATGTCATATAAATCTTTTTGGCTTAAAACCTTATTTTCCATATTTATGCCTTTCCTGAACTACCAAAGCCACCATTTCCTCTAACTGTATCACTGAGATTTTCTTTCACCTTAAATCCAAACTGTTCTACTGGCTGAATAATAATCTGTGCAATTCTATCACCTTCAGATACCGTTCTTACTTCATTACTCTGATTATATAGTGCAACCATAATATTACCTCGATAGTCTGAATCAATCACTCCGACCTTATTGGCAGGAGCTAAACCCTGTTTACAAGCTAATCCGCTTCTGGCATAAATAAGACCGACATATCCTTCTGGAATTTCCATAGCAATCCCAGTATCAACAAAAGCTGTTTCGCCAGGAAGAATCTCTACATTATTTTCTTCATTATGTATTACCGCATATAAATCTGCGCCTGCTGCAAATTCACTACCATATGTAGGGATTTTTGCATTCTCATCTGTTTTCTTAATATTAATTATTTTCATACGCTTTTAAAATTCCTTTCTTTATAAGTTTTATAATCTCTGTGTTAATATTCTCTGTTATTATCCTATTCACTTTACTATTTGTTTCATTATAGTATGGATAATATGTAGAGCCTTCTGATTGAATATCATAAGTAAAAATATTTTCTTCCATATTTATATAAAAATACGCATATATGGTTGTTTTATCGTTCCATTTATATACAGGAACATATAATCTATAATCACCATTTTCCTTATATCTAAATCCGTAATCAAGCAACTTATTTTTGGTTACAGATTTATTCACTTTAATTCTTCTTACTTCACCCATCATTACATCTCCTTAATTTCATTTTCAAGATATTTGAGATATTCGTCCCATTTGCCAATCATGTAGATATATTCCTTACCCTTGACACATTTAAGTCTCATATCTGATTTAATATTCTCCCAAGTGTTCTTCTTTGTAATCAAAGTTTGTAAATAAGAATGTGTTATTCTACTTAGGGTTAAAAGCTTCTCAGGAGGAATTTTAGACACGATTTCTTTGTACTGTGTCAATTTATCATCTGGGATTTTAAAATTAGATTTTGGGAGATTTTTGGATGAAAAAGGACTTATTTGAGAGCCTGATGTTCTTGGTTTTAGTAAAGGAATAACCTTGTCTGAATTGACATATTTGAACTTAAATAGAATTTCAGAATCCGTTTCTTCAATGTCAAATATAAGAGACGGATCAGATTGCTGAATTATTTTAATAATATTATGTCCTCTTATTAAAGAAGGAATATATGTTTGTAAAGTATTATGTCCATAATAGAATACCTTGTTGCCATATTGACAAGATATATAACAATCAATATCTTCTAATGTGCCATTGAGCTTACGATTAAAATCGTTTGTATCTTTATTTACAGGACACAAGATTCTATATTTTCCTTTAAACCTATCATATAAATATCCTATAGTTGTTCACCTCTCTTATTAATACTCTTCATATTCTTGTTCATCACTTATTTTAGGTGCATTTTTCTCAGCTTCTAAGACAGTATCTAAGCACTCTTGTCTCGTCTTAAATATTGTCTTATCCAATTTGTTATAGGAAAAGAGATAAGCATGTTTATCACGCTTATCTGTCCCAACGAAGTAGTCATCTCTAACTGTTCTCACATATAAGTCACATACTTCATATATTCCTACTGGCTTAAGAATTCTCGCATAATAAACCATTTTACCTTTTTGAATATCTGTTTTGTTCATTATTCTTCCTTACCACCATTTTTTACAAATTCTAAGGCGTTATAAATACCTACTACGTATCCTTTAATACGGTCAAACTGCAAAGGATTTTCTTTAACGGCTCTTTTCTCTACATCTTCGGCAAGCTTTAACTCTTTTTTCAATCTTTTAATAACCCTTTTATGGTTTTCAAGTGACTGTATTGCTGATTCAATAGCTTCAATATGTTCACCTGTAGTTCCTTGTATATAACATAAATCGCAGTTGTCACATTTCTTATTATTACAATCTTCATGAATACCCTTAACTTGTCTTTTCTGGCATTTAAGATATGCTTTTAATTTTTCTAATGCTTCTTTATCATTCATAATTATTCCTTAATTACTCGCAATACAAAACCATTTTGTTCTGAGCAAGAGATTGTTTTACATCAATAACTCTTTGGTTTTTCGAACCCCTCCACCTTAATGTAAGGTCTTTTTGCTCATCTATATATTCTCCGTCAACCACGATATTACATAACTTAATGATTTCTCTGCGTTTAAAATTATTTAATCCTTCTTGAGATAAACATAACGATTGTCCTCGAAAGATTTCTGAATAAGAATACCCTGTATACAACCAGATAGTTTTGTCAGGAAATGAAATACGGATTTCTTGGACTAATTTGAGGACTTCATCAAGGTTCTGTTCTGCTAAACACTCACCACCAAGAAATGATATTCGTTTAATATATGGTCTATCAATTAATTTCATAAATCTATCTTTTATTTCTTCTGTCCATTCTTTACCACCATTAAAATCCCATGTATCAGAATTAAAACAGTTTTTACAGTGAAATGGACAACCTTGGACGAAGAGGGAGACTCCTACTCCAAGACCATTGCTAATGTCTAAATTACGAATTTGACTGTATCTCATCGACATACCTCCATATATATCCTCCTGCGGTTTTTCTTTTTCTTTGGCAACATGCAATTATATTCTTTACATGTGTGATTTCCTTTGCTACTGTTATAGAAGGATATTCATTTATCAAAATATTGTCTGTAGTGTATTGATATACAGGTTTACAAATTTTGTTGTTTCCTACTCTGCTTGCTGCACTTCTTTCACTTCTAGTACCATATATATTATTTTCTAATTTTGTTACCCACTCTAAATTTGTATAATGATTATTATTTTTATTTTCATCTCTATGATTTACATCTGGTTTATTTAACGGGTTTGGTACAAAATTTTCAGCAACTAATCTATGCAATCTAAAATTACGTCTACCATCAGAGTTGTAAAGGGTTACAAAATTGTAACCCTTTGAACCGATCCAAGGTTCTAAATTTCTTTTATTACTGATGTTCCAAATAAAGCCATCATCGTAAAGAATATAATTAGGATAGTCCTTTAATATCACATATCGCATTAAATATTCTCCTCAATGTCGTCAAGATGTGGTACTCTATCATGAATATCACCAAGTCTACCCTGATTCCATCCATTACGTGCCGTACCTTTGTATCCACAAGTTCTACGAGTAATATCCATAGTTCTTACATCTCTATTACCACAATTAGGACACTCCCAAATCAACTTACCACCTTCATCAATAAGCTTGATTTCTTTGCTCCATCCACATTTCTGACAATAATCACTCTTAGTATTTAATTCAGCATACATATTATTGTTATAAATGAATTTCATTACTTCAAGTATAGCAGGAATATTATTCTCCATATTGGGACACTCGATATATGAAATACTTCCACCTGGACTTAATCTTTGAAATTTAGCTTCAATACGAAGCTTCCCAAAGGCATCAATATGTATAAATACTGGGATATGATAAGAATTTGTGATGTATGTACGATCTGTAACTCCTTCAATAATGCCAAATCTCTCTTTAAGCTTTTTTGCAAACTTTTCCGTAGTCGCCTCCAATGGAGTTCCGTATAAGCTGTAATCAATATTTTCATCTATTTTCCATTGAGAGCATTTATCATTTAATGCTTGCATTACTTCAAGACCGAATTTTTCTCCAATACCCTCATCACAATGATAATGTCCAGTCATATACTTAACACATTCAGCAAGTCCTGCATAACCAAGGGATAAAGTTGAATAGCCACCAAAAAGTAGTTTGTCAATAGGTTCACCCTTTTTAAGTCTTGCAAATGCTCCGTGTTGCCAAAGAATAGGAGCAACATCTGACTTTGTTCCACGTAATCTCTGATGTCTAATCTTTAATGCTTTATGACATAACTCTGTACGTTCATCAAATATACGCCAAAATTCATTGAAATCTCCACCTGATGATAATGCAATATCTGGTAATGATACAGTTACAACACCAGAATTGAAACGTCCATAAAATTTTGGTTTACCATTTTCATCATGCCATACTGTTAAAGCACTTCTACATCCCATTACAGGATAACAGTTACCATCTTTCATCTCTTTCATAATTTTTTCTGAGATATAATCAGGAGTTAATCTTTTCATAGAACATTTAGCTGCCATCTCAGTAAGATACCAATACTTATCTTCTTCATGAATATTGTCCTCCTGAAGAACATAAATAACTTTTGGAAATGCAGGTGTAATATAAACACCTTCTTCATTCTTTACACCAAGATAACTTTGGCGAAGTTCCTCTTCAATTAACATAGCTAAATCATCTTTTTCTCTCTGATTATGTGCCTCGTTGAGATACATGAATAATGTAATAAATGGAGCTTGCCCGTTAGTTGTCATGAGCGTTGTGATTTGATACTGAATTGTCTGAATACCTTTTTCAATCTCTTTTTTCAAGCGTTCTTCCGCAATTTTATTGATTACGTTCTCTAATTCTTTTCCTTCTAAAAAAGTATTAGCAATGTCACATAACTCATGTTCTACTTCTTTTTTAATTTTTTGTCTTGAAATATCTACGAATGGTGCAAGATGTGCTAAAGATATACTCTGTCCACCATACTGACTTGAAGCGACTTGTGCAATAATTTGTGTTGCAACTGTACATGCTGTAGAAAAACTATGTGGTTTTTCAATCAGTGTTTCGCTAATTACTGTACCGTTTTGTAACATATCCTCAAGATTAATAAGACAGCAGTTGTTCATATACTGAATAAGATAATCAAGATCGTGTACATGAATCAATCCATCATCATGAGCTTGTACTATCTCAGGTGGTAGAATATACCTTCTTGATGCATCCTTACTTACAATTCCTGCTAAATAATCTCTCTGCGTTGTATTAAGTCTTGGGTTTTTATTAGAGTTTTCGTTATTCCAATAGTCACTTTCTCCACTCAACAATTCTGTGATTTCTGTATCAATTGTATTCTCGTTTTCTCTCTGAAACTCACGAATACTTCTATATCCCTCATATGCTTTTGCAGTAAGTCTCTGCTTCTTAGTAATCAATTTATCATAAACCATTGATTCAATATCAGAGATACTTACTTCGTCTTTTTCCTTACACTCTTCTTCAATCTCATTTGCAATGTCTTCTGCAATCTTTGGTTTCACAATACCTGAACCATTCTTCATAGCTTTAAGAATTGCCGTTGAGATTTTTGATTTGTCAAAATTAACTTCTGAACAATCTCTTTTAATTACCTTCAATATTTATTCCTCCTCAAATCCAATAACATTACCATCATTAATAACGACTCTTGTATTCTTACATTCAAACAATTCAATGCAATCACCAGTAGTAATATTATCCATGTTAATTTCTGTAGTCTCTCTTAACATAATTAATCCTCCAATTCTGCTTTATATATCTGATGAATCATATTCCAATCCCAACAATGCTTGCCATTCCATTCTTTATTCCAAGAATAAATTTCACCAAAGCAAATCTTTGTTTCTGCGTTAGAAGTCTCAAGATTATGTGCAGAATCATCAATAAATAAGCCACCATTCATATCTATATGAGATTTATCTTTATATTCTTTAAGATTAACTCCTATAAACTGACAAAACGGAAGATGTTCTTTACACCACTTTTCCTTCGCCCTGAGATTGGGATTATAACCAGAAGAGACAATGATAACTTCACCTTTTAAAGCAAATTTTCTTAGTGTTTCATAAGCTAATGGCATAAATTTTAACCTATCAAAGAATCGCTGTTGATTGAAATATGTATTTATATATTCTCTACTCGCACAATTAAGTTCTTCAAAATCCCAAGTCTTAATCTGTTCTGGAAGGATATATTTGTAATCGCTATAATACCTAAAATCTTCATTATATAAATCACATATTGCAGCAATTGTATCTACAATAACTCCGTCAAAATCACAATAAAGTTTTATATGTTGTCACCCCAATCTAATAATATATTTGGACATTTATTATTCTTGTCCATTTTATAATTCTCTCTTAAAATTAATACATTATATGGAATATTCTTATAATACCTTACACATTCCATATAAGGACAAGTCCTATTACTGCAATAGATCTTGTCCTTCTGATTTTTCTCTGTTATTCTTTTCTTTGATTTCATCCAGCTCCTTACATATTAAGGCTGTCTCAAAAGCTGTTCTATTTTCGTTATGTACAATATAATCAACTTTCTTAGATATATGTCTAAAATCCTTTTTGTCAGCCTTATACCTTCTTTTAGATTCAGTTTTATCAACATCTCTATTCAGCATTCTTCGTTTAATTTCTCTATTGGACACTTTAATATAAATAATCGTTACATTCTCATTAATTTTACTCATTACCTTATCTAAAGCATCAGGTGTAAGAATAATAACAGAGTGTGGCTTACTATAATCTTCAAGTAAAGAACCATAATACCAAGCTCCTGAGACAGTTTCATATATTCTGTATTCCGCAAAACTGCCACAGTTAATCTTGGTTAAGAAATTCATCTTATTTAAAAAATGATATTCTCTTCCATCAATCTCTCCTGGTCTTGGTGGTCGTGTAGTACAGGTTATAATTTTGTTGTAACCCATCTTCGCTAATTCCTTAACCACCGTATCTTTTCCAGAACAACTCTTTCCAACAAGTATTATCATATTTTTTCAAATCCTTTCATTTCGTCAACGAATCTTTTTATCACCAATGAATCATCACAATAAAGACATACATTAATTGGTTCAAGTAGATTTAGTGAGAATATTGCCATTATTGACTTAGCATTGACTTCATATCGGTGTGACTTAATTGTTATTTCTTCATCATATTTCGTAACTATTTCAACAAAATTCTTAACTCGTTGAATAGTGTCTAAAGTAATAACCGCTGTTGTCTCTAACATAGTTACTCCCTTTCATCTTTCATAAATTCTTATATAAGCTATTTCACCTTCAAATCCATCTATCTTAGATACATCTCCTGTATTACCCCAACGATTTGAGATATTGGGAATGAGTGTGTTTGTATGTACTATAAACTCAACAATTGAACCATTTGCAACTGTATACTGGTTAAGAGAATCTGTATGTTCATCATCTTTAACATCAGCTAAGACACATGGAATAACTTCTCCGCTCTCTAAGACAATATCAAACTCAGTTCCTATATCAGTTGAGTAGAATGAACCTAAAGCACAAGCATATCTATTACCAATCATATATATTCCCGTGTTATAATCAAGAAGAAATGTTGATTTCATAGCATATTGCTTTGAGCTTTTATCCCTAATAGTATCTGCGTCCATATAGGATTTAAAAGGCTTATTTTCTGGAACAGGATAATCTGTATACTTTTCCAAATATTCTTCAATTTCGCTCTCTAAACTCTCATATTCCCTAGCGATAATTTGTTCCATAGCTTCTTTTTCTTCTAACTCTTTTCGAGTCTTTTCTTTTTCAAGATTCTTCTTTAGGTCAGTAAATACTCTTGAATATATGTACTGACCTTCCTGTGCTGCTTCAGCAGTTTGTATATTATTTTGTCCCCATAAGGGGACTATACAAGTTAAAGCTGAAGCAGTTAATAACGAACCCGCTATTAATCTTCTCACCTTACTTATCTTTATCACCTGCTTTCTTTTAGTATGAAATTGATTAATCTCAATAGAATATTCTCTGATTACTGAATCATTTTTAAAAAATCTTCTTCTGAAATAATTGGGATATTAAGCGATTTTGCTTTCTGATTTTTAGACGATGTGGAATTTAGATCATTGTTAATAAGATAAGATGTTTTAGAACTTACAGAACCTACGACTGTACCACCATGAACAACAATATCGGATTTTAACTCATCACGATTTTTATAATGATTGACAGAACCTGTTACAACAAATGTTTTACCTTGTAATGTTTTTGGAGTTTCATCTAAGACTATATTAGGCTTATCAAATATAAACTCGTTTGCTAATTGGATTATTTCTGAGTAGTGTTCTTTCCAATAAGTATTAAGTGAATTTATTAATGTATCTCCAATACCTGGTAAATATCTAAAATATTCTGCACCTTTGATTGTCATTTCATCAATAAATGTATCGAAATCACAATCAACTGCTTCTGCAATCATTTTACTTGCTGACTTGCCCAGTAATGGAATTGATAAAGCATAAAGAAAACGCTCAAGATTTGTATTACGGGATTTTTCAATAGAACCAAGAAGCTTTTCGATAGACTTTTCACCAAAACCATCAAGTACAATCATATGTTTTTTATAGTCTGATAAATGATAAATATCTTTAATAGAAGTTACCCAACCAAACTTAATTAATCTATCGAGAGTAGATTCTGATAAACCTGAAATATTAAGAGCCGACTTGGATACGGCATGTGTAAGTTTACCAAGTAATCGTCCCTTACAATCCTCATTAGTACAATAAAGAACTTCTGAATCGTTATCCTTGATAATTCTTGTAGAAGCTCCGCATATTGGACAAACAGATGGTATATCAAGAAATTGTTTATTAGAACTATTCTGATTATCATAATCTAATTGTTCTGCCCATCTTACTGCTGGTATAATTAAATTTGCTTTATAAATACCAATTTTTTGCCCAATCCAAGGATTATCCATAATTTCTTCCATTATACTAATATTATGTAATGATGCACGACTTACTTCACTACCATCAATGTCTACCGTATTGAAAATTGCTACAGGTGTTAAAATTCCAGTCTTACCACAACTCCATTCAATATCTTTTAATATTGTTTCTACTGAATCATTAAACACTTTATAGGCAATACCATTTCTAAAATGATGACTTGTATTTCCAAGAGACTTTCCATATTCAACATCATCAAACTTAAATACCACACCATCTTGAGGAAGATTATATTCTTTTGCTTTATCAAAACAATACTCAATAACTTCTTCTATATCCATTTCTGAATATCCTAGATTAACATTAGGAACAACATCTAATCCCAATTCTTCTGCTTCTATAAGTGAAAATGTAAATGACTTGCTTTCTTTAGCACCTTCTACGACTTCCCAAGCATACCAAGATAATTTTCTATCTTTTACAACTGATGTATCAAGACTTGATAATGTACCTGCTGCTAAATTACGGCTATTCTTATATTCTCCGTTTTTGTTAATCTCTGCAAAATCATCTAATTTAATTAATGCTTCACCATCAATTATATAAGTTCCTTCCTTATTAATATGTAATGGAACATTAGTAAACTGTTTAACGTGTTCTGTCACATCAGATCCAACTACACCATTTCCTCTTGATTCTGCTAAAACTAAATTACCATTTTTATAAGTAAGACGTACAGTTAAACCATCGAGCTTTACAGAAGCTACAAGATTATGATTATTTGCAAATTTAATAATCTCTTCTGTGCTGTGACACTTTTCAAGTGAAAGCATTGGTGTTTTATGAGTAACTTCTTTTATATTATCTAATACTGTTGCACCAACGTTATGAGTAGGACTATTAGATAATACGATACCCATTTCTTCTTCCCATTGTCTGAGTTCTTCTAACTTTTGATCAAACTCATAATCACTCATAATCTGTTGTCCAGTATTGTAGTAAGCCTCTGATGCTCTGTTGAGTTCTCTAACTCTGGCTGCAATATCGAATTTATTCATTCATATCCTCCTATTTTTTCTTATACCACCTCTTATATAACCTCTGTCCACACCTATCACAATAATTTTGTCGAGGTACGCAATTATCAATCACATAATTACACATAGGACAATAACATTTATCATATCCAAGCAGTTTTCTCATTGGTTTATTTTTCTTTTTTAATTCCTTATATTCCTTATATTCTTTTTCCGAAATAATATAAAAAGATGCCATAGTAATCACATCTCCCTCTCTGGTTTTCTACCACATGATTTAGCTTCGGTACAATATCCAACCTCATCACATTTTGCATGAAAAAGATTATCTACAATCCACTTCCATTCATCTGAATATCCTCTCAAAGCATTACAAATATCTCTAAAAAGCTCTCTGTATTCCCAATATGCTCTACTGCACATACGTTGCCTACTCATATCAACAAGATTTCTAAGATTACGCTTGTCTACCATTTTTGATGAGTATGCTAATGGTAACGCCATAGTTGCATCTTCTACTGGTACTCCATTGTCAATCATTGTTTTTATAGTTCTGTTGATAGTATCCATTAATGCCTTCCATACAGGATAATATCCGTTTTTATCAATAGAACTTGGAGTAGTATATGTAAAACCATCACCTTTTGAATAATTAATATATCTTGTACTTGCCTGTAATCTTGTTGGTGCTCCACCAATATGTGTATAATATTCTCTTAAAACTTTAGCGGAATATCCATTAATAATCATTTCTACATTGACATATTCCATAACACGTCCATGCCCTGACTTAATACAGTCTAATCCACGCTTATAATTCTTTTCATTGTCAGAAACATTTGCTCCCCAACACACTCCTGCCCTTTGCCCCATTAATGTAATAGGATTCTTAGTTGTTTCTGGTAAAATTGTAATTGTTCCCATAATATTATTATTTCTCCTTAAATGACCAACAGTAATCAACGAATCTATCAAAATTCAACATTACCTGATCATGTATATCAATCTTAACTTCAGCTTCTTCTTTATTTCTACCAACCCAAGGTGATATAACTACTTCATACTCGCATTTCGACCAGAACCAATACATAAGTTCTTTTCTTAGCTTTTCCTTGAATTCCATCTTATCAATTTTACTATGAATTAATTTCTGAACCTCTTCATTAAACCTATAATGTCTAAATATGTTGTATGTAATAATTTCATTTCTGTTGAAGTCATGAAAATATACATTCCATTCCATATTTTCACCTACTTTCTTAATAACTTCTTAGTATTATCCACTTTAACCAATTGGGCATACTAGAATTCATTATTAAATTGAAAATCATTTTACTCATACATAAGCTGATAAATATGCCTAAAATAAGTAAGATGATAATAATTATCAGTAATAATTTCTTATTCATTTTTACACCTCTTCCACATAGATAACTATATGAGGAATAATTTCACCGCCAACTTTAGGGAATACGACACTAAAACTTTTTATGTAGTAATCTTCTCCATCTGTATCAACAATATCTTCCGTATTGATTGTTATTGGTATATTATTTTCTTTCATATAATTAAGTGTTTTTATTAATTCACTTATATTATCTATGTCAGCATATCCTTTAAGTTTATATCCTTCATAATTATCACTGAATGATATTATTCTTATCTGCAAGTAATATACCTCCTTATTATTTATTCTCTTTTTACTTGTGAAACAATGAGCGAATTGCTCTAAGAAATGCAACAAAAATTGTATAGAAATCGTAGCAATGAAATAATGGTTTCTTGTTATCTCTCATCAACCAATTCTTCTAACACACCACCAATTTCAGCAACAATAATTCCTACTGCTAATGGAATAATCGAACCATTCACTAATGTTACAATTCCACCAATTACTCTAATTGCTGATTTTCCTAAACTAATAAATAAATGTCCTTTACTGTTCATTTTTAATTTCCTCCATAATTTCTTCTACTATGTATTCACAATTTGAGTCTGTAGAAGCAATCTCTTCATATTTAATATTGTACTGATTTAACTTATCAATAATTTCTTTTCTCACTTCTTTTGCTTCGTCTTCATTCTGGAATCTTCCTTCGTTTTCATAAGAATGGTGTCTTGTGAGCAAATAATTTCTATTATTGTATGAATTAAACACATTCAGTACAGTCTTATTAAAGTCTTCTCCCAACACTTCGTCAGTGTTATATACGGCACATAAGATTAATGGTGAATCAACAACCATAACCTGCACTTTATTCTTAACTCTACCCATCTTGAATGATTGTTTGCCAAATAAATATTCCTGGTGTTTAAATACTTCACCATTATTTTCATATACCTTATCCTTGGCAAACTCTGAAACATATTCAGCATTGATACCGTGTCTTTTTAATTGTGCTGTAATATCCATTGCACAGGTACTCTTACCTGCTGATGGTTCTCCAAATAAATTTATAACAATTGTGTCCATTTTTTGTTCTCCTTTCTTGTTACTTCAATAACATGTAAATTGCCAACGGATAATAGATATAATCTAACACCATATTAAAAAGCAATTGGAATCTGTGGAACTTAAAATTTCATTTAAGGATTTTATATTAAATAAATCTTCTGCTTGCAATCTTTTTATATATGTTTTATATTTCACATAAGGGGGATATACATATGAATAAATTAAAAAATCATAAATTGGTAATCAAAAACATTTTCTTTACAGTTGTTCCAGCAACTATTTTTCCTTTAATTGACAATTTAGCAGTGTTTAATGAAACTTCTAAGATAGTTTTTATTATAATTGCCATTATTTTTATCATTTATCAAGTAGTTACTTTATCTTTAAAAGAAGAAAGAAATAATCAAAAGCTACATGAAGATTTAGACAATTATCAAAAATACCAAATGTCTCAAAAAATTCTTAATAGTACCATAGAGGTAGAAAAGATTAAAAGAAATTTATTAAAAGTAGACATCCTCCCTGATTATAAAAAGGACGTACTATTATATAACCCTCATGAATTTGTAGAACAAATTTGTTCAAACATTAAATTATTAATATCCAATATTACCGAAATTGCATTAAGCTCATTTTCTGTTTCATTTATATATCAATATCCAGAGAACAATTCAAACTGGCAATGGATAACAAGAAAAAATAGTACAATAAATAACGACTTAAATAATTTTATTATGGATGATAATTTCCACTCATATTTTAACTATATAATAACCAATAATCTTTCATCTCATTTTGAAAATAATAAAGAAAATCTCGTTAAAGAAGGACATTATTGGATAAGTGAAAATGATAAACGCTATTCAACACTTGGCTCTATTGCAAGTTATAAAATGACATTTATGAAAAACGAAACAATATTATGCGTTGGATATTTAGTTATCTCTACATACGGAACAACGTTTGTGGAAGATGATGATCCAGGAAAAATAGAATATTTTAAAAATCTACTAACTAACAATATAATTCCATCATATCGTCATTTAATTGAATCTGAACTCGGATTTATGTATGTAAGACACGATATCATGGAAAATTCAAAACCATAATAAAACAAATAGTCTATTATATTTCGTCTAAGAATGTTTACATCTTCTGGCATTCTTAGATGAAACTGTCGTTTAATTTGCTTTAATATCGTATTTCTTTAATAGTGTATTTTTCTTTTTCAAATCAGCTTTGCAAGACTTAATATTGCTTTGGTACATATCAATTCTATTTTCTAATGCATCAATTTCCTTTTTAAGACAGTCAATACAATATTGCTTTGCTTCCTCCCTTGTCTCAAATGAATGATATTTTGAACAAGCTATATCCATATCATCCATGTCCATTTTTGAAATTTTATATAAAGAATCAACCTGATACATTGTTTTCTTTACAAGACTATCCTTAAATTTCTGAAGCATTAAATCTGCTAACTTATATTCTTTTGTTGTATATCCATAAAAACCACTATTATGTTTTTCGACTGAATTTTCCACATCAAAATGTAAGACTTCTATTGATGGGTATGTTTCATTGATATAATCTGTAACCTTTTCTTCGTCATACCAAATATATACAAAGCGTGGCAATTCTTCCATTTGAGCCAATACCTTAATGTAGTTTCTTTTATCTAAATTAATAAAATCAACGTCAAGACCTTTTGCCATATCCATATTTTGCAATTTATGCCTTGTTGAAGATATAATTGCATTTGTATATTCTCTTGACCGATAAAACACAAGCATTTTCATTTACTTATTCTCTCCTTTCTTTTCAATGAATGACTAACAGGAAATCCGTCTTTCCTTGGCTTTTTGAGTCTCCAAAACGCCCTATCTATGGGCATTCTAAGATTTTAAGTTTTCCAATTTCACACTTAATCCTCTAAATATCTATTCTCCAAACGCTTTTTGACCTTATCAATGAATGCATACGCAAAGTCCTTCTCTAATTTTGGGATATTGATACCATTTTCATATTCATATCTCATTTGATTTGCAAAATCGTTAATCATCATTTTTCTACGATATATTTCACTGCTATCAATATCCTCTTCTTCTAAGAAAACTTCATTGTCGGCAGGTCTGTCGCCTTCTTCAATACATCTTTCAACATACTCTCTCCAATCTTTGTTGCTCTTGTCCATCATTTCTTGAGCCTCGTCTTTATCTTTTGTCCTATAAATCTCAATGCCCTGTGATAATAATACATATTCTGTCATTAATCATTACCTCCTACCATATTATTCTCTCTATCGAAGGTAATTCTTTAAGAAATATTCAAAATATTCACGAATAAATAAACCAGAATATTGGTTATTTGGCATAAACATAACTGGAATGTTATACTTGAACCAAAAACTATGAATAGATGCTATAAAAGATTTCCGATTATACTTTGTATCATAATTGCCTGTAGCAATGTCTTCATAAGAAGCATTTTCGATTAACAACACTTTAGTCTTTGGTGCAAGACATAATTCTTTCTCAAATCTGTCACGCTCTTTTGTCAAATTATTACTAATTTCTTCAAGACTTGCTTTCCGTTCAATTACGCAAGTGGTATTAAAATACAAATCACGAGGTATTGATAACTTCTCGTTAGCAGGAATCATGAAACTATAATCACCATAGTTAAGAGCTTTCTTCTTATAAGAAATTTCTTTTCTATCAAAATAATCTGTAATGTGAGAGTTTACTTTCTCACGAGTATCTATAAGGATTACGATGGAAGATATTAACTCTTCCATCTCCTTATCTGTGTATTTATACTTGCTAAATATCGTCTTCGTCCTCCTCAATATCATTCTTAATTGCAAATTTACTCAACCAAAACTCGAATTTATCAGGAACTTCCTTATAAATCTTCTTTCCTGTCTGTGGATTTATTTCACCTGTTGGCTCTTTTTTATTTTTCTTTTCAAGAGAAATTATATAAAGAACAGAGCCCAAATCGAAGGGGTTACGATTATACTGACTTGTCCACATTTTTACATCTCTTGCTTTCCCACTATAAATTTCAAACAAGTGAACATTTACTATGGATTTTTTAATATCCAATTCAGATACATAATACAAACGTTTGCTTACTTTTGAATCTGAATCACTTACAATTCCAAGAACTTCTCGTTGGTTGTCTAATCTTTCTTTTAATGTCAATTCTCTATATGGAATTTTTGAAATTAGTTCATTAATAATTTTGTCAGAATCAAGTTTATTAAACTGCTTTGCAGTCTCATTCCCATATTTTGCAAGAACATCAAATGGTAGATTATTCTTTTCAGCTTTACCTTTTGCAATTTGCTTTGCTCCATTGAGCAGATCATAATATCGTGTAATTTCAAGTAGAGTGTTTACATCTCCATATTTCTTAAAATAATTAATCCTAATAAGTTTATTAACAATGGTTTTATTAATTGAATTAGAAAACAATGCAGTCAAAACATCCGTAAAAGTTTCATATTCCTTTTGTCCTAATTCATATAAAGTATCAACTACACCTTCACCAAAACCTTTAACACTGGATAAATTAGGATATATTAGTTTATTCTCTTCATTGATTGTAACTTTTCGATTATCTGCACCAAATTCATAATCACCTAATTTATATCCCCAAAATTTAATAGCTTCTTTTACAAGAGCATCAATTTTATCCTTTTTATTTTTCTCTTGATAATGGTTAATAGCCACTTCATAAAATGTTTTTGTGTGATGTGCTTTGAACCAAGCTTGATAGGCAGAGTCCCCTCCCATCGAGTAGGCATGTGGAGAGTTAAAGGCGTATCTCGCAGAATCCTCAATTACATTCCATACATTCTTGAAATTATCTGTATTGCCAAATTCATCATTCCATGAGTGATTTAACTCAGAAAGCAAATGTTCTTTCTTCTCGCCCTTTAATTTCTTCTTGGAAATAGATTTAATGACACCATATGTTTCACCCATTTGTAATTGCAGGAATGAAAGAACTTTCATAATAGATTCCTGATAAATCATAAAGTGGGCAGTGTCGGATAAAAGGTCATCAATCTTCTTTTCACCTGTTGTATATGGTTCACGATTTAAGAATGTACTAAGTAATGAGGCAAAACCAGGTCTAATCGCTGCAATAAAACTACTTAATTCAGCCAAATTCTGTGGCTTATATTTTTTCACACGATTAGTTGTGGCTTCTTTTTCACATTGATTGACACAACAAGTTATACCATTCGCATAAATATCCCATGTCTTTTTATCATTGTCTATCATATGTCTTAGTTCATCAAAGGTAGGAACTTCCATACCGATACTATGAAAGAATTTATATGTGAGATAAACACTATCTACAATAAGAAAATCCTCTTTGACATATCCAAATTCATCAAGATAACCGCCCTCGATAGCTGCACATACTGTTCTTTTACCAGTTGATTCAGACACGGCACTTATCAGCCCTACTTCTCTTCGTATATCACCATCAAAAATAAAATGTCCACAAGCATGTACTTTTAAGTTAATAGTAATACCTTGATATTCATTACTTTGTTTGAATAAAGAGATATATTCTTCTGGTATGTAATCTTCAACATGAATATCCTCTTTTTCATCATCATCGGCATATTTCAAAGCTTTGTTATATTCATCAAGATATTTTGAAATCTGATTGGCATCTTCAGGTTTAACATCATTTGCACCTGCGTATAACTGCCATGCTGCTTTTTCTTTCAATTTTTCTATTGCCATCAAAGGATAACAACCATGTTCACCAAGCAATTTTCTTGCTGCTTTAACAAATGGTTCTTGTGTGGCAACATTCAAGTCTATATCTGGCATCTGACCTGCTAATACACGTTCTTTAGTTAAGAATCTTTCAGGATAAATTGGAATATCAGCATTGAATCTATCAACGGTTGTTAATCCTAAAAGTTTATTTGTAATGAATGAAGCTGCACTACCTCTTGATGTAGTTGTTAAAATACCACCTTCATTTTGAACTGCATCATCTACAATAGCCTTACTTGTCAAGAAATAATCAACAACCCCAGCTTCCATAACTTGTTTTGCTTCATATCTGATTCCATCTGCTTTTTCTTTAGACTTTTCCTTTTCTTTGATATATGCTTTATTCAAAGTATCTTTATAGATCTTACATTTTTCTTTATATGTTTTATCCTTATAAACACTAGGAATCTTAAATTTTCTATCAAGAACAATTTCTTCACACTCAGATACAAAAACATTCGTATTCATAATTGCCCTATATATTTCTTCTCTGTTTAAGACTCCTTGTTCTTCAAATCTTTTTATAACAGTCTTAGTATCTGGATAATCAAGATACCATCCTTCCTCGTCAGGATAATTAATGTTCTTATATTTAAGAATCTGATCACGCTTGATTGAATTCTCATCTTTCACATAGTGACTATCAAGACCACAAATAATTTGGATATTATGCTCTTTTGCAATTCTTAATATCTTTTTATTTAATTCCTTTTGTTTATCTGTATTATGATACTGTACTTCTAAAAAGAAATTGTCCCCAAAATATTTATGTACTTTTAACCATATATCCTCTGCATCCTCATAATTCCATCCAGCAACACAAGCAGATGTTACAATCACGTTATCTTTAGGGATATTAAATAGTAATTCCAAATCAATACGTGGCTTATAATAATATCCGTCTATATTAGCCATTGATAAAGCAAAATTAATATCTCCACGACCTTCAGCATTTTTTGCTGCAATAATCATATGGCAATTTGTTCTATCTTTTTCTTTTCTATCTTTTACCCAATAAACCTCAGAAGAATGAATATATTTCAGATGTTCACTCTCTGCAACCTTATATACTTGAAACTGATTACCTTGCGAACCATGTTCACCAGAATATAAACATTTTGCACCAAATTCATGAATTCTTTCTGCATAAGCATTAATAGATTCAGCACAATCTGATGTAGATGTATTACTAAAATCTTTATGACAATGATAGTTTTCAAGATATAGATTCTTTTCATATTCTTCTGGTGAATATGGGAACTTAAATGCAAGAGTAGGAATTATTTTTTTTATTAATTCAATGTCCGAAATATCAAGCCACCTCCTTAATCTCATCACACACTGCTTTTAAAACAAATTTTCTGCCTAGAAAGCCACTATCAAGAGTACATACAACCTCTAATTCATCGTTCATCATGCTATGATCTTCCATTTCATCAAATGAACCATCAAAATTCCACTTGATAATCTGTAAATAATCATTGGGTTTTACAACCAAATGTTTATAATCACTCATTTGTCCAATTTCGTATTCATTTATTCCATTGATAAACACCTTTACTGGTTTGAAATTTGTTCCAGATATTCTATCTATCTTCTTTATATTCTCTACTAACTTACGAGTAATATCAGAAACATCTAATCGAATATCAATATCCACTGAAACATCAGTATTTAATTCTGGAAGAGTTTCTTCTATATATAATGTAAATCTATCTATATTAGATTTTTCGATTGTGATTCCTGCCGCAAGTTCATGACCATCACATTTTGCTAAACCACTCTTATTACATATTTCTCTAAAGTCATCCACTCCTACAGCCCTCATAGAACCAGAATAATTTTCTCCTGTATCTTTTAATACAAGGATTGCCTTCTGATACTTTTCTAGTAATTTGTTACCCAACAAACCACTGATACCATATGGAGTATCTATATATGTAATAATCATTTTTTTATCTGACTGTGAGCTGCATTGTTCCAACACATTTGGCAATAATCTATCAACCTCAACATTCTGATCTTCTTTACATTTTTTTAACTCTTTTATATAAGCCAATACCTGCTTATTTTCATCTTCCAAAAAAGCTTTCATAGCCACATCATTCTTACCCATACGGTTGCTTGCATTTACAATAGGAGCGACACTAAAAGCAATAGCTGTACTGTTAAATTCAAATCCACCAACTATCTTCTTAACTGCTGGATTATATATTTTCTCCAATCCCTTAGAGACAATATATCTATTCTCCATAACAGTCATATCCATCATATCTCCAACGATTCCACAAGCTGCTAAATCAATAAGTTCGTCTGCATAATCTGTAATATATTGCTCATCAAGATATTTGCAAAACTTCCATACAACACCTGCTCCTGATAACTGTGGATTCTCATAATTTCTTTGTGAAGATACTAAAATTGAAACTTCATCATATGGTTCATTCTCTTTGATTGCATGATGATCAAGGATAATTATATCTACCCCTATCTCTTTTAGTTTTCTATACTGAGAGACATCTTTATCTAAGCTATCTACAATAATCAGCAAATCAATCCCATTGAACTGAGCTAAATCTTGTCCTATCAAACCATGCATCTTACCTTCATCTATATAGGTCTTAATGTTTATAGTAAAATGCCTTAGATATCTTGTCATTTCTGTTCCAGACGTAATACCATCTAAATCAGTATCAAACAAAATTCCTATACATTCATTGTTTGTAATTGCAGAGTCTACTCTTTGATATGCTTCATCTATACGAAATAATGAATCTAATGGTAATAAATCTTCTTCTGTTGGATTTAAGAAATGTTCAACATTTTCAACCCCTCTTTGATTAAGAATCGTATCAAATACTTCATCTTCATACATTCCACGACAATCGTTTAATATTTTATAATTCGTCTTCGTCATCCTCATCTCCAATCATTGTTATCTCATTTTGTAAAATATTTTCTAAACACTCTTTTCCTAAATCAGATGGCGAAACTTTATTTTTATATCCTCGACCAAAATAACTCCAATATCCAAGTTCAACTTCTGTGAACCTGGAATAATTTTTGACCATATCAATATTTCTCATAATATTTTCAAGTCCATATCCTACATCATGTAGGAAGATTATTCGTTTGGGATTTAATTCAAGAAGCATTTTGACTTGTTGAATAGAAATAGATCCGCTTCCAAGAGATATACAATTTCTTATTCCGTATGAATAGCACTGCATACAACTCTTCTCAGCTTCAAAGATATAGATAGTATTATCTACTAAAAATTCATAGTTCTGAGAATATCCAAATAATGTTTGGCTCATGCTGCAAGGAACAGCATAAAAATATTTCATTTCACCATCAGGAACATCATAATTGAATCGTTCCTTAACACCCATTAACTGTCCAAATTGATTTCTTATGGGAATAACAATTCCTTGTGATTCTACATCGTACTTTATGTTAAAAAATTTTTGTGAAAGAAGTGATATATTATCAGCAAGAAACCTTGTATTCCCACAATTAACATAGCAATCTAAGATGGAATCATCGTATATATTGACTTTATTAGTTCTTCGCTTTCTAATCTTTTCATAAAATCCTCCAAAAATTCCTTTACTATCAAAGAAATCATAATAATCTGTAATTCCTAATGCATGTCTTACTTCATTAAGGACATCTATAAATTCGACCTTTCTTTGCTCAATGATATATGAAAAAATATCTTTTCTTATATTTCTCGCATAATCAATGGTGTACAAATACTCGTTATTTTCAAGATTGATTACTATACTTTTCTTTGATGACTTTTCATCTCGTCCAAAAGATATATATTTAGGACGAATTACTATGTTACAATAGCCAAAATGTTCTAACACATCTTTAAGCTTATCTGGGTGATTTATCAATTCTTTCTTAATATCTGCTAACATATATCACTCCAAAAGTTATTATTTTATTTCTCCATGTCGAGGTCTACACTGACAAGTCTCTCTGAAAATGCAATGGTCGCCTGAAAACTTCAAAAGATAAGCAACACCTGTATCACTGGAATTGTTGCCATTTCTTGTTTTTTCAACAAAAACCATACGCCATACGGCATTAGGATCGGGTTTATACTCTTCTTCTATCCATTTATCATTGACCTTTTTCAATCGGAATGGACGACAATAAAACTTACTCTTTTCATCCAATTCCTCTGCGTATACAGTTCTCATTAGGAATAGATTTTCCAATATTTCCTTAATCTGTTTAGCATTACTCAAACAGCTTGCATCCAAGAATAACTTTCCTTTCATATACTCTGCTAACTGTACAGAAGCAAGCATAATCAAATTGTATTTCTTTGCTAATTTGTCTAATTCACGACTATCTCTTACGAGAGATAAGTCTTGTCTTGCAGATGAAAAATCTCCTTCTTGTATCTTAAATGTGTCATATAATACAGTGTCATACCCATATCTCAATACATTCTCACGAATTTTTTTCTTTACAACTCGCATGTCAGCATCGTTAATGGAAATAAATTTAACTCTGCCCTTATAATTCTCTCTCCAAAATTTCTGTACATCTGTTAACTGTTCTCTGCTTTCAGCATTAATATCGCCAGATGCCATTTTCTTTTTTGTGAGTTTAAAATATCTATTACGTTTTCCAAGCAACCAAACCATGAATTTAATCTTGAATTTTTTGATATTCTCCTCATTGGAGATAATAAGAATTTTTCGATCATAATGCAGAAGTGCCATAAGAATTGTAATCCACCAAGTAGATTTACCTGCACTTGAGAATCCACCCATCATTGTAAGTGTTCCTTCAAGCAATCCCATAATCTGTCGTGATAAAAACGGAAAACAGTTCATCTCTTCACCATTTTTATCATAGCCAGCAATATCAAATGGTACACCATTTTCTTCGCCATCTTTACAAGACTCTATGAATTCATCATCAAAATCAATTTCTTCCTCTTCAAGTATTTTACTGCTATAACCAGTTCCATAACTAGATATACGAGCTTCATACCAATCTGTTACTTCTTCGGCAGTCATCTTTCTGAACAATTTCAAAGGTATTACCTTTTTATCTCCTACAGTTATTTCCTGCAAAAGATTGAAACCATCCTTATACATGTTCAACATAATATTCTCTCTATAAAGAATATCTATATATGTATCAAAATTCTGAGTATTGATAATATCAATTTGGTGTTGAATTGTATCCCAACCACCCTTATCCTCAAATTTCTCAATAACTTCTTCGTTCATATTTGATAAGATAGTTATTTCATCTAAGGAATAAAAACCTTTCTTTCTCAGATTTTTCAACAATGAAAAATAAAAAAGACCATCTGCTGTAATAAAATCTTTTTGTTCAAATGTTGTATCATCAAGCAGAAGCATATCCTTGAAAAAACAACTGATAACATTACCTTCGTACTCAATTCTACCTTTTAACAATTGAGCAGGATATTTCTCTTTTACACCTGTAATAAATTCACTTATGTTAATCACCTACGCTTTCTTCAATTTCAGATAAACTTCTACGTTTATTTCTTCTCTTATAATTCATAATTGGCATATCAACTTCAACTTTTCTCGGTTTTTCAGGCTCTTTCATTCTAAAGTCAGCCAAATTATTTTTAAGTATCGCAGCGAAATACCGAATTTTTGCATATTCACTTACAAAATCCTTTTCAAGAATCTTTGTTATATATTCTTTATTCTCTGTTAGATATGCCAAAATATATTCATAAGAATACACATCCAATAAAAGATTTATCTCTTTGAACAAAGCAGAATTCAAAACTTTATATCCAAATATCTGATTAATACATTCGTATGTATTGTCTTTTATTTCCTTTTCGTGCAATACTTTCTGATATTCAGCTTCATTGCAATAGTAGGTGTTCTTACCACCTACTACTACTTTGAATGCTTCATTTCTATCTACTTTAGTACCACACAGTCTGCATTTAACCAGCATGTGTTACTCCTTTTAGTTCATCATGTCATAGATTCTCTTTAATCCGTCCTCATCGACATCATTAAGCTTACCATACTCAGCAATTACATTCTTAACAGAAGCCTTGAGTTCTGCATCTTTGCACTCCTTATACATCTTACGAATAACAGCATCTAAATCATCTGGATATGCAGAAGTTTCTGTTGTCTCTTCAATTGTATCCTCTACTGGTGTGTCGATATCATCAATATCGTCTTCCTCAATAGGATCAGGTTCAGTAACCTTTTCTTCCTTAACTGGCGTTGTCTTCTTAGGGGTAGACTTCTTACCGATAGTAGACTTTGACTTTTCCATACCTTCCTCGACTACTCTAATAAAATCAGCCGCCATATTAGGCTTATCAAATACCATATATTCTGGCACTGCACCATCTGCAAAACGTCCACCTGCATCAATAAGTGTTGTTCCTCTAAAATAAAGTTTACGAACTGTATCTGTTGCATACTTCTTTACTTTATCCCCAACCTTCTTTTCTTCAAGGTCACGATCAATAACACCTGTAAGAGTTACATCAAAAATGTCACCAAAAGCAGCTTCATAATCTGCTCCCATATTTGAAGATAACTGCATATATCCATCCTCTTCAAGACCACCCTTTTCCTTAATTGTCTTAAATTTAGTATGTGCAATTACCCATACACCAAAACCTGCATCTTCAAGCTTTGTCATATAAGGCTTAATAATATCATTTGCAGAATACTTCTCTCCTGCTGTATATCCACCAAATGCAGCCTTAATTGACTTACACTTCTTGTTAGGATTTTCAACATTGCTTTGACGAATAGTTTCTGTATCTGCAATAAGTGCAAGCTCATCACCAGTATCAAAAGCTACCATTTCAATATTGTGTTCCTTACCCTTCTCGTTAATTAACCAATCAGCTAATTCCTGTAAATCCTTATATGTCTTAACCTGAGTAGCATTCAGATTATCAAGCATCTTATAACCTTTCTCATTTCCACAACCTACAAGCAAACCTCTTGATGGATCTCCATACTTTTCAAGAATTACATCTCTAAATAATGTTGACTTGCCGAATTTCTTTGTACTCCTAAGATAGATTGATAAGTTCTTAATATCTGGTTTAATTACATTAATTGTTGGTTTCTGAAATGCCATATGTATATCTCCTTTTAAATAATCATATTTTTATTTGTTATTATCAAGAGAGGGGCATTTGCCCTCATCTCTTTTAAAGTTCATCATCGTCATCTTCAAAGAGGTCTTCTGTTCCTTCTGGAAGCTCCTCTTCAAGTGGCTTAATTACCATATCATCTTCTGTATATACCGTGTCCTGTCTGCCCTTAGTGAATCCCTTTGCTGGCTTTAAGAACTGATACTCTCTAATTCTTTCACCATATACACTTCCACCAAGTTCTGCACGAATATCATCCATAGTAATAAGACCACACTCTAAGTCATCCTTCTGTTCATCAGTAAGCATGTCCTCTGTAATCTCTGTCTTCTGAGCACCATTAAGCATATTAACGACCGCACCATATTCCTTGAACGTATCATCATCAACAATAAATTTATGCTTGATTGACTCTGCTCTCTTCTTAGCCTTTTCATCAGCATCGTCTGAAGGAACTGGAATTGTAATTGTAACTGGCACAGCAATATTACCCTTACGATTATTGTCATATTCCATCATGTATCCATTTACATAATACTTACCCTTCTCTTCTACACTCATATCATCTAAACTCTCTGAGTTAAATAAGACATTAATTGTAGCTGTTGAACTCTCTTCTGCATCGTCTGCTGCGAGATAAATACGATTAGGAACATATGATTCATAAACTCTCTGATTTTTGTCTGAATACCGATACTCGCCATTTCCACGAATGAAGAACTTCTCATCAGAATACTTTCCACTATCAATAACCTTCTTAATAAAGTCGATGAAATCCCATTCTGAAATAAATTCATGTCTTCTTTTGTTACTCTTTTCAAGCTCCGCATTTACATCTGCTTCATTCTCAATACCAATCTCTTTTAACTCTTCATCAGTAAGGTTTGTTCCTTCCTTAACCTTTTCCGCAGCCTTTTCAAGTTTATATCTACGACCTGGCTTTTCAAGATCAAAGATAAACTTCTTGAACTCTGCAACTTCTGCTAACTTTGATGATGTAAGTCTCTCCTTAAATGGAATCTTTAATAATTCACCCTTAACCTTATTACCATTTTCATCTACACCATTCTTAGAAAATGTGTACACATCACCATGACCATCCGCAAAAGCACCCGATGTAGCAGTCATCATGTGTCTGTTGTCTCCGCAAGTTACATTAAACATTAACTGTTTACGCACCCAACCAGACTCATAAGTTTTTTCGGTATCAGGATGAAACTTCTCTGTCTCCTTTGGAATACTTAACTTTCCTGTCATTTCAAAATTCATTAAATGAATCCTCCTTATAATATGTAATAAAATTTTTTGATAACTATATTTGAACAGTCTTACGACTGGAACACAGAAAATAAATTTATGTGAAAATCTATCTTCAACAGTGATTTTTGAGCGCAAAAGCCCAAGGGTATGCTGTTCTTCCACCCATTCATATATTCACTATTCAGTTATTTGTTTTGGAATTTTTTTTGACTTGATTAAGTCGGATCAACTATTCGATATGCTAATCTTTTATCTGTAAAGATTTCTTCTCCATTATCTTTTAATTTTGTGATATTACAAGACAAATGCATTTCATCATATTTCAGATTTGAAATTTTACAATTAGATTGGATGCTGTTACCTTTCATAACTTTTGATTTGAACAAAACTGCTTTACCATCATAATTCTTATGTGCTTTACAATATTCGTCCCAACTGTCTGCTTCGACTACTCTTGATTGATGATCTCGAATGAAATTATTTTCATCAATGATTAGATTTGTTTCAATTACTTCTATACATATCACCTCACTTGTATATTCTCTGTTACTATCGAAGAATGTGAATCATTCTTTCTCTTGTACCCATTAAAACAGGTTCTTCACCATTGGCTTTCATCTTCCAATAAGCACTTTTACTTTTCTCCATCTCTAATTGATGTTTCAATCTTTCAATTTCTTTCTCATAATAGTCATTATCGAACTTCTGAGTACCAATCTGTTTATAGTCTTTGGAAACGTATTTTACAGAATAATTTGATATGTAATCGCTTGTACCATCTGAATACTGAATTGTTGGTTCAAAGAACCCACGCTTTTTACATTCATCGCAATGACATATATCTGAAATGTAACCAATTCTTCCATCTCTATTTTCTATGAAATCTCCGATGTTAAATTTTATATCTGTTACATTATTCTCTTTTGGTTCAAAGAAAAGGTTTACATATTCAATATCTTGTCTTGATCCGATAAATCTGTATCCCAAGTTTTCATATTCTTTAATTGTATTATGTGCATCCGATAATCTAACTCTTACTTCCATATTCTCACCTCCTCAAAATTCCAAATGAAACAGTGATTTACAATCAACTTAATTCATCGTGTAATTTTCCACATTTCTTACATCTGAAAATATGTTTTACTGTACTATGTTCGTCTATAATTTCGTGAGCTATTTCAACATAATCATGTGACTCACATGGACAGATAAGATTCTCTAAATAAGATATTCTCTGTCTATATTTCAGTTTTTCTACTTCATATTTTGTTCTGTTAATCCACATAAGATTCTCCTATATGTTTATTCTCTATTCGATTTTCATTTTTATTGGGAATTGTGATTCGAATGAATCATAGATTATAAAACAATTCTATATGCAAGTTTCTTTGTAACAAAACCTGATGGATGCAAGACTATATAAGATAGATGAATGTCATCGCATATTAAATCTGTCATAGTGCAATTCGATAAGATACTGTTGCCAGGCATGGTCTTTGATTTGAAATGAACGGCTTTGCCATTATATTCTTCAAATGCTTTGCAATATGTATCCCAATCTTCAACTTCAACAATTCGTGACTGATGATCTCTTATGATATTATCATTATCAATACTCAAATTTGTCTCAATTACTTGAATCACATTCTTACCTCCCCCAACTATATATTCTCTTATTCCAATCCTACATTATCTGCAAATTCAACTGTACCTTTTGGAATAAACACTGTAATTTCGTCACCATAATATACATGTGGTTTAGCAGTTATTTCAATATAAGGTTTATCATTTGTCTGTTGAATATTTACTGTTCCTTGAAACATATGAATCTGATCATTATAACAAACAGTAATCACATCATAATTATGAGATGGCACATTAGACGATACTGAGTGATAAATTGCATAAGTATCATCTTTTATTTCTTGTAACTCATACGAATATTCTTCTGTGTATCCTACATAAGATGAAAATTTATGAACACCTAAAAATGCTATAATCGCTATTATAATTATCACTACAACAAATATCGTCCTTCTTATATAAGCTTTAATAATCTCACCTCCAACTATATATTCTCTATTACTTTCCATATAAAACATTAAAAGTTTCAATAATCTGTTCTCTAACTTCATCCATACTTTTTGCTTTAACTACAAGAACGATTGAATTATGATAAAAATCAGAAGCATTTACTTCATCATAAAAATTCTCAATCATTTCTTGAGTTGGCTTTGGTTCAAAAGCTAAAGACAAAACTCTTCCTATTCTTGTTGTTAATGGCTCATACTGTACCAAAAACATATTATCCATAACTATATATTCTCCAATCTACACCAAGAAATGTCAGTTTCATTCGGTCTTGATTTTCATACCATATATAGTGTTTGTTGTGCTTTACGCTCACTATATATGGTATGTTATTTACTCTTCACCAATAAATACCAATCTATCAATATATTCTCTACCTTCACCCTTGAAAATAGGAATATCTGTATCAATAATCCACTCATTTTCTGATTTAGAAAAATCTCTTAAATGTGCAGTTGCCATGACACCATCAGATTCAATAATAATCTTATTTCTTACACAGCAACTTCCACGCTTTTGATAAGTCGGCAAATCATTCCAGTTGATGCCTTTCTGAGTCATAAGCATATCCTGAATATCATTACATGACTTATTCTGTAATTCCTTGTGTGAGAAATTGGCTTGACCTACCATCTGAATTGAGTTACGAGAAGCGTCAAGTTGTCGCCAATATACGAGATTTGTTACTTCTTCTTTTGGAATATTGAAACAACGGGTATCGAACATTGCACCATTGTTAATAGCTTTTTTATAAATTTTCCATAACTTTCTATTTTCTTCAGTATCAATGCCATTATCGTTATATGCTAACTCTAAATCAAATTCCTTTACATATTTAGAAAAAATATTATTAAATGCCATAGTAGCCATACTTGCTGCAATACTACAAATCTTCTGAACTTCATAATCAAACCATGCTGAAGATGTAAGTTTCTTATAATCAACAAGAATAAGTGTAATCTCATCTGACTGCGTGTAACCAAGAACACAGCCCTGAATATTCTCGCATAAGTATCTCATTGTTTCCTGCATTGATTTAATCAAAACTTCATCAAAAGGCTTCTGAAATCCTCTTGTGAATGTGTGGAACGCTTTTCCATCAATTCTGATAGCAACTGGACACCTTCTCATCAGTTTTGTCTTTGGAATCTGCTCATAAAATGTCTTCATCCTAACGCCTAAATCATCATGTACTGGCATATATGTACCTCTCTTTCTTTACTTTTATATTCTCTCTTACTAATATAATTTCGTACTTAATTCAGAAACTTGTTTTTTAATTTCATCCACTTCTGTTAAACCATTTATATGTTCTAACTTGTGATTGATATCATTTATATCAGATTCAATTTCGTCAATTATTTGAATAACAACACTTTTGGGAATAAATTCTTCCCTATCATCAAATTCATAATCAGCTAAATCACCATACTGATATGCTTCTTTGTCTATTTGTTCTCTATAATTTGTATTTTTATATGCCATTATCTTTACCTCCTCATATAAAATCGAAATTTATTTCGTTTCTCTCCAACTGATACTGTAATACGATTCATTGTATTGATTCCCAGTTTCAACTTTATAACCAAATTCCTCTAATTTCTTTCGTGTTTCAGGTTTTAAACAACCATCTTCACTGATTGAAAATTTGCCATCTGCAATCGCATCTCTAATCAATTTTGATAACTCTGCTAATTGCTGTGTAGTGCAATTATCAATTGCATTATTTGTCATTTTATTTGCTTCTGATGCAGACGGAATAACATTCTTTGGTGACTGAAATTTTGGCATAGAAATGATTGGAGTAACTGCATCTTTACAACAATCTATATCGCTACAGCCTATACAAAATTTATAACTTCTGCTAGTTATTGGGTACTTACAAGTCATTTATTCATCCTCCTTTTAAACCTGTTTATATAACTGATTTTGGAGCTTTCCTAATACCTTATTAACAGCAACCTTGCCCATTTCTTTATTCCATATTTCACCTTGTCTAACCCTTGCAAAGAATAAAGCATATTCTGAAATATTATTTTCCACATCTTCGTAAAATTTTTCGTCCTCTTCACTATCATCAAATTCAGATTTACATGAACTAATAATCATCACAGCTAAAAAATCTTTTGCAACCTGTATTAATCCGTCTGATGTCTTGATTTGATCATTTAGAAAATCATTTGTTTCTATTGTTGATTTTTCTGGTACAGAAAAATAATATAACTGCTTAAAATCTTGCTCTTTTGTGTCTTCAATATGAATTCCCATATATTCTAATGTAAGTATAGTTTTAAGATTTTCTTCAATCTGTTTTGAATTATTCTCTAATTCTATTGGTATCACCTCCTACATTCCAACATATTCAGGAAATTTTTCATAGATTTTATTCCACTCTTCAATAATTCTTCTATTCATAATTTCCTGATCAATCAATTCTTCTACGATTTTTGCAGTAGCACACTGCGTCTGACTTCTAAGAATTTTACAAGCATTTTTCTTATACTCTTCTAAATCTTCTATAGAAACACTTGACAGCATTGTATTTTCATTTGTTAATCCTTGCATTACTGATGGTGTTATCATTCGTTTCACCTCCACACGAAACCGATATTACTTATTTTTTGATTCAAATTCTTCAAATGCTTTATAAAACTCACTGCCTTTTATCTCTTCAAAACCATTTTCATAAGGAGTTAATGAATTATAGCGATTAGTACTCATACGTAAGTATTGTTTTCCATTGTATTCAAAACTTGTTCTTGAATAGCCACCCATTTCCGTTTCTTCGAAGTAGTCTCCACACCTCAAAGGATAAGCATTAATAACTATCTCCTTTTTAATACATTCATCTTGAAATTGCTTTAATATTTTGCAACCTTTTTTAAACTTTCTCATACTTTGACCTTCAAACATTTTAGGTTTGTTTAATTGATTACCAAATTTTTCACTATTTTCCTGCACATCATCAATATACAATTCAATATTACTTTTTGTGTTTTCCTTAAACGCAACATTAACATTACCATCTCCACGCATATAATAATGATTTCCACTTATTCCTATGCGATTGAAAAAATCTTTGATAAATTCTCTTCTGTTTTTTTCTATTACTTCATCACGATGTAACCCTTTTAAAAAATCTTCATTTGTTACAATATAAAATTTCTCCATTTTTTACCTCCATATTTCCAAAAGAACGAATCTTTCTTGTTCTCAGTTCACATCATTATGTGTTTCACCATCTGAGTAATAAATATTCCAATCCTTGAATAACTCAATCAATTTATCATTATCCCAATCATATTCATTACAATGTGTAATGGTGATTGATTTTTTATCTCCAAAGTTTCCTATATCATTAGAGCATCTACTATATAATTCTCCTAAATCCAGTGTTCCATATCTCAATGTATCCTGGAATGGATTTGGCACATTTGTTTTATCAAACATATATTCGTTGATAAATCTCTTATTACATTCAGATGGGAATTTACCAGCACCATGTCTTGTTAAATAAGTACGAGATACATAACAAGTTTCAATATTTATCTCATCATTCCATTCAACATTTTCAATTATTCTCTTGGGATTTTTAATACCTGTATTAGACGGTGTTAGATGTGGAAAATATTCTGTGTTGTTCTGATCAAGCAATAAACCTTGTGCAGCTTCAAATACAATATTGTCAAATTGATTTAAGAAATAATTATCTGATATAGCCAATGAGTGATTATTCATAAAATCCCAATCATCTAAAAAGTGTTCAAATATACCATTATCAAGGAATATTTTTGACCATTCATCTGTTAATATAATATTCTCTCTTTCAAATTGTTCTAAGTAGTATTCCCTGATATGATTATCTACATCAGTTATGCCAGCTTTATATCTTTTGATAGTTTCAAAAATTCCCAAGCCACAACTACCATGTTTATTTTTTCCACGATTTTCTTCTATAATCTGATTTGCCATCATATCAAAAGGTGTAGTCAACATACAATTTTGATTGATATAAACATTCGTAATATATCCTAATTTCATCAATTCATCATATTCCTGCTTAAAGATAATTGGATTAACAATAAAATCCTCAGATAAATATGTACTTGCATGATTGAATGTTCCAGATCCAAAATGATGAAAGACATGTCTGATTCCATCAGGCGTTGTTACGGTATGTCCTCTCTGAGCACCACCATTTGAACAAACAACAATACTATTAGGTTTCTGTGAGAAATAATCTGTCATTAATCCCTTTCCACAATCTCCAAAGTTAGCACCTATTACAATCTTAATGTCTTTCATCTCTTAAATCTCCTATCCTACCAAGTAATTCCTTCTGAGTTAGAAGGTGTAGTAACTGTATCTGTAACATTATTCTCTGCTTCACTAACAATAATATCTACAATCTCATTTGTAATACTATCCATAGTTACTCTTCTAAAGTGTGTATCATCAAGATACTTCTTGTAGGACTTCTCAATTTCTTCTTCATCCCATCTGTGACCGTGATTTACATCTAAATGATAAATGTTAAACTTCTGAGAAGCCTCTTCGTATAAATCCTTAGTCTCTACATCAGACTGAAGGTTATCACCTGTCACCTCTGATAAGCCATGACCTCTACTCTTAAATGGAAGATATGGATTTAACTGCTCATCACCCATTGTAATAATAATTCCTTTTCTTCCACGGTTTAAGCAATCAAGCTTTGTGTGACGAGAACCGAAATACCATGCTGCTGTGTAGGATTCATAACTATTTCCACCACCGCCAAATTCAAAATAAATCTTGTCAAGCTGTTCAGCAATACGAATATCTGACTCAAACTGTGAAGCCTGAATTGGATAGCTATCACAAGCTAAATCACCAATACCCATGATAAGGAACTCAACATCTGTAACCTTTTCATATAACTTAGTCATAATTACATTTAACTTCTTTGCCACTTCAACGGCAGCCTGTCCCATAGAACCAGTTACATCAAGTGCAAGAATAACAGGAATTGTGTTTGGATGTTCCTCTGTATCGCAACACTCTCTAATAACATTCTTAGGATCAAGTGCAGAATCAATATTTCTTGCCTTAAACATGTCCTGATTAGAATAAGAACCTCTAATCATACCATCCGTTGAAACACTCATACCCTTTGTTGTTGAATAACTTACATAACTATCTCTTGTCCATGAACCGCATCCCATATTATGCCTCCTCCTCTTCATCTACTTCTGTATCATCGTCATCATTGCTACTCATATCAAAGTCGAACATTCCGTCAAACATATCACCCATATTTCCACCCATCATCATAAGTGGTAACATAGAACTCATTCCACCATTGCCATTCATCATGCCAGCAGAACCATTATCACTTTTCATCATCTGAGAAAGCATCATGTACTTAAAGATATTATTTGTACCTTTCTTACCTTTAATAACATCACTTCCAAACATCGAAACAATCTTTCCATAAAAATATGTATTGCCCATAAATACATGTCTTTCAGGAAGCACGGTTTCAATTGTTGAGTCCTCATAATTGATTACTGTAATCTTTGTCTTATCGGCTTCAATAACACATCTTGGCTTACCATTTACAAGAATGATGTCACCCTTCTCTACCTTATTAGTTGGAATAATAAAGAAGAATTCCTCTCCAATATCAAATACAAAGTTACTACAGTTTGTGAGCTTGCCAGTCTTGATGTTATATGTCTTATAACCACCATTTGTCTTAACTGCAATTCCACCATTCATAGAAAGTCTACACATTCCACTTCCTACCTTACCAAACATGCCATTTAAAAAATTGTTCATCATATTTATTTCCTCCTATGATATAAAATTATTGTTTACAATTACTTATTCTCTTAACTGCGACATTCTCATCAATTCTTCTTTGTCTGCTTCTGATAATGTCAATCCTGCTTTAATCCAAGCCTCTGTCTGTTCATCAATTTTCTTCTTATATCCACCTTGAATTATCCCATTTTCACTTAGCAACCTCTTACAATTCTCATACTGAATATCATTTGTCTCATGTGCATTTCTAAGATTACTTTCTAAGCAGCGAATAATATCAATCAGCTCATCTTTTGTCATAGACTTTAATGTACTATCTGAATATGTTCTTCTTCCATCACCTATCGCCATGTTCAACCTGCTTAAACAATCTAGCTGGAAATTCGTCTATATCGCCATCTTTATAAGCCTGTTCTTCACCAACCCAAACAATTTCAATTTTATTAGGATTAAAATTTGATCTACCAATAAAATAAGCCTTCTTACCTTTTTTATAAAATGTTGTATCCTCAATTAATTCAATAATATCTCCTCTTTTCATTCTTTTTCCTCCGATTTTTCATAATACTGTTTTATTAATTAGCTGTCCTATATAATTATTCTCCTATAACTATTTAAAACATCATTTATCTTATCAACTAATATTGTTGGATCACTTGACATACGACATACAAATTCATCATTACAATAAACTTCATATACATCATCATATTCTGGTCTTCCCCAACAATCACATCCATTTACAACTTCAGTTTTCTCTATACGAAATATATTAATCACCTCCCAAGAAAGAAAAATTTCTTTCTATGATTCAAACTGATAATCTTTGTTACTTACAAATTTGTTAATTTTTCCATCTTTGAAAAATACAAATTCTGCATAAAAATCATCTGTATTTTCTGACATTGCACACGAAACATATTCATCAGATTCCTCGTCATATTTTTCAAACCATCTCTCAACACCATCATCCACTGTTGTATTTTTAAATACAAAATATGGAAATTCATTTTCATCAATTGATAAAATATCATTTGCTATTTCTGTAAATCTCTCAATGATATGTTCTCTTTTTAAAACGGGAACATTATCTTCTTCTGATACATCATAAGTATCATTTTGTTTTAAGAATTGCATAATAGAATCTGAAATAATTTGTTTGTCAGATGTATGAAAAATCTGTTGATTCGACATCTCCCAACAAACCCTATCAGGTGTGTTATCGCACTCATTAATGGATTTGTTAGTTCTTGTCCATACATCGTTCCCATCCATTCCAATAATTCCCTTTTTAAAACCAAATGGTGTTTGAATGTAATCATGAATATATTTATCTGGTAAGACACTCCAAATTATAGGAGAAAACCACCATGAGTTTTTATATTCAAATATCTCTTCTCCTGTATAATCTTTTCTTATTCCATAAATGCCACTGCTACTCATTTGTTCTCCTTTCTTATCCTTAATCTAACCACCTATTATCCAAATAGTAGAACCCAAATACCATTCCACCGATTAAAATAACCCAAAAGAACCAGAAAATAATAATTGGAAAATCAGATTCTAATCTTTCTATCGTCTCGTCAATAGTCGAATTATTATAAAATGATGTGTTATCAGAAATGGTTTTATCTCTCAAATCTGTAAAAATTGTTCCTTTATATTCAGTACCAACACCATAATATTTATATCTTACATGACTCGACTCTTTAATTGTGTCAATATAATCAGTACCAGGTAAATTAATTTTATTACTTGTGAAATTTACTCCACAAAATGATACTTCTTTACACTTAATATTTTCACTTCCGACTCTATCCCAAGTCCAATATGTTTCTGTTGTATAATAAGTTTGTGATTTGCCATTAACAGTTCTTGTATGAGCTACTTGTCTTGTATGCATTGTGTATCGCTCTTTGACTTTTTCTACATACATATATTCTCCACTAATTTCAGGATATGTAACTGCATCTACTGCTTTCAAATCACCATATACAAATGCATTACCAACATTTGTATCCATTCCATATTGGAACATTTCTTGACTTTCTATCTTAACAGCTTTGTTATAAATTTCATTTTTATCCATTTGGTGTTCTGAAATCTTAGAAGAAATCAGAATACCAAACAGAATCATAACTGCAATGATAGAAATACTAGCCAAGATTTCACGTTTTGTTATTTCAAAATCGCCAAAATCAAAACCATATCTCATATACTAATCCTCTTTAAACAAATCCTGTGGAGCATCAACTGGCGCATTGTAATCCAGATACTCATATTCCTGCACTTCGTATCCAAGCAATCCAAGAAACTGTCTTGTAGGGAACTTTCTCACATATCGTTTGTATTCCTTAATCTGTTTATTGTAATTGCTGCGATACTCTGCAATCATATTCTCTGTCATAGATAATTCATTCATAAGAGTCTTATAATTCTCATTGGACTTCAGCTCAGGATATGCTTCTGCAACTGCCGTAATAGCTGTTGTTACATTCTCAATATCTCCTGTTGATCCACGACCATCCGCAACTGCTGTCAATGTATCAGCTTCATGTTTGTCATACTGTTTTACGCAATCAGCAAGGTTATACACAAGGTCAACTCTTCGCTTTTCCTGTACTTTAATATCTGATGATGCTGTATTTACCTGCTCCTCAAGTGCAATAGCTTTATTCTGCGAACTCTGTACACCAAATACAATCATCAAAATAACCGCTAATACTCCTACGCCAATAATTACTGGCACTTTCCAATTTGTGTTCTTCATTTAAAATCTCCTTTATATGTAATATTTTTATTAGTTACACTGTAATATTCTCTTATTTGTTGGGATTCCCATAGCCGAATGGCTTAGATACGATTAAAAATTTTCCAAAGAAAGATTGGTTTGCTTCGAAACCACTACTTGCTCTTCTTTACAGAAGTATTATTAACTGATTTCTGAATGTTCTTCATAAGCTGAATATTATCGTTAATCATAAGTGCTAACGCCTGATCCTCTGTAAAACCAACATTTACATATGCATCAAACATATTCTTCTTGGTTCTCGCCTGAATTGCAGGATATTCAGTATTCTCAGAATAATCCTTTGCAATAATCATGAGCTCCTTCAGGACATCATATACAGGCTCTTTATACTTTGTAATGTATGTCTTTACTACCTCTCCTAAACTTTCTGGGTTCTCTGCTAATAATCTTAAAATTGTTTCCATGTTTAATATTCTCCTTTATAATTTTTTGTTATTCTCCAAACTCACAAGTGTCACATGTTGAAAAATACTTATCGTGATCTATACAGCATTGTGGTCTGTTATCGTCTTCATCAGTTTCTTCATTAAATTTAATATAAAATGGAGTACAATCACAGACCAATATTGATGCGATTGACATTCCGTAAATAATGGCAGATTTACACTCTTGATTATCCTTGAATATTGAACAATTGACCATCTTGTTAAATTCTTCAGACCCAATGAAATTCAATACTGTTTTCTGTAATTCGGTTGAATCAATTAGCTTTTTATAATCATCCATTTGATACCTCTTTTCTATAATCCAATGATATGTTGCTTTCCTGTGAAGTTACTCAGATATGATTTTCTGGAACATATCATCTACTGAATCCAATACGTCATATCTCTTATCAAATGCTGCCGTTGAACTTCTTGCAAATTTACGCTCTACCATGTCTATAAAATAAGTGAAATTGCCATCATCGCCCATATAGAACTCATTCCATTCATCATCAGACATCAATCTTCTAACATTCAACTGGTCAATGGCAAGATTATCAAAGCTAACTACCTTAAATTTCTCAATAATATCTGCAAGATTTTCATATAGCCAATTCTGCTTTACAACAATGTTTTCATGATCTTCTGAATAAAAATCATCACCACGTCTTAAATGTTTATAACCAAGAATCAGCATCTTTAGATTATTATTCTCTAAAGCTTCCACATCCGATGGCTTTAATACCCCATTGATTACATGAATAACTGCATTTGGATATTGCTTAATGAGTTCAATAAAATTCTTTGTTGGATTTACAAGCGATACGCCAAGACCATAGATAAGTTTTTCATCAACAAGCTTTCTGATTAAATCCTGTTTCTTCTCAAAATGAATCTGATTTACAGTCATATTTGCAATGACTTTCTTCTCTTTGAGTTTTTCTAAGAATGGAATTAAATCAGGATGACTTGTAGCATCACCACCTCCAATGGCAACTTCTTGATAAGGATGTAAAGTATCAATGAATTTCTCATTCAGAATATCTCCAAACTTACCATTTGCTGTACTACCCTCATGACAAAATGGACATCCCATATCACAATAATTCGTTATTTTTATATCCATATTTTCTACATGATCTGGAATAAACTCATCATCTTCTGTTTCTCTGATCTTTGTTCCATCGCTCAAAATTGTGGTTCTAAAGTTTCCATTTATGTATCTTCCTAATAATTCCATTCTTAAAATCCTCCTAATTTTTATTTAATCATGACCGTAATATCCAAAAGCCACAACTCGTTCACCATTTGGTGTGGTTATTGTTTCTTCAAAAGTCTCATAATATTCGCAATATTCATTCCAGAAATATTCATAATCATAGAATTCGTTTTCATGAAGAATTTCATTTACTTCTTCTTCATTTGACCAATCAACATCTTCTCTAACATACTTATCAGTTTTCTCAAAGGCGATTGCTTCTTCTCTAGTATAGAAATGATTCTTTTCGGGTTTATTGTCATCTGGGTAACACCAACCTGAACCAGTAAAAAGATATAAATTATCTTTCTCCCATCTGTCATAATCTGATTCCATACACATTGTTAGGCTGTGTACAGAACTGCTATTGGATTCAAACACCCCTCGTCTAATTTGTCTCTTCATAAATTAATCCTCCGTTCCATATGCTCTTGGATACTCATGGTCAATAGCATCCATATTTACTAATCCTGCTTTCTTCATATCTGACCAATAACAATATTCGTCACCATCCTGAATAACAACATACTTCTTATTTATCAGATATTCTTCTAATGATATATTCTCTTTTTTGAGGAATCCACTAAGCATATCTTCATCAACATACCCTGTATACGGCTTATCAAAATGAAAATATCCATTATCGCCTTCCCAATATTCGATTGTATCAATTTTCCAATCTTTTTCTTTCTGTTCAAGCCACTCATTAAGCTCATCCTCTGTCTTACCATACTTTTTCGCATATTCACTATCTTTATTCTTTGGATGATTTTTATCAGCGATTGAATCTGAAATCATAGGGATGACAATCTTTTTAAGACCAGGAACATATTTTAATGCAAGTGTTTCAAGCTTCTTATAATTCTCATCATTATACTCATGTACTAATGAAGCACAAGCATATAACCACTTGTCATGAAAATTACCTAATGCTCTAAATGGACTTCTGCCAAACTCCATATCATGATCCCAAATATGCCATTCACAATCTTTTTCACCAGTTTTTTTGTCATCCCACAAATAAAAATCCTTAGCAATCTCGTCTGGCGTATAATGTTCATCGTTTTTCATGATACAAAGTGAATGCTGACTTGATGAATTTGTCTCGAAAACACCTCTACGAATCTGTCTTTTCAATTTTGTTTACCTCCTTGTTTTTATATTCTCTCTTTGTAACCAAATGAAACCTGAATTTACTTACCAATAATTACTAAAATCATTGTCATTATGTTTAAAATCATCTGCTGTTTCTGAACACTTTCTTGACAATTTCATCGTATCTTCGTCATTCCAACCATATTCTGAATCAAGTTTATTAAGTCCCAAGTGTTTCTTAATATCATCCTGATTGGCTAAAATCTGACTCAATGCCTGAAATAACAATCTTGTTTCTTCATCTCTCATATATCAAACCTACTTTCTATTTACCCATTCCTTGAACTCTTTAAAGTCATCCTTTGTCATCACAACATCAGAATAATAAAAATCCTTATTCCAAATAATCGCCCAAATTTTCTTCAACTTTTTCAAAGAACGTCTTTGCTGAGTGTAAAAGTTACCGTTTGTATATGTTAAGAAGGCATAATCTCCATCTTTATAATCATAAATCTTAAAGTGGATACCTTCATCACATCCACATTCACAGCTTACGATTAACTCATCATCTTTGAAATTCTTAAATACTGCCATAATAATCTCCTTTACTTACCATTGCAAAGTCCAACCTTGTAGTCATCCTTAACATCAATAGTGACTTCTCTCTGGAATTTTCCTTCCTTATCATAGAGAGATAAATAATATCTGTTTCCACGCTGTTCTAAGACGACATCCTCATTCTCAAATAACTCAATTCGTTTCTGTTTCTGCACTGATTTAGTTTCTACTTTTAAGCTGTTTATTGCTTCTTTTGAACCAACCAATACAACAGGATTTACTTCTTCAAGAATGCAGCTAATGTCGTTATCTAACTGATTCTCATCATTTGTATGTTTATCTACTGTTTTAATCACTTCACTCTCGAATAATAATCTATTTGCCATTTTAATATTCTCCTTTCCACTCACCTAATTCATAGAAATCGTTAATCTGTTCATCCAACTTTCTAACCTGTTTTCTCAACTTACTCTCTTCTTTCTTACTGTCTGTTCTCTGACACCTCTTCCATAATTCATCACGCTGCTTAGTTAATTCTTCATATTTATCCGACATATCAATCTCATTTACAACAGAAATTTCAATCTTTTCGCCGCAATGAGGACAAAACTTAATTGGATAATTGTCTGTCTGTTCGTACTCATCTCCCCAAGAGTCAAATGTTTCAGTATATGAAGTACAAAATTGAGGAATTATATTGTCATCTGAATCTCTTACTACTAATCCAAAAGTATCATTACATACCAAATCTTCACCTGTAAATACAATAGCTTTATCATTCTGAATCTCATCACAGCAATACTGAAATGGTTTATACTTGTACGAATAAGTGTCATTAAATTTTAATTTGATTAAATCTATCTTCATATTTTTATTCTCCTAATTTTCTTCCACACCAAGGACAATATGAAATATATTCTCTCTGATGAACAAATCCATCATCGTATTCATCCCATTCAGATGTTTCTATGTCTAAATAATATTCATTCGTCAGTGGATCAATATATATCTGATTGTCAGGTGAGTCATAATTACAACGATTACACATATTTATTCTCCTAATTCATCAATCTTACTTCTCGAAAATCATTGTCCATTTTTACTCCATTGATATAAGCATCCCAACCTTTAATGCCTTCTTCCTTAGATATTGGATATTTGTGCTTAATATTCATAACAACTTCGTAATCGTCTGGATAATTTTCGAGAATAGATTTCAATTCACCAACTGAAATACTGCTCATATAACTACCTCGCTTTATCACATTCATTGAAATCTAAAAGCATCTTATATTTATATTCTCCAAATCTTTCTTTCCAACGCTGCTTTGCTTTATTGGTATCCCAATTAAAGGGCATCATATGGTAATTGATAAGGAAACATATATCTAAGACAGCCTTATTAAACCCTTCCATTAAATTCTCTAAAACCAAATAACAACCGACAGATGGGTGATCATAGTAATGAGCAATATCATTTCCATCAATGGTCTGGCAATACAATTTGCCATAATCATGAAGAACTGCTCCCATATTGTATTCAGCTTTATACCCTTTTTCTGTAAATAAATCATATGTATTAAAGCAATGATTTTCTAAAGTCATAGTATGATGAGGATTCTTCTGGTCAAAATCTTTCATTTTAGCAATCAATTCACCTGTGGTCATTGCATTAGTATTATGAAATCTATGAATAATAATCTCATTAAAACCCTCTTCCTTGAACGGAATCTGAAATCTCTTAATCTGCTTATCTAACACTTCATCTGGAACAGGATGCTTACGATTTTTATTATCAATCTTACACTGTTCAAATGGCTTTGGAATAATCACGCATACTTTATGTACTTCAAGACCATTTACTTTCCTCATAATTGCTCTACGAGATTTCATAGTCAGATTAGTTGCATCTGCAATTACATTCTTTTTATCCTCCAAATTCTTGCGAATTCTATTATGAAAAATTTTAAATACTTCTTCATTATGTTCTTGGTCTTCGTAATTACCAGTCAATTCTTCACGAATTGCGTCTGATGATACGATTATTGTATTTGGATTCTCATTGGCAATATGAGCGGCAATGGTTGACTTGCCACTACCACTCAAACCGCACATGATCCATAGTGTAGGTTTATTCATAAATAACTCCTATCCGTTGTGTTTTAATAAATACTCTCTCGAAACATTTTTGAAACTCTTCTGACCATCAATACTTCTGTACACAAAACCCTCTCTCTTAACCTTTGGGTTTAATTCGCTATATCCGTCTGCCTCAAGTTTCATCTCTTCCATAGTCTTAGGTAACTCATAAGCCGTATCAATAATTGGCACACTTGTTAATCCATGACTCTTACAGAAATCAGCCATTTCTACAGTTCCAAGTCTTGTACCATCAATAATCAGATTGAATACAAATAACTTATTCTCCGTAAGCTTATATGGATTGCCCTGAACTGAGCCAACTCCTTCACCTTGTAACACAACTCTGTTATAATTTTTCTCTGTTGCAAACTGTGTAAGAATCTTTTCAATGTCATATTTATCAGCCAATTCCCAATAAATATTTGACTCGTGATAACAAGCCTGTTCTCTATCAGCCTGTCTTACATTTCTACTGCATACGATAAAATCAAATTTGTTCTTGCCCTTCTTCAATCTATCAACTGCAAATGTGCAGCTTGTGCCATCGCATTTCTCAGTCTTAATCCACTTTTCTGTACTCTGAAGATAAAATGGTGCATTCTCAATTCTCGTCTCATCTGTTTTGACAATCCAATCTGGGAACTTCTTTGGATTATCTTTCTTACGACCAAACAACAGAAACATAATCTTACGACCAATGCTGTATCTCATGATTCTTCTTATAATTGGGTTAGCAAATAACTTTGGTCTACGCTTTGCCATTGACTTATATTTAGCATTTGGATCAACCTTATTGGTCTTTCTTGCAGCATCCTCTTCAGAAGCATATGTAATCTTCAAAACTTCTGTAACATCATCACCAATATTTTTATCCTGTAATTCTGGGAAAAGTGTTAATGGTAGGGCTAATCCCTGGCTAATTACCTTGAACTTGCCAAGTTTCATAGTCTTAACTTTGAATTTCTTATTTGCTAAAAATGCAAATCTTTCATCTGTTTCAGGACACTTGCTGTCAATTTCAATATAAACAGCCATATCTCCTACATTAAACTCGTCCTTCTTAGCGATGCAAACCCATCCTAAAACTCCAATAAGTTCAATATTATCAGCTCCTTCAATCGGTCTGATCCACTCAATCTTTTCTACATGTGCTAATGCTCTTTCTTTGTTCTCCAAGTTCCTCTTACCTTAGTAAGTAGTGCGCACTTTATCCTATAGGAACTTTTCTATTTTTCCTTTCTTATTTAATCTTCAAATTTGTTACCTTTTGCTTCATTACAAAGCTTACACATTGTTTGATAGTTACTAATATCATCAATACCACCTTTTGAACGTGGTAAAATATGATCTTTTGTCATTAAAATTTCTTCACCATTATCATCGACTGCATATAAATTCAGATGATAACTCTTATCCTGTAAATGTCTTTCTTTTGCAAAATATTTTCCTTCAATCCCACAAATTGCACATTTACAACCCTTCGTAAAAAATGTCTGGTATCTTTGACTATTACCTTTAATCAAATCTCCATCAAAATCTACTTTTGCAAGTCTTTTATCTTTCTCAAATAAAACATCTTTTACTTTATCTCTGACTTCTTCTATTGAATAGATTTCTTTCCTAAGTAATTTTGTAGGATTAAAATCTTTTAAAAGCGTTTTTACTTCACCTAATTTAAAACATCTTTCAAATAGCGGTTGCTTGTGCCAAGTTACGGATAATAATTCCGTATCGTTTGTAGGTGACATTGGATTATTATTCTTAGGGAAATCGGTTTCTAAAAAATCCCGTATTGTCTCGAACCTCAAAGACAATACCTTATCATCGACTTTGTATTGGATTTTAAATTTTTTATCTTTTCTTCGCATAAAACATATCTCCTTATAATTTAATGTCGTCACCTATGTATTCTCTCTTATTTTTCCAAAACTCCAAAGAAAAATGCTTCTTTCCTCTAACCATGAATATTCATATAAGGATATTTAACTCCTTTATATTCCTTATAACCCTTTGTTAATAATCTAAAATTTACATTCTGTTTATAATACCCTTTGTATTTCTTTGCTAAAAACAAATGAGTACGACTACATTGAACACAAAATTTGCTATTTTGTTTGGCTTCATTTTTTGAATAATAATATCCTTGAATTCCACCACAACAAGGGCAGGTTGATACCCATACTTCTCTTGTTAAGTTGTGTATTTCTTCAAATGGAATTTCATGAAATATTAGACCTTCAGGAGTTACAAGATAATATTTCTTTTCACCAACATCCGTACTTTCTATATCCACTCGACTAATCATTTATTCTCCCATCTGATCCACAATACTCTGTAACTTGTTAATATATATCTGAGCGTCTTCCTTGTTGAAAATCTTAAAATCACATGGGACAATAGCAGCTCCACATTTATCAAAAATCCCTGCATTCTCCCAAGCTTTATAGAACTCAACAATGGTGTCAAAATCTATATATTCACTATCTGGATTCCACTGAAGAACTACAACATCACCTTCATTTGGATGTATCTTTCTTAGCTTTACCATATTTTTCTTAATAAATTTCTTTTTCTGTCTCTTGTTCATTCTTGTAATATTCTCCATTCCATAAATCTACAATTGTGTCATACTCCCAAGACTGATTAAAATGTATTCCACATTCTTCACACCCAACCTGATATTCATTTATCTCACCATCATCGCATGGTACAAACAAACCAATAAGATATGCTTCATTGCCACAGAAGGGGCAATCTCTTAATTCAGGTTTATTATCTATTGAAAAATCACTTTTCATAATTTTCACCTACTTTCACAACCAAAAGAAACGTGGTTTTCAATGGCTTTTTCAACCTCTGAAAGCCTTGATTTTAGGGCATTTCAGATTGTGTTCTAAAACGATAACAGAGATTACTTACAAATCCTTCTATCTCATTATGAATATTTGCCGTATCATCTTTCATATACTCAACATATAAGTAAGATAATGTATCTTCTTTATCTAATAAGAACTCTTCAAATTTGTCTGATATAATATTCTCTGAAAAATAGTTAATAATTTCTTCTTTAATGCAATACTCATATGAATATTGTTTTAATAGTTTCTCACTTGATAAGTCAGAATTGGTGACTAAATCACCAATCCAACTATTCATCTCTTCATTTAATCTTTGCGTTAGTTTATCCATTTTAGTTTACTTTCACCTGTATAACCCTTTTCAAACTCGTACCACGCATAAGCGACCGCACTACCACCACCTGCTCTCATCTCATCAAAAAGAGCATTTTTTGCACATAAAATACGACTACTTGAAACATAAACGCATTTTGGTGGATACTTCTTAAATAATTCCTTACGAGCTTTTCCTTCAAGGAACTGAACTTTAAGAAACATAAATACTCTGCAACCATCAGGAATTAATGTCATTGCATGTTCAATAAATTCTTTTGCATATTTGTATGGGGGATTTGTTAAGATATCGCCATTCCAAGGCTGATTATATGTAAGAAAATCAATTCCACCTTCGCCATAACCTCTATCAATTAGATCGGTGGAACGAACTTCATAACCGAAGCTCTTTAATCTTTCAGATAAATGTCCCTCGCCACAGGAACATTCCCAGATAGGTTTGTCAAATGTGACATTACCATCTTTCAATAAAACATCAATTGCAATAGGATCTGTCGCATAATAATCTTCATTCTGTCTTTCCTTATCAGTATGATTACTTGCACCTAAAGTCTTAAAAATACTATTCTTATTGCCTGTCCAATCTTTTTCTGTATTATTACTCAATTTTTGTTCACCATTAGTAGCTGCGCAGCTTTACTCACATGTGAACGTTTTTCCTTTCCTTAATTGTAATTACGTTATTATATTCTCTGTTATTTCTTTCTTATATCCCATAAATAAGGACTGCTACATCCACAATTATGAATACCGTCTCCAAGAACACATCTTCTACAATCTTCGTATTCTTCATGTGTTCTACAATACTCTTTAACTGTATTTATAGCATTTATGATTTCTTCATTTATGGATTCTGGTTCAATATACTCTCTTTCTTCAATTCTCATAATCAATCACCTTTGTCCTAAATATTGTACAGTTTTCATTACAAGACAAGAAACCAAAATTTCTTTTTATCTTTATTGACTTATGCTACTAAATTTGATATAATATATTCTCACAAAATATTTTAAAAAGGAGTTGGTGTAGAATGTTTACTCATTCTGTAGAATGTCCTCATTGTGGGAAATCTGTCACACATAATTGGTCTGAATATATTATAAGTTCTGAAGTAGTTGATGAAGATCGTGGTATGGGAACTGAAACTGAACATTCCATTGAATGTGACGAGTTTGAATGTCCAGAATGTCACAAATTATTTAGTGTTTCTGGTTCGGTATGGGAATATCCAGAAGGTGCATATAATTACCACGAATTACATACTTCACCAATTTAATAATATTTATATATAAGAGGCACGTCATAAGTGTCTCTTATATTTTATAAATCACATGAATTATCGCTTTCAATTCTCATCTTCATCATCTGGCAATTCTCCATTTTCATCCCAATCAGGAACTACATCGTTCCAACAAATATCATCCCAATACATATCTGTGTTATCCATAATCGTTACCTCACACTTAATTATTCTCCATTTAATTTTTCACGGTCTAATGAAAGACAGGATTCTTGTCAAATTTTTATTATTCATATGCTGTCATTTCTATAAAATTATCATTCAAATCAAATACAATAGCTGCTTGACAATAAGTACCACCAATAATTAATTCTTTTACATTAGGATTCCATGTTTTCTCTTCGTACTTGATTTTCCATTTATCTAACCAATTCTTCCATTGAATGTAATCTGATACACATTTTTGACTACCAAGAATTTGCATCACATCTGACTTTCTTACAAAGCCCATTTCAGATGGTAGCTTGGACAATTCTTTTCGTAATACTGCTTTATCAATTAATTGTCCCATATGATTATTCTCCTTCTTTAACCAATCTAACAATAGCATCTTTCATCCTTACCATTCCATTTATCCTATAAAATTCATCCCACATATCAATTTGTCCATCATATACAGGTTTGTATCTTAATGGCTGCACTGTTGCCAATTTATCCAGTTCATCTTTTGCTTGACTCAGAACTTGCCTCACAAATCCTTCTCTAATACCACTTAATTCTTCAATAGAACATTCATGTAAATCAATTGGAATTCCACCAACATAATTAACACTTGCTGTATTATCAATAAAATCAGCTAATTCTTCATCCTTACAAGATAATAGTATTGAGGCGTAAAACAGCATAAATCTCACTGAATCTTCCATATGGTTATTCTCCTAACATTTCCACATCAATACATAACATATCATGCAAATTCTTAATCTGTTCATCAGTTGGTTTCTTCCACTGCATTGTTTCGTCTACATTAATTGTAAAAGCACCACCACATAATTTGATTTTTGCAATAATACCAGGAGCACCAACAACAGCCACTTTTGGCATTGGAATGTTACAACTTGTCTTTGGTAACTTTGATTTCTGAGAATATTCAAATGCTCTCAGTTCATCCTTGCCAAGCCATTTCACCCAAGCACCACAATCATCACAATACAATCCTGTATTATTACCTTTTACTTCTGTATGAAGTGCAACACTTCCACACTTTTTACAACAATTCTGATACATGATTTCCCTCCTATTCAATTTCTTCAAATGCAACACTATTGAATTCCACATCTGGAAACTCTTTTATATATACAATTGTGTGCCAAGAATGAACTACAATATCTTCCAATGTATATTCTTTACCAACTTCCAATAAGTGATGATTTTCACCGCCACCACCCCATACGTCATCATCGTTTCTAACACATTTAATTTTTCTTCGTTTTGTATTATAAATATCCATTTAATTTCCACTCCTCTTCCAAACGCCTATATATTCCTGTGACTCCTGTTTGAATCTTTTTAACATATCAATTAATGCATCTACTTCTGTCAAATCATCAAAAAGAATCTCAACTGGATCTTTTTCTTTTAAATCCAATCTTTCTGCGTAAGGAAATGGTTTGATAAAACATTCAAATTTAATATCTCTGCCCTTATGTCTGAGTGTGATTTCATTAACATTTTCTTTGTCACCAATCCTCAATATTTTGCCTCCTTGTGAAATGCGAGATTCATTGGTTGTCATATCTTATCCAAATAAACAAGATAATCAGCCTTATAATGAATATAATCTATGTATTTATCAAAATTTTTCTTAATACACCAAGCATAAGGACTAATCCCATCATTCATTTGCTCTGCTAGTTTATCTGCTTTTCTCTGATGTTCATCTGCTTCGTTCTGCATAGATGTTTTCTGAGAATCCCATATCAATTTTGAAATAATGCTAACACACATAGAATATTGTTCTACTTCCTTGATATATTCTCTAATAACATTCTTCATATTACAGATATTATCTCGTAATATTGGTTCATTTCGTAATTTATATGGATACATTAATAGTATTTTGTCAGACGGAGCATCATCAAATATTAAAAGTTCCATACAAATATCTTCAAACAAATCATCCATTTTATTCCCTCACAATCTTTATTCTCTTAATTCAAACAACTTCTCTACGGCTTTCACTCTTTTATTGTTATCAATAGTTCTTTTAACTTCCTGTTGCCAAATACATTCCCATCCTGAAGGTGCTTCATGTTCACTAACAAGTACAATATTCTTCTCGCTCATCTTTTCAGCCCAATTCCAGAACCTGTCATAATCAAAATTCTTACTTGATCCATACTGCTTTGTGTTCTTGTATGGAATATCACAATAGAATAAACAGTCAATCCTATCAGAATATAACTCTTCATAGACTCCGCATTGAAACTGAATATCCTGTAATCGTGGAATCTGTTCTAATAAATTTCTCTTAGCTTCATCGTAGTAATTTCTTTCAGTACCAGCTTTTGTATGAACAATACCTGCATATCCACCGTCAAAGAAGCGTCCATTATAACTTGCAAGAAAGCCAACTGCTCCAATATACCAATCAGGATATGTATTTAAACCTTTATTGAAACACTCTCTTACTTCTGAGTAATGTTCTTTTGTAATAAATTCTGGGAGGTTTTGTATCTGATTTAGATTCTTGAACATCTCTATAAGATATTTATGATTATCTGATGCGATTTTTATATCGCATTGAACTTTGTCAATTACATTACAGCCACCGCAAAATGGCTCTATGTATGTTTTGATATTATAATCTCGTAATCGCTCTTGTATAATTGGTAAAATATTATCAACTATACGTGATTTAGATCCCATGTATTTCATTTAATCTACTCAGAGCGAAATTTCTTTAAGGCTGCCACTCACTCCTTTCGTATTAATATTCTCTTATCTCAATTCAATCTCACCAAATTCTAATGTGTTATCTTCAAACATCTCATATCCTTGATATTCTCCAATTAGACCTTCTGCTTTGGTAAGAACTCCTCCATCAATAAATTCAATACGTTTCATTGTCTGCACATATGGCTTTAATAATGCTTCCAATGTTTCATTGCTTGCAAAAATCTTAGGGAAATAACCATTTACATTAAAAAATTCTACAAGTTTCTCATTCAATTTCGTCATATCAATCTGTTTTACTATTGAAAATTTTTCTGCCATTTAGTTATTCTCCTCTTCGTATAATTTCTCCATCTTTATTACATACCATTGCGTTTTCACATACTTCTCGCATAATATATGGCAAATCATTTTCTTTAAAATATTCATTTGCCATATCAATGAATTTATTTCGATTTTCATCAATGTGATTATGTGAATATTCATCCTCAAAATCCCATGTGTCTAAATACTTTGTCTCTATAAAATCATTATTCTCGATATCGTTTTTTAAATCTTCAAACGCTTCATAACAAATATCTAACATTTCACACCTCCTGACCATCAAATGAAAGATTTCTTTCAATGTATTATTGTCGCAGTTGCTCATTTATGTATTCTCCCAATCTAACTTTTGACCACAATCGCTACAGAAAGAATCACTCTTTACAACGTGCTTGCAGTTAGGACACCAATATGCACCTCTAAGAAATCTTGCGTTATCTATCACATCAATATATTTTTCATAGTCAATAGGCGTTGGCTTCTTTGGAATTTGTTTTTCTATTGCTGATATTGCAAATCTAATTGCTTCTAAAACGTTGTAATCAGGGTATGGCTTCCATGATTTTTTCAAATATTCAAAATGTATTAAAAGAAACTCTTTAGCTTTACATGATGTCATCCTATTTCTCCTTTATAATCAGCTACTCTCTTACTCCCAATCTCAGAAATATCCTTGTCTTTCTCGAAACATATGTAATTTCTACCTGTATTCAAAGCTGCGACTGCAGTTGTACAACTTCCTGCACATGAATCAAGAACTAAATCTCCTGGATTGGTGTAAGTCTTAATAAAATACTCACATGCTTCAACAGGCTTTTGGCACTGATGTAAGCTACTTTTCTGAGTATCCCACTTGAACTGCAGAACATCTCTTGGATATCTTTGTGTACTACCACCGCCTGAAATACCAGTCTTTGTAGCACCATAACAGTTACCATCTGTTGTATGCTTTGTATAAGAATGAACAGGTGTATGTCCTTCCGTCATTTGTGGATTGTAAGTAGGGAGTTTCTTATAGAATATCAAGATATTTTCGTGTGCCTTCATAGGCATTTTCTTAGCATTTAGATGACCAGTTGCTTTGGTCTTTTCGATAATCCATTCGTAGCGATACAATTTTTCATTACTACAAGCGAGTCTCTTATCAAATGGTGACTGCGCCCATAATGCAATACAACCATTATCTTTGATGATTCTCTCGTATTGTTCCCATAATGGCTCGAATGGAATTAATACATCCCATGAATTTTGGGTTGTTGAAAACGGAAGATCTGTGAAGATAAAATCGACTGATTTTTCATCAATCTTTTTCATACCTTCAAGACAATCTTCGTTGTATATTTTGTTAATCTCTAACATTTCTTACTCAGAGCAAATCCAGATTTAATGCTGCAGCAAATCCCCTGCTCCTTTCAATGTATTATTCTCTTAATGTGTATATTTACTTCTTGGAAATACTTCTTCAAGATTAACACCATATCCAGAAATAACTTCTTCTAAGTCGATACATACACAATCACTGCAAATTCTTGCTTCAATTCCACCTTCATCAAAAAGCGAATAGCCAAAAATATCACTCAATCGTTTGACAAATTCATTGAACCAATTAAGACTAATCCAAACATAAAACTCTGTATTACTAACCCATCCAAATTCATCTACATATGAGATGTCAATGTCGTCTTCTTCTGGATTGATTAGTAATTTATATAGCTCTAATTCATAATTTTTTCTCATCTGCCACCTCCTAACTCCGAAGGAAACTTCGGTTTACTGTGGTTTATTTTCCATCATACAATTTAACTGTTCCATCTGAATTGTAGATAGGAGTGATTGCCATTGAGTTGTTTCCATAAACACATAAATACATTACCTTTGTATTCTCGTCATAAGCAACTACACTTCCATCATTCTTATCATAAATTTCATGCATTTTTATATATTTGTTATTAACATTTGAAAAATTACTATCTCCATCTTTAATATAAGCTCCACATCCAGTCAATCCAAAGCACAATGTTAATCCTAATACAACCACTAAAATTTTCTTCTTCATATGATTTATTCTCCTATCTACCATACATAATATATTCATCACCAAGTTCAAGATTCATTTTGTAATTTCCATTGTTATAAACCTGAACTCTCATATTGTAAAATTTACTATCCTGCTCATGAGAATTTGGATCATAAGGATAACTAAAACCTGCTCTTGTTAGATGTCTAAGAACACGTCTCTCTGTTGTCGCACGACTACATCTTTCTTCAAAAGCTAATTGTCCATTGTCGAGATTTACCAAACTACAATATGTTGATGTACTGTCACCACCATATTTGTTTTTATTATCTCTGAACGAAATCACTAAATAAACACCTATTACATTGTTATTTTCTTTCTGCACTACGACTGCACCATTTGTTAATTTGATATTTCTGTCTAAGTCTACACAATCGCAAACTCCTTTAATACTAATATTCTGCATTTATTTACACCTCTTGTTATATTATTCTCTATTATTTCTGCCACCAATGTTTCTTTTTATTTTCTTTATAAACATTACAAACATTTGGATAATTACAACTTTTGGTTTCTTCATTGTAATATTCGCAAAAATATCCATCTTCACAACCAATATCGCATTCCATTTCAGTATATATTCTCATAAAACCCTCCTAAACTCCTCAAGAAATCTATGTTTCTTAGTAAAAATATTACTATATATAGTATCTATATTTTCTATAAGCACTATATATAGTATTTCATTTACGCCTGATACACAAAACTTGGCATTGGCTGTAATTTAAACAGATTTTTCTCATGCATTGAATCAATCTTGGCTTTTACTTCCTCATTTGGCTCAATTCCATCTCTGATATATGCATCTAATTCAGCATAAGTAAATCCAAGGTTATCTTCATCAGTCTTTCCGCAAAGACCATCAGTAGGTGTCTTATCAACTAATTCTAATGGAAGCCCTAATTCACGACCAATAGCTTTAACCTCTGTTACTGTAAACTGAGATAATGGACTGAAATCACCAGCAGCGTCACCATATCTTGTGGCGTAACCAACCCAATCTTCGGAAAGATTGCACGTATTAGCGACACGACCATTTACTGTCTGTGATACTGCATAAAGTGTAGCCATACGAATACGAGCAGGAAGATTTGTAGAAGTCTGTTTTGACCAATGATCTCCCAACTGTGGTTTAATCTCATGCTTTAAAGTGCGAACTGTATTGCCTATATTTACAACACAACTGTCGATTCCAAGGTGGTCTACAAGCATTCGAGAATAATCAATATCTGACTGTTCTCCCTGTGGCATTAATACACCAAAAACTCTATCCTTACCAAGAGCTTCTACACATAATGCTGCAACAACGCTTGAATCCTTACCACCTGAGATACCAACGACTGCCATACAGTCTTTACCATTCTTCTCAAAGAAATCCTTAATCCACTGAACGCAATCGTTAGTTACTTTCTTTACATCAAAATTACTCATGTCTAATCTCCTCTCTAACTCTCATAAGAATTTTTCCTAAATTATTTTCTCCAACACCATTCACTGTGCCCCAAATTTTATCACCCCAAGTATTACCTTCTTCGAGATGCTGATTATCAGTCTCAAGTAACTTTGTTTTGAGGTCTAAATTTTGAGTAAATTTCGCTTTTACAATTTCGTACATAACGTTGTACTTCGCCTCTTCCCAATCAGATCGAAGCTGAACTCTTCTGCCAAGTTTCTTTGCAGATGATGGATCTAAATTCGTGAAACATTCTCTATCTGAAAAAGTTTTTGCTGATTGAAAAGCAGCTTCATTATTCAAATATGTAAGTCCTTCATATGTAACAGGAGAAGAATAAAAGTTGCTTAAAAAATAATATTTACCTCTAAATTCATTTATCATCCTTTGTCAAGCCTCCATAATTCAACATTGCAATCATAAAAAATATTCTCTATCATTTGATGTACTTCCTCCCAATTTGCACCGCCACGAACACATCCAATTTTATATGGCATTGCAATACTCATATTTTCCAAAACTGCATATGATCTCAAATTTTCAAAACATTTTCTTAAAGCATCAATATCTGTATACTGTTTTCCGTCATAGCCATATGATTTTTGTGCAAATAAATTTGCATATATTCTTGCGTCAATATTAGACTGAAAATATCTAACAGAACCCAATAATTGTTCAGGTGTATTAATCGAACAAAAACTATGATAATCTTTATATACTTGCACATCATAATCACGGATTGCTTTTGCAACACCAGAATTAAAAGCACCTTTGCAATTAACCTGGTGCGCAATAATATCAGTGTTCGAAGTGAGCAAGTCTCCATCAATAATTTTAATCATTACTTACCTCCGTACATTCTGTTCCTGATATCCGCAAATGTGTCTTCTCTTACTAATTCTCCATCTTTAAATACGGTAGTAAGTAAACTGTTATCACTCATTTCAAGTAACTGATCTTGACACTTTAATTCACCGTTATCATCGTATACTCTACAACATCCTTTATGAGATTTCTTTAAGTGACTTGTATCTGTCTTAGGATCTTTGAAAATCATTAACTTCTTGTCATCAATTACTCCATATGTAGCTTTCATTGCAATGCCAAAAGTATCTCTTGTAACAACAATCATCTTTCCGTTTTCAACGATTGCAGTGAAGCAAAAAGCTCCTACACCATAAGCAATATTATTAGCTGCGAAACCACGCTTTTCTAATTCTTCCCAAATAGTTTCTACATTAGAAAGTGTGCAACCATCACCATAAATAATACCGATATGCGGATCTAATACCTTATAACCTTTACCATTCACAGAACCACCAAAAATTTCCCATAACTTTTCAACTGTTTTAACTGAAATCTCTACAATATCACCACTATCAGGACGAACCAAAAGCTTTCCATTATGATTCATAATCTCTTCCTTACACTGTGGAAGAATATTATTTACCATATTCCAATAATCATAAGTATCTGAAACCATACTAAATGATGTATTTGGATATAACTCTGTTAAAAGTCTCTTAACAAACGTAATCTCATCTCCATCAATTGAGAAATTAGCACCCATTACAGAATGTTCAGTTGAGACAGCACCGATTCCAATACCATTATTCTTACAATCGGCATTGTAATATCTATCAATATAATTAATTGCTGGAATTGTAGATGTCTTATTAAATGAAAGTAGCCATGATGCTGAACATCTTGTAGCTTCATCAATACAAGACATTCCTCTCATGCCAAAATCTGCACAAGCCATATTTCCAGGCAATCCGTCTGTTGTCTTGTTATACCAATAATCTGCAATCTCACGATACATATGACCAATAGTTGCATGACAACAAGGTTTCCATAATTCTACCTGAAGAATACATTCGATCCACTGAACAAGCCAAGCAAATTTATCATCCGTATTTGTAATCTCAATACAAGGAACACCCATAGGAACAAGTGTGCCTTCTGGCAATGCTCTAATCTCAAGTGGTAAATATCCTAATCTGTGAAGCTCTACAATTTTATCTAAATCATAGTTGTCTCTACCAATCTGTACGTCCATCGAATCTGTATAAAGAGTTAGCATCTCATCTTCCGATAAATCGAAGAAATTTTTCTGAAAATATCCCATTAAATATTCTTTGATAAATGCCTGTAATCCAAAGAAAACCATTTCATTTTGATTCTCTAACATTGATTTTCGAGGCACCCAATACGATACTAACTTAGTTAATCCCTTCGGATACATACGATCATGACACTGTTTATAAGTATCTGATAATAATAAAGCCATTGTCTTATCCATAATTTTAAACCTCCATAACTGTAATTTTTTCATGATTACCATTAAACAAACTGTTTGTAGTAAATAATCTGTTCACTGTATTATTCTCCAAAGATTTGATCAATGTTCCTTTTTCTTTATCAAGAATTGAATTCTCTGTATGAGTGGCATACGCATAAATCTCAGTTACACCATGTTTCTTCAATTCTTCTGCACTATAATAAAGTGAACCGCCATATGCGATAATATCATCAATCATTAACACGGTTTTATCCTTCAAATCAATACCATTTGTTCTAATGTCTAATCCAAGGATTTTACCAGTCTTCCAATCTCTCTTCTTTTCACCATAACAATACGGTAACTCAGGAAATAAATCTGAATATCTCTTAGCTGCACCTGCATCCGGGAAATAAAGTACAAGATTTCTCATACCAATCTTTGAAATAGCTTTATCAACATACTCTTTTGGATTTTCTTTTACACAGTTATTAAGTAATGCAGTAGAAACATCACTGTGAGCATCCAAAACATAAACTGATGAAAATCCTAACCAATTGATAAAATCGCAAAAATACTTCAATGTGAATACTTCATCATCATTTTTTACTCTATCCATTCGTGCATTAGGAATATATGGAAGAGACAAATAATAATCCACATTAGTAAAAAATCTTTCAAGATGCTTCCTTACTAACATCAGATAAAACATCTCATCGTTGCTCTCATAAATCCATTCAATCCAAATACAAGGAGAGCCATCATAAGAGTCTTCCTCAATGTTGTTTATATCAATATTTACCCTTGGTGTTCCATCTGGGAACTTATTGATTGTTACAATATCGCCATTAATTTTAATCATATTCTACTCTCCAATCACTTCAATCTGACACATCTTCATAGTTGCTAATGCAGCCTTGTGAGTATCAGGTGTCACACCTGCGCAACAGCTTGCATCTACTGTAATATCAATTTCAGGATAATTTGCTCTGATAATAAGTGCATTTGAAACCACACAGATGTCGGTGCATAATCCGCAAACCTCAACGCTTTCAAATCCAAAATCCTTCCAGTTTAACCAACCAAAAGTAGGCTTGTCAATCAGAATATCGTTCTCAATATCAAAATCTAACTTATCTGAAATCTGCCAACCAACAGTGTTCTTTACACAGTGAGTAACAGGAAGATGCTTACCCTCATATGTTTCCAAATAATTCTCAGAATGTGTATCTCTTGTAAAAATTACCTGCTTACCAGCATCCTTATACTCCTTAATTTTCTTTGCTACATTTGATACAATTGCCTGTGCTTCCTTTGTACCAAGTGTTCCATCAATAAAATCATTCTGCATATCTACAACAATTAATGTTTCTCTCATTTTGCTACCTCTTTTCTTTATTTTTATATGTATTTATTCTCTGAAAACTCAGAAGAAATTCCGCTTTCTTTTGGTCTTAATTTTTATACAATATATAGTATGTATTGTATTTATAATCGCTATATATTGTTATTTTCTATTCAATATCATGTTTATCAATCATAATCAATACAGTACCACTTCCCATTGCTCCATTACTTCTTGTTGACAATGTAGGTGCATAATCTGTAATTTCTGTACCATTATATACATCAAAATATTTAGGAAGATAACCATTTTTACGATAAAACTCTTTATATTTATCATTAACCCACTTACTTCGAGTTAATGATTCAAATTGTATATTCTTATTCATTATTCTCTCTTTCTATAAGATAGAGTCCAGTACAACCACCTAGACCTCCACCATTTGTCGTAATAGAACAGGCAACTCCTTCACTACTGTAAACTCTGTATCCTTGTTTAAAGTTCCTAGATAACTGTTTGCCATTATCCAACCATAACTTACTATCTATACCACCAACAAAAATCAATTCATTTGGTGTATTTTCTGAATTTTTCATCTAACACCAACTTTCTACTGTCATAGATGTTTTCCATACCATAACCATGAGTACAAACCATTAATGTGAAACAAATACCCTCTATTCCTATAACTCTACCGCCAATAAGACTATTCTCACTTACAGTTCCAACTCTTTGAACATCATTTTCATAAGTTACATTTAGAATAGAGGGCAAATTAAAATTTTTTGCCACCGTATACAAGTAACTGAACCCACCAGCATTACCTACAGGCTGTGCTAATAAACACATTGCTACATGATCTGAATCATATACTCTATTACCCTGACGAAATTGCTTCCCAAAATTTATTTCACCGACACCACCAACTAATTGTGGTTTATCACCACAAGCAGAACTTAATCCACTTGTGGCTGATGAAAATTTACCATCTTCTCATCTGTACAAATATATGTATTATCATACTGAGCCTTATATAAATGCTCAATCAACAAAGAGATGCAAGTTGTCACTATACTGTTACCGCTTTGTTTATATCCCTGAGTATCAGACATTCCAACTGCTTTACAATTCTCATAATCAATATCATTGAATCCCATGAGCCTATGACACTCTTTTGGTGTAAGCTTTCTCACGACTTTTAAATTATCTCTCTCAACCTTTGGTTCTGTATTACCACCACCGTAAGTATGCATAGCTGGTGCAATTCCATCTTCGCTATATACTCTGCGAGACTGCTCATGCATTCTCTGAAACTTTTCGCTGCATAAATCAGCAATATGTATTGGTTCGTTTGAATTGGCAAGAATCTGTTTTGGTTGTTTATAATCAGTTGCCACTAAAGCACCCATTACTGAATCCTGCTGATAAACTAAATCTCTGTTACCTAACCTGGTACAATTTTGTCCAATTGTTGTTCCTACTACATTCTTTTCAAATTTTGGATCTGTTATCTGAAGTCTTTTTTGTACTTCATCAGATAAGAAATATTTCTCCAGAACACTGCTATCTGTTTCTAATAAATCCTTTAATCTGATTCCTGTATCAAAAGGCTGTGGAAATTCAAATGACTTGGTATCAATATCCTTACGAATAGAGATACAGAAGATTCTATTACGATTCTGTGGAATACCAGTATTCTTTGCATTGATTGTCTGATAATATGAGTTATATCCCAAGTTATCAAGTCGAATCAACCAATCCTTAAAACTGTCAATATACTTCTTTGATACAAGAGTATCTACATTCTCCATAAGCAAATACTTTGGTAATGTATTATTCTCTTTTGCTTTTACAAGAAGTCTCTCAACTTCATACAATAAACCTGAACGAGTTGATTTAATATTGTGGCTGCCACAATTAGGGCAAGTATAACGAGTATCTACATCTAATTCTGATGGATCATATTCACAACCACAATCATGACATGTCCACTTTAATCCTTCTTGCTTACCAGCAATGGAAAGATCTGTACATGGAGTCGAGTATGTAAGTAAATCACTATATGGCAGTGACTCAATCTGCATCATATCGCCAAGATTATGTGAAATATGGTCTGCTAACCAATATTTCTCAATACCTTTCGTTTTGTCCTTCTTTCGTGAAAGTTTCTCCCAATCATACGGAACATCTTTCTTAAAATCATATCCAAGTCTCTTATCTGTAAGCTGTCTTACCATTTCTTCTTTACTTGGATAATCTTCATAGTTTTCAATCATTTCATTAGTCAAACCACAATGAATTGCAGCATAACTAACCACTACTTCTTTGTCTAAATCTGCTGTTGCAATCATGTTTGCATTAAATAGATGAGTATTATCAATACCCTTCATCTGTGCTCCAATGCCACTGCAAAGTTCAATTACACTTAACTCACAATAATTATTTTTTTCTTTATTCTCTGTCAAAATCCTTTAATCTACAGAGATTGCGCAATCATTTATACCTAGAATTTACTGTTAAATCCTTTCTTCTTAATATTATTTTGTTGTAAAATCACTCGAAAATGGGCACGTCTGCCTAATCGGATGAAAAAATATTTCTTGTTACTTTTATTTGGAAAATTTGGCTGATCAGCCGCGAATAGAAAAATTTGATATTACAATTTAGTTATCTCAGCGAAGCATTCATCCTTTAAAACCCCTTCAATTTTGCCAATAATATCCCATTCTACAATATCTCCTTTATTGGAATAAGTATAAACATTTGTTTTATTGGTTCTAATATTATACCAAAAAGAATTATCACAATTATGATCGATATAATATCCTTCTATAATTCCCAATAACAAACAGTCTTTCGTTTTAAAAATTACTACATCACCGACATCATATTTACTTGTATATTCTTCAACAATCTTTCCCATAATTTTTCGCCTTTCTATATTAGATTATTCTCTATTTGTATTAACTATCTTTGAAATAATTTCCCATGTTTAATATCAGTCCAATGAACAAGTTTTATTAAACCATGCACATTTCGATACCATCTATATCCTCTCGCATTACTACTTGGTTTGGGAAGTTTGCCATAATAGAATATTTTTTCACCGTCATAAAAATCTGTAGAAAAATATATGCGATTTGGATGTCTTATGTAATAAGTTTCTTTAGGGAAATCTGCATTACTGTAATCTAACACTCTTTCACCTCGCTAACTTTGAACCATAATAAGTAATGTGTGTCTTCACTTTGAAATACTCACCACAACTATGACATTTTACTTTTACTTCTTTGTGCCAACCTTGAGTTACCAAATTCATCAAATCATATTCCATAACTCCATCTTGATATTCTTTCTTGCAATATGGACATTTTGGATATGTAAATTTGCTTTTATTCACTCTCTCACCTCACTCTATTGAAATCATCTTTACCACATTATCACCCCATATGTTCAACCGCATGATAATCTGCAATTGGCTTTAAAAAATCACATCTATTAGGTTCGCACCCTCTTCCTTGGTATAAATTACATGTATAATTACCACGCAACTGATTTGTACATTCAGAAAAGATACATTCTTTTGGTTCATTTGGCATTTTATCTACAATAATTTTCATATTCTAACCTCACTTATTCGTAATCATATCCAAAAACAACAACTCATCTTTCTTCAATGTAATATCATAATCTTTCCATTTTTCCATCAGTTCTCTTATATCAAATCCATGCTCTGCAATTACCGCATAGCCATGAGGAGTTTTATGGCAGTCATTGTGAATACCTAATAATCCCAAATCTGTTCTAAATTGACCAAGTAATTCTTTGTCATCCACATCAAAATCAAACAGCCATTTACTCTCATCACGATTTTGTACCTGCTGTGCAACGGATGCTAATGTGCGATTAAGCTGTGTCATACTTGGCTTATCTCTCAACAAACGAATAATCAACTCTTCTCTGATTTTCTCTTCATTCCTTGAGTTGACCGACCTATACAATCTCGTCTGTTCGCCAGGAAGTCCTTTAGCTGCGAAACTTTTAAAAGATTCAATTACTTTATCTTCGTTCTCTTTGTATTCAAGAATTGTTTTGGCACGTTCCTTAAAGTTTGGAATGTCCTTATTATCCTTGTTTCGAGAACGAATTAAATATACATATAAGTTTGACATTTTACCTCCTCAAATTTTCTAATGAATCGTGAATTTCACTCTAACACAATTATATAAAAAGGACTGACCAACTGTTCGTCAGCCAGCCCATAAATCATTATTCTAACTCTGCAAGTGCCTTATCAAGTTCCTCGTCAGACATGTTCTCTTCATATCTCCATATATAACCACCAGCTGTTTTTCTTCCACCACTGCAAACTCTAGTAATATTTTTTCTGGATATTCCAGTTTCTTTTTCTGCTTGTATGGAATTATTATATTTATTTATAAAAATTCCATTTATATCAAACTGTAAAATTTTCTTGTTCTTGGTTATATTGGGTAGTATATCTACAATACTTCCCTCGTAATATGTCCATCTGTATCCAAAACAATTGTACTTATTTTTTATTGCTCTTATAATTGTTGAATCATTCGGCATCTTATAATATGTAACCGCATCAATAATGCTATCCCATGTTCGTATATAAGTTCCATCCATTGCATATTGATTTATTTTTCGTTTACTATTACTTCTTTTTCCTTTCCGAGAATTATGAATTTTTTCTTCTTTGTCAGAATATGGATTAAAATTCAAATGGTTATAATTCACCATAGTATCATCAAATAAACTATGTTCAATTTTTACATTTTCACATTCATCTAAAAATTTCCAATAATATCCACAGTGAAGTTTTTCGTCATTACACCAATTACTAATCGTTGTAATACTTTTAAATCCTACTACATCTGAGCAATATGAAACTGATTTAAAAATGTTTACTGGTTTTAAATCTTGTGAGAGCTGCACAACCTTTCTATTTCCTATTTCTTGTACGCCCTCTCCTCCTATTGCAATATTGTACCCATTATTTATTGAATCATAAATTTCAATGTATAGTTGTTCACCAAAACAGGCTTGTTCAAAAGATAAATTATCTTCTATAATTTCATGTTCAAAATTATCCCACCCATATTTTTGAATAGCATTATAAAATTTTCTTTGTTTTTTATAACCATTTCCATCTTTGCCAAATCTTTTCTTCCCTTGCTTTGTAATTCCTATATAAGATTTACCGCTTGGGGATGTGTGTTTATAAATACTATAATTATCTTTTGTCATTATCCTCTTCTTTCTGCATTTCATCGAAGTGCTTCTGTAAAGCCTTCTTAAACATCATAAATCCATCCATGTTTTGTACCTCTTCTTTCTTATATTTATTTTTGTTAATTGTTTCTACTTATTTATTCTCTGTTTATATCAAACCAGTTGCTTTATCTGGATTTTCATTAGCCCATTTTATCCATCTTTCAGCATAAGGTTCAGTCTTATTATTTAACCCAAACACTTCTCTTACAATGATATATCCTTCACCAATCGACTCTTCCATATCTTTCGTGTTATTATCTACATCATCTGCATCTAATGGTCGAAACACTGTCTTGGTAAAATATCTTCTACCATATTTCTTTGTTGTCGTGATTTTATTTATCTTATCCTTATATAACTTCCATACACCAGATGAATCTTTAATGATCTGTCCTACATAATCTCCAACGTTTAGCATATTGTCTCCTTTCTTAATTTCGCATGAAACGAAGTTTTACTGAGGAATTTAATTTTCGTCCTCATCAAAATCCCATGCATCATATAATTTTTCTCCGTTACCCCACCAACTAGGTTTGTCAGAACCCCATTCAGTTTCATTATTAGTCCAACATTCAATTTCTTCACCATCTACATCTACAATTGGTGTAGCCCAATTTGAACAACCATAGACATATCCGTTATAATACTTGCCTTTTGCATAAATAAGACCACTCGTATTATTCCAATCTTCCATAAGTCCAGCGTAAATTATTGAATTAGGATGACTTTCTACAACCTCTTTAACTTTGTTCCAATCCATAAATTTCATTGCACCAATAGGTTTTGTTGCTACTACACTTGCTCCCAAAAATCCCATTGCAAAATCTGTATAGCCTTTCATGTAAATCTCCTTTCTAATTTACCAAAAAATTCCATTTACCGTCTTATCAATAGCTTCCCTCATTACACCACCAGTCATTTTATTCATTGTATCTGCAACAAGACCTTTAAATTCTGCTCTTATTCGCCTATTATGACGAGTACATGTTTTTGAACAATAATTATTCCTTCTACATTTTTCACAGTTGCCATTCAATTTCCACTGTTCATTTTCCTGAATCTGTTCCATAACTTAGCCTCCTCTTCTATCTAAAATCTTCTGAATAGTTTTCTTATCTTTATCAGATAAACTATCCCAATCCAACTTAAAACTTTCACAATTTTTATGCTGATTCCAACCATCATCACAATCATAAGAATAACGATACGCACAATAATCACATGCCATTTATATTCACCTCTCTTCTAAAGAAATCGAACTTTACTGTTATAAAAACATTTTAATTTCCGCTTGATATAGCGAATCATATCCTTGCATTAATTTCCAAACACAGAAATTATGATCGTTGCTTTTATCTACAAATAATACGCAACTTTCATTTATATCTTCTATACAATAATTTTCTTTAATATAATCAATATCAATACCATTTTCTAATTTGCAGTAATAGATATTGAATTTTTCTCTATGAATATAATCTCCAATCATCGTTGTTAATAATAAACAAATCATAACTGGCAGTTGTAAAATAAAGAGCAACACTAATGCTTCTTCCATATCTGTCACAAAAAATTGTCTTATTGCACATATCTCCAATAAGATAATCATAATCACGAATAAAATTCCAAAAAACAGATACCACTTATTAGCTGACCACACCTCTTTTGTTTTAATTTTTGTTTTGTCCATTTATTTTCACCTCACAATCCAAAGAATTTTACTCTTTGTGTTATTCTCTAATTACTTACTGTCCCATTCCATTTCTAATAGCTCATCATAGGTCGCAGCATTCTGAGATAACTCTTTCTCTTCCAATCGTTTTTCTCCGCTGATTAATAAATCAATAAGTCCTAAAACTTGGTTATATGCCATTAACTGTCCTTTCATTATTAATTCATTATCTTGAGAATGGCGTACTTTCAAACTATCTTCTCCTACCGCAATACAATCATTAATCATATTTTTCAATCTCTTTAATTCGACCATTTTAACACCTCGCTATATTATCTACATCATTCACAAGAACATCTCCATCCTTAATTACCCACATACACTGATAATCTTTCTCAGCACAGAGCTTGGTAAAATCAGCATATGACTGATATTTATCTGGCTTTGCCATAGCTCTGTAACATTGTTCTCTGTTTTGACAAGTCGAGCTTGTACACATAGTTATATCAGGCATTTACGATTTCCTCCTTTACTCTATTTGCTAAGTAATCATCAAAGCTACGCTTCATATATGTATAATTAATTTTCTGAGAAGGACTAAAATTAGTTCTGTCTTTATAATTTTGAATCCACTCTTCAAACTCTTCATCTTTATCTTTATTTGCTGCATATATCATAAGTGCAATTAAAGCAACATAACAATTTTTGTATAAAGGTGATGTAATACTAATTTCATACTTATCGAAACAATCATCTACACAATTTGCATATAACTCAACATCTTCAGTTGTTAATTCTGAACTGATATTTTCTTTAACAAACGATAATATTTCATCATCACAACCCGTCTTTAGCTCAGATTTATTATCATTTGTTACCTTATTATCAGAAGACTCTATATTATTCTCTGTTTCAGTTATGTTTTCACTAACTTCTGAATGTGTTTCTCCCTTATTATATGTAGCTTCATTCTTATCTTCTGTTACATCTGTTATATGTAAATATTCCTTCATGAGTTTTTCAAGCATGTCAAGTTTTGTCTTAACGACTTTCTTATCTTTAGTTCTCTTCTTTTTATCATATTCATTGAAACTTATGTCATAACCATCAATTCTCTTATCACCTAAAATCTCATTAAATTCTTTCAAGAAATTGATGAACATACAATCTTCAAAATTATATTTTGTGAATTTCTCAAATAATGCTGTCCATAAATATGTATTTTTCTTACTAAAGAGATTTTTATACTTATCATCTCCTAAGATGTTATATAATCTAGTTGCTAAAGCATTTATTTTTTCAAACTCTTCTTCACTTGCATTATCTTCAATATACATACCCATTGTTTTAACTACTGATTGCCATTCATCAAGATGGTAAATAATCATATCTGTTTCACAAAATATTTTTTCATATAATCCATTAGTGAATTCCTTGTCAGAATATTCAATACAATCCTTATAGAATCTGTTGTTAGATATTATTTTCTTTATATTTTTTGCATATGTAGGAATATATGTAAGTGCTCTTTGAGCTGCTTTCATATTTTCGTGTTCGTTATATATACGAATCCTTCTGGATATATCTTCTTTAGTTGAATCAGGATGAACTGCTAATCCTATCTGGTACTCATCAAATTTCATCTTTAACTCTTCTGGCAACTGACTATAAGTTTTATTTTTTATATCACATACTTCCCACTCTTTTATAAAATTATCATTACCATCAAGTTTGTAATTTCCATTTTTATCCTTAACTTTAATCTGATAAGCAATTTCACTGTCTGTAATATCTTTACTAACAGCTTTATTACCATATCTAAACATAGATAATGCAGTTGTTCTCTGTAAGCCATCTTCAACATAACTTTCTGAATAATTTGACGTTTCTCCTAAAATTAAAGGTGGAATATATTCTCCTATAAGAACAGATACAACAAGTTCATTAAACATTCTATCTGTATAACATCCCATTGCTCTTTGAGTATCTGCGTCACCCTTTACATCACCTTCTTTAAACTTGTCTAAATATGACTTCAATGTAAGTGTTTGTGGTCTAACTGGTTTTACTGGCATTAACATATATTTTTCTCCCTTCTTTAACTACATTAATATGGCAACATTTTTATAAGATCGTAACCCTGACAAACAATCATTGTATTCATTTGCGGTTATATGTAATATTTTCAATATCTCATCTTTTGTATATTGTTGAGATAATAACCTTGCTACCCTTTCCTGTTTTCGTGGTAATTGCTGTAAATATAATTCAACTTTGTCAGTATATTCCTCTGTAAATATCTCTTTCTCTACATTCTCTCTTGAAGGTAAATTCTCTTTAATACTTTTCACCTCATCCGTATTAACATCCAGTGAGACATTCATAATAATTTGCGGATTACCTTCATCATCAAGAATCAATTTTCCATTTTCGTCCCTTAAAAGATTCTGACGCTTTAACCTATATTTGTTGTCTCTCATCCATGTGCTTGTCTTTCTCATGATATTTCCTACAAGAAATGTTTCTAAACAAGCTTTTTCATCATTGTATGTAATTAATGCTTCTATGAGACAATCAACTGCAACATCATATAACTCATCATAATCACTCATATCAAACTTTCCGTACCAAACTCTATGACAGATTTTTTTGAGTTTTTTCATATCATTTTCCATATATATATTAACAACCTTCATCATTTCAGGATTATTGTTAATAACCCTCATCATCTCTTCATTAATCATTTCTTCTACCCGCCTTTTGAATTTCTTTATTCATATATTCCCCGAAAGACAATTCAGAATTCATAACTTTAATATGTTTAGTTTCTCTTTTACATTTTGGACACTTACAATATCTATCATGTCGATTTCTTTCTCCTGGTTGAAAACTCATAGTCTCTACCATAGGAATTAAACAGTTTCTACATATCACCATAATTAATCCTCCAATATATCATTAGCCATTTTCCAATATTCCGTTCTTCCTTTGTAATCATCGCTAGTGACTTTACTAAGTTCTAATTTTATCTTCTCGATGTTGTATCCTTTGACTATCGCATCTTGCATAACCTGAACGTACCTTATACATTGCTTTATTCGTTTATGCTTATCTCGTATATCATCAAGTAAATATCCTATCTTTGCTACCTTATGAGCTTGTGGTTTCTTACCATTATGTATTTTCTTATATTTTTCTAATGCATGATTAATATCACTCTCAGCACTATCACACTTTGACAACTCCGTATTTAATAAATTTTTATATGTTATAAGTTGATTGTCGTCCCAACCCACTAATCCCAAAATGGAATTAGCTTCTGATTCAATCTTGTCTAATAAGGCATAATCAAAATTATTTTTATCTCCTATATAGATATCTGCATTTCCTCTATAATAAAGAGATTTATCAGACTTCTGCCCCGTATCCACATCAATAAGATTATATTTCTTAATCCATGAATACTTCTTTCTGCTGTTCTGTACTAATGACCTCGCTTGTTTGTAAGTAAACTCCTTTGCCATAGAACTCGAAGTCGTTATCATATACTCACCTGACTTCATAGGATTCTCCATAACATAATTTTTTCCATCTGTTAGAATAAACAAAAAACATCACTCCTCTCTGATTTTTGACGCACTTTAATAAGCCTTGGGTATACCAAAGAAAAATTAAAATGCTATTAAATTGTTAAAATTTGGAAAAATTCTGCGAATGCATTGATTTTTATATAATTGATATGTATAATTTAAATGCGTACTAGTCTTTTTCCCCCAAGAAATAGATTTTGTATGTTGCTTGACTAGAAAGTTGGTAGCTGGCTAGTCAAGCATTTTTTATTTTCTTTTCCATTATATTACTCCGAACATGTGTTTGTGTCAATATAAATTCGAACAAAAATTCGAGAAATTATCTTAGCAAAATATCATGCATAATTCCCTTCTTAATAATATTTTTTATGTCCTGTTCGACATTAAATAGTTGCATATGAGGAATGTACTCATCCTCATTCACAATTATTGTTTTTGATTTTCTAACTAATAAGCACCCATCATCAGGTGTTGCAATTTTCTTTGAAGAAGTATTATTATCAAAATCCATTGTAAGTATTACTACATTCTTAGGATTTTTCCCTTCAGCTTTCAGCTTTTGTAATCTTTCAATTGCTTCGTCAATTGAGGTATAATCATATGTTTCTGTCTTCATGATATTCTCTCCTCTCCCTTATATCAAAGCCAAACTTATTTTCATCGCTTCCATAACCTTTAAACTATCTTCAGCAGATAATTCACCAATTTTAAATTGAATCCGATCTTTATCAATCGTTGTAATCTGCTCTAATGCCACAACAGAATCATATTTTAGTCCATTAAGCTCATCTTTATGTATTTCTACATGTGTTGGCAATTCTCTTTTAGACTTGGTTGTTATAATGGCAATTATAGTGGTAGGGCTAAACTTATTGCCAATATTGTTTTGCAATATCAGTACCGGTCTTTTACCACTCTGTTCTGAGCCTTTAGAATCGTATTTAGTTATATCAGCGAAATATATTTCACCACGTTTAATTTCCATTATGTTAGCCCTCCTTTCTCTGTTTGTCCCTTTTGATATTTTATATAATACATCATATTATAATATATGTCAACATATATTATTGATTAATATATTATTTTTTACTATAATACAAATAAATAATATATGAAGAGGTGCTATATGTACAAGCTTAATGTAAAAAATCTTTTAGATGCAAAAGGTAAAACACAATATTGGCTTTCTAAACAAACAGGGATATCCGCAAATAATGTAAGCAAAATCTATAATGGAGAAACAATCAATATTAGACTTGATACAATTAATAAATTGTGTGAAGCATTAGAATGTACACCATGCGAATTATTTATTAAGGACGATACAAAATAACTTTGTATCATCCTTTACATATTGTTTAACACATCTTTCATCCCCACTGCACCATTTGCATAATTATTAACTGTTGTATTTACATTACTATGTCCTAACTGCTGCTGTACAAATGCAAGATTTCCATTTCTGTTCATTATACTAGCATAATAATGACGCATCATATGTGGTGTTATACCATTTCCATAATTCTCAAATATCTGTTTGATATTTCTTTCTGTTGTACGAGTTCCATTTTTATTTACAAACACAGCTTCTGTATCAATAATGTTACTTAATGTGCTTCTGTATTCTAACCACTCTCTTATAGCTTTTAAAGCAGATCCGCTAAGATATACCATTCTATTTTGCATTTCTCTGTACACACCTTTACCAAGAATAGTAATATAAGGCATTTCTTCATCTAAATGCAAATTAGATAAATCCAAACCAGCAAGTTCAGATTCTCTTATTCCAGTTCCTCTTAATACTCGAAAAATAGCAATATTTCTATTTCTTACTGAAATATCCTTTTTCCACATTATTTTTTCTTCCATATCATTAAGTTGCTTTTCTGTTGGAAGTTTTTTAGTTAAATTGTTTCCAGATGGAATCCCTTTATAAGTTACATCTTTAAAGAATCCATCTTTAATTTCAGTTCCCTTCACTCTACTCATATAATCCCAAAAACTACTTATTATATGTTTTCTAGTTTCTAATGTCGTAGGTGACATTCCATTCTGTTCTTTAGTCTTTAAATATAACGTGATATCTTCTGCCATAATGTCAGTAAAATCTGATGGCTCAATATCTGAAATATTTGTTTTATCAATAAGTTTCTCTTCAATAAACCAATTGAGCAAATCTACAATAACTCCAAGATAATTTAAAGCACCTGCTTTACTTTCAATTTTAACAGTGAAATATTTTCTCATATATATAGGAAAATTTAACTCATCCAACTTCCTATTAAGCTTTTCAGCATTTTTGTTTTGTACTTCTATTTTGTAACACATATTCATCAACCTCACTTTCATATTCGTCTATGTAATAATTCTCTCTTTTTATCTTTGCAGCCTCAAAAATTTCTTCATATGAATCACAAAATCTTACTTCGATACACTTCGTTACCTCTCCGCACTTCAAACAATACAAATCTTTAATATGTTTTCGTTCTCTTTGTCTCTGTCTCTGAATTCCACTGGCTAACATATTTTCATTCATACATTTCATACATATGAATCTGCTTGCATGTTTTGGATTTCCATTCTTATATCTACTCAAAAATTATTCACCTCATTTCCGCAATAAAAAAGAAGCAGGTATTTCTGCTTCTAATACTTGTTTCTATATTTGATTTGTTTTCAATAAGAAAGCAATTTTTCATTGGGTTATACGGTCATTTCAAATTCGTAAATGTCAAACTCATCAAATAGTTGCCATTTATTATTTCCAAGATAAGAAACATCAATATCTCTCATTCCTCTTGTTAAATATAATTTATCACGTTTTCCATCTACAATCTCTTTCATTCTGCTAAGAATTAATTCTGAAGGTTGGTCTACCTGAATTGGCATAGTTCCATCACCTTTTGAATCTTTCCAATGCAAAATAAATAAGTTTTTACTATTGACACGTTTTATTCCTTCTATTGTACAATCATAAAATTTAGGTCTGTATCCCAAGTTATTCATATTATCATTTCCTTTCCGCAAGAAATCGTCATTTACTACACTGGTTTATATTTTTGACGATTTACTTTCTGTCTTTCTTCAATAATAAGATTCAAAACAATTGTTAGTCTCCTCTTTTCACTTGAGGAATCAGTCTCTCCATATATCTTAGTCAGTTTACCCTCATATTCTTGTTGTAAGCTGCACAATTCTCTTTCATATTCTATCAACTCTTTTAGTGTCATATTTATCATTATATCACCTCGTTTCTTCTGCTCATTAATCAAATCCAATACTTCACATACAAAATTTTTGCCCACATTGAGGACAATATGTATTTGTAGAATATACATTACTACCACAAATACCGCACTGATGTACAATTGTTGATTTTCCAAATAAGCTAAATTCTCTTTTATTATTTGTTGGAAATCTCTTTTGTTTTCTTACACATTCTTCTATGGTATCAATATTAGCCATTAAATCTTCAATATCACCAACTGCAATAACTCCATTTTCATTACTATATGCGATTTTAAATTGTTGTATGGATATCAATGCCGCATTTATTTCTTCTTCATACATTTATATCACCTCAATTTCCTATTAACCAATCTCTTCCATCACAAGATTTGTGTTCTTGGACAATTTCATCAGTTAATTTTATATTTTTAAAAAGTCCACTATCAATTGCTGCACAACCATATGAACAATATTTATCTGTAAACCCAGTTCTTACAACAATAATTGAATTTTCAAGTAATGACTTACCACATTTAGAACACTCCATATATCTTTCCATCAATCACACCTCACTTCATTACTGACACATCAATAACATTTAATCCAGCATCTTCTAAATCCTGTTCAACACAATATCTCAATGTTTCTTCTGATGACTCATCATCATAGAATTCTCCTTCAACTTCTACAATAAGTTTTGCTTTTACCTTATTGGGGTTATTCATTGTTTTTGACATATGTATCACCTCTTATCTTTCAGTTACAATTAAATTTTCTATATCATACCTGCAATCAATCCAATGTTCATATAGTCCAATGTTTTCATCTGTTGGCTTCCTTGTTGCTGATGAAATATAATTATCAAATTTAACGATTGCGTTATACATTTTCTCAAGGTCTTCTTTTGTAATCTCGTCAGTATTTCTAAATTCTTTCACTATATCACCTCTTCCAATCTTCCGAGTAAATCATTCATTCATTGGCTTCTTAATTACAATTTTTCTTCCACAAATCGGGCAATAACCAATCTTTATCTTTTTGCTAAAAGCATCTTCTGCGAAATCATATCCACAACAAAGTGTTATTCCATCAATCATTATTGTTCCATTCTGCCAAATTGCTAATGTTTTCTCTTTGTCATCTAAAATTTCTCTCGCCACATCTTCATCGAAATTAGTAACTTTTAATACTTTTTCCACACAGTCTGTAGGATAAGAAGAATAACCTACTGCAAATTTTTCTATTTGACTTTTTGTCATATCATTACCTCCAAACTAAAGAAAGTTAAATTTACTTGTTTCTATTCTACATGATATCATTAGACAACTCAATTACTTCATTACGTTTAATTGAATGGCATATAGTCTTCGTCCTCTTCACCATTTTTCTTAAAAATATCGTCATCTTCTCCATTATCAATACAAGTATCATAACCATCATTTCCTATTGTAAAATGTTGAAGAAAATCAACTTCAATAAAATTCGCCATTTCTTGAATTTTTCTTGTGATATTAATATCATTTACACTTGCATCTTTTGAACCATTTGGATGATTATGAGCTACAATAAATTTATTCGCACCAGACAATAATAGAAATATTGCAAGCTCTCTCATTTTTATTATAGAAGTATCTGCTGTTCCATGTGATAGTTCAAACACTCCTTGCGGAATCATTTGACAATTAAATGATATAATATAAACATATTCCTCTTCTAAATATTCCATCTCAAACGTTTTATTTAAAAAATCAATAATTTTATCGTATGTTGAAAAATCTGAATTCCATTGTATTTTTTCTTTTTCTTTTAAAATTGGAAAATTATTTTTCTTATTTCTAAACGTAATATATCTTTTAATTTCCATTATGTTATTCTCCTTTAAAAAATAGATTTAGCAATTATATCAGCAGCCATATCATTATACTGATTTAAATTATTTTTCAAATATATTTTTGTTGTTTCTGTTCTAGCATGTCCTAATAACTGCTGAACCACATATATATTTTCATCTGTCTTTTCCAACATAATATTAGCAAATGATGCTCTTAACTTATGGGGCGTTACCGAATATCCAAGAGCTTCCTTTGTGTATTTTATTACAATATCCGACAATGATCTTTGTGTCATACGAGTTTTTGATTTTGAAATGAATAATGCATCTTCATTTTTATCTATAATTCTTTTTCGATCACTTATCCATTCTGAGACTGCATTTTCTAATTGAGAACTCATAGAAAATGTTTTTTCTTTATGTCCTTTCTCTATAACACTTTTAATAGAATGATTCTCAAAGTCGATATCTTCAATATTTATTTCGCTTAATGCTGTTTCACGTATTCCAGTTTGCATAAATAGCATCATAATTGCTCTGTCTCTCGATTTCCATTTATATTGCATAGCAACTGACCTTCTATTTCCTGCTCCACATTCTACAGCCAATAGTACTTCTTTTAAATCATCTTCGTCTAAGAATTTTCTATTAACAAAATCTTCTCCACGAACCCTTTTTATTTTATTCATAGGATTTTCAGTTATATAATCATTCTCTATTAAGAAATCAAAAAAACTTTTTAGTACACTATGATAACACTTCCTATAAGATAATGAAGATTGTTTTTTATTTCCATTGTTATCTGTTATATATTCTATTGAATCCAAAAAACGAGTAATATCAAACTTTGTTACTTCTGTAGCTTTAATATGTCTAATATCACTCGAATCAATAAAATATAAAAATTTTGCTATTTTTCTTATATATTCTCTACATGCTGTTGGTTGCCTTCCTGATTTGAACTCATAATAATATTCAGTTACATATTGTGGTAATGTAGATAATATTTCTTTTATATTTTTTTCAATTTGTAATGAATGCTCTAATCTACCTTTCATTTTTATCACCATCCTTTATAGCATATTATTTAATTTTTCAATGCTATCTAATAATTTTTTCAAACTATTTGTAGTGTCTTCAATTGTTTTAGATAAATCTTCTACATCTTCATTTTCTTTTTTATCAGTTTCCTTATTTAAGCAGTCTTCAAAAACATGACCACCATTTTCAATATACATATTAAACAACATATCACCTGGAACTGTTTCAAATAATTTTCCATTATGATAAATCTCGTAATCAGGTACTTCATTTATAGGCGCTTTAAATCTAAATATACATAAAATAGCAAATTGCGTATCATCATAGCTGTCAAAATAATTTTTTTCCTCTGGTTTATCACTTGCAATATAATACCATTCTTTCATTATTTTATCTCCTTTATTTTTCACTTCGTCTATATTTTACTCTTGCTTCCCCTTCTTCTATAAATTTATCTTTTAAAGAGTCAGCCATTGGGCGTAAAGTTGTTTCGTAATATAATTTTTGTTTATACCATGTACTATATGGTTCAGCCATATGTTCATAATATTCTTTTACATATTTATGGAAGAATTTATTTATATCATTCATTAAAGCACCTTGACCTAGCATTTGTTCAATTGTTCCATCTGATAGTCGAATAATTTTCTTTGTTTCAGGATCAAATAATACGGAAAATGTTTGTTGACAAATTCCATAGCCAGACCACAAATGTAACATTTTATAATGTTCTTCAGTAAAAATCATAGATCTCTCAACATATAATTTTCCTGCTTTAAAATCCTTATATCTAATTCCAGGGAATTCATCTTTTCTATGTTCATTATCACCATATTTAATGTGCGTTCTATCACTTTCACCACGGAATGCTTTCGCCCTTTCTTCTTGATATTTTTGTTCAACTCTACTGGCTGTAATATTTTGAGTATATCTACCAGTTTGTGCATCTTTAAGCCAAACATCACCATTATAATCTCTCTCAGTTACCATAATATGATTGGTAGACAGGTCTCTTTTGTTCATATTATGATCTAAATAAGTGTTAGTTTCATTGTTTCTGTATCTCGTCTTATGATCATTATCTTCTATAGCATTTTTTACATCATTGACACCTTTACAACCAATTCCAAATATTGTATAAAATAATCCGAATAAACTCATATAATTAACCGCCTTTCTTATCTATGATTAATTCTATCTTTATAATCTTCACCAAAATTTTTTTTCATAAATTCTTCTGCATTTCTTTCTGCATTATTTTTTTCTTCTTTTTTATTATCTATAAATATTGCGATTGCAAACATTAATATTATTATACTTATAGCTGTACCCATAATCCATATCCTCCTATTTAACTATTCACATCTCATTATTACTATTCTAATTCTATCATATGATTTTAAATTTTGCACTATATATCCAAGTATTAAAATGATCCATAGTAATGAATTTTAATACATCCTCAAATCCCTTTATTACATCGGTTGCAAACAAAAATCCTTTACTGTATCCCTCGTAATTATTATTAGGAATAATTGTAAGATATTTTCCTTTCTTATGTACTTCATGACCTCTCTTAGCCATTTCCTTCTTAAATTCTTTGTAATCAAACATATTCATCACAACCTTTCACTGTAAATTATCCATTCCTTTCCATAAAAAAATAAGAGACTGGATATTTTCAATCTCTTATATGTTCTCTAAATTATTCAATTATTATAATTTCTCATCCTCAATATCTTCTAAGCTGTCAATTCCTAACTCATCCATAATATCTTCACAAAGACAACTTCCATCGCATTCAGCTCCATCATACATAACAGTCATCTCTTCAACATTTAAAACATAACGGCTTTCTTTCTGTTGCTTAAATAACTTTAGTACCTGTCTTAATAAATATTCTTTCCTATCCATAACTTTTCTACCTTTCCTTAAACAAATTCAATGACAATTGCCCTATAAAATACTCCATCGACATTCTCAATCAATATTGTTTCATCCTGATCGCCTGTCATCATTCTTATATCGCTTACGTCAAGTATTACGACTTCTCCATCCATATATAAGTCTTTAAATTTTATTTTCATTTAATAACTCCTTCTGAAATTTCCGTTTCATTGGTTATTCGATTTCTTCATGTATCATAAGAGAATATCCATCCCATAATTCTATATCAATAACCTTTGATAATTCTTTATATAATTCAGGATGATTTATCTCAATATTTTGAATAGCTGCTATAATTGGTTCGTATCTATCACCCTTAATTACAATTTTATTTATTGCATTTACCTTACTTGCTTTCATATTTTTTACCTCACTTTAATAGTAAATCATCGTTTCATTTACTCATCAAGAATACCTATCATAGATGGTATTTGACACACTTTTAGCTCACCATCAAATAATTCTCTATGTTCTCTGGATTCAAAATATCTTTTTGCTTTATTATAAGCATCTCTTTTTGAATCTGCTTTTACTTCAATCATTCTATCGTGGAATATTGCTATATAATTTCCATCTTTAATTCTTACCATAATGCATCTCTCCTTTATAATAAGCTCTGAACATTTGATACTAAATCAAAATATTCCATTCCGTATAGTTTGGCGACATTATTTCCATCGTATCTTTCTTTTTGCTCAGTCGCATCCTCACAAGGAATTTCAATTCCTTTTTTATCTAAAAGTTCTTCAAATAATTCGACAATTTCTGTTGCCAATTTATTTTTCTTTCCTTCGTTTATTTCTTCGTTTGTTAAATTTTGAATTCTTCTCAATTCGTCAACATAGTTACTCATAATATATACCTCCATTCTTCACAGTAAATCCTCATTTCGTATTATCTATTTTGTTCAATCCATTTTGCAATTTCTTCATCATGTTCTCTTTGATAATAAATTAAATCAAATTTATATTCAGAGCCTTCATCGCAATCAGAACAATAATTGCAATTTCCATAATGCTTGCAAGTTTCACATCTACCATAATTCTCATCATTTTCTTTTGCATATTCCATCGTGTATAAATCATGTAAATCTAACATATTAATTCCTCCAATCATCCAAAGAAACTCTTGTTTCCTTGCCTAGTTTCTTTCATATTTATAATAGCTTCCGAACCATACAAGTTTTGGATTCATAATCGTACCAACATTTTCTTTAACCTGACCACTATCGTTAAATCCTTTTTCAGTCATTTGTTCTGCATGTTTATTACGCTCCTCTTCTGAATCATAATGGTATTGTTCTATCAGCTCTGTATAAGAGGTATGCTCTCCATTTTCATATGAATGTTTCTTGATAATACTTTCTTTTACAATCTGCATACTTCATCACTCCTTTACTTCTACATTTAATGTAATCTCATACTGTTCACCTTCAATCAACCGTTCATTTAACACTTCTGTTTCTAAGGGATAATTCATATCATCAATAGAAACTCCATTCTTATCTACAAAATCATAAACTCCATCTGCCTTATTCCAAAAATCTCTTAATGTTTTTGCCATAATTCATCACTCCATTTCATACTTTGCATTCTTTGTATTCTCTTTCAGTTAATAGTCCTTCATCGCACATATTTTCAAGCGTTCTATATACAGCGTTTGCTCTCCAACTTGCATATGAAAAACCATCAAACTCTCCAATAAGTGCATCTCTGTTTTCTTCACTTTGTTTTTGTAATTTTTCTGCTAATGAAAAATTACGAAAGAAATATGCTTTATACATGGCTGCTTTAATTCTAAGATTCTCAATTTCATATTCCTGAGAAACTAATTTCTCTTGAGATTCTAATAACTGTAATCCCAGATTCCCCAATGAACTTCTTTCGATTCTGTTTCCAAAATAAGTATAATTCATAAATCATCACTCCACTTCTATATTAATTCATCAACTTCAACTACATCAGGATTATCACTAAACCATGAATCATTCTCTGCAATTTCCTTTAACTCAATAAAATCTCTTTCAGAATCAAAGCAATCGTTGTGTTTCAAATAAGCTACTTTCACCTTTTCTCTTGCATCTTCATATGACTCTGCCTTTACAATTCCAACAGCCAATTCTTCAATTCTGTATGCATATAAGTTTGTAATATCTAGCATAATCATCACCTCTTTATAATTTTATCTTTCCATAATCGGGAATCATCTGAATAAATTCATCTGCATTTGTAAACTGTTTATTGATTTCAACCCAATACTGTTCGTTATTTGTATCTGTACAACAAGCTTCTAATTTAAAATCATGCTGTGCGTAAATTGTTAAGCATAATTCTACTTTCTGAATAGATACACCTTCTGGAACTTCTTCAACTGTTGCGTACTCTTCCAAAAAGCTATCAATTTCGCTTTCTTTTAAATCATAATTGTAAAATGCCTGTAATGGCTTGTCTGTGTCATCTAACTCATTGAATGTAATTTTTGTATAATCTAACATATTAAGCACTCCTCCCTATAATAAATCTCTTAATTTTTCCGCAAACTCTTTCAATGCATTTTCTTTATATTCCTCGTTATGTACTAGATCAACTACACCAGGAACACCTTGAAATCCATTTCTCTTTGCTTCTAACATAAGATATGTTTCTTCCTCAACATCAAAGCCATCATAAAGTTCCCACATTTTTTCGTGTAAAGTCTCTATTAATTCTTTCTTTGTCTTTGGATTCTTAATTGTAATTTCAGTACTCCAATCCTCATTGCAAGGGTTATCTCCCTGCATATATAACTCAACTTCACCATTCTTTATTTCTGATATTCTAAAATCAAAATCAGTTCCTTCTGATAACTCATCAAGATACTTTTCTAATTTATCTTTTTTCATATAAATCAACCATCCTTTCCATTTGAAATTGCTATTTCTTATCTCTAATCTTATCCAACTGCTTCTTTAATTTTCCATCGTTAATTTCAACCTCGTATCCTGATAGATAAGAAACAATGTCACTTGCTCTCTTATTACTCCGTGTAATACATACAGGAACACCATCAATTGCAATAACTGTTTTGTATGTACTGTTATATTGTTTTACTCTTGTCTGTGTAATTTTCATTTCCATCACTCCACTCTATGCTTCATAATCAAATTCGCTTAATCCTGTATCAGTTACATATGCCTGTACAGCTTCCACATATGTTCCATCAAAGTTTCCATTCTCTGCATTATAACTACTTGACTCTTCTTCAATTTCACAATCATAATGTAAGAAAATATTCGTGATCAAGTTTTCCATTGATGTTTTTGGCTCATATTTCTGTTCTCTGATCCATGCAGCCATACAATCATAGTCACACCATTTCTCTTTTGGATATGTACTATAATCTTTTTCTTCCGTCCATTTACCTGTCCACTGATCTACCATATTAATTACTCCAATCTTCTAATAACTCATACACTTCATCCTTATTGTCGTACATATACTGATTAAACGCTTCGTAATCTCCATCTTTATCAGGAAATTCTTCAATAAATCTTTCCCACATTGCATCTGACACCACATTTTCATTGAATAATTTTCCCTTGTATTCAAGTTCTGCATCTGACCATTCTCCGTGTGAAATATATCCAATATCTTCAATTCCGCAATAGTTTGGATATTCTTTCATTGGGAAACTTGCTACATCATTTTTTACTACAAAGTCTCTTTCTATTGTGCTTGTCATCTTCTCACCTCTTCAATTTAGATAAATACAAAAACATTACTATTCCTTTCCATTTTGTGTTATAATACTAATATAGGAGCGAGGACTTACACGGCTGTGTCACCAGCCGATGCCTCTTGTGTTAGCAATTCTCTTCTATGTATTCCCATGCTTCTTCTTCAGTTGGAAAAGCATTTGGACAACCTGGTACATAGAAGTCGCCGTACATTTTGTAAGGTTTAATCACTCTAACACCTCCTCATATGTATTTATAGAAAAAGCAGAGATAATTAAATCTCTGCTTTAACTATCACTATTAAGTTATTCTCCATTATCTCTTAATTGACCGCCATTATAGCTGATAATATACTTAAACATTAATATCCTTCCAATCGTTTCCATCCACCATTTTTCTGTTCCCATGCAGTCGGATTTAAGCCATACAAATCCTTTTTGAATAACTCGTCATATCTTTTGTCCATCTGCTCTTTGGTATTAAACAATTCTTCGTGATCTAAGTTTCCTTTATCTGCACCAGACAACTTATATATTCGTAGTTTGTACATTTTAATCACTCTCCTCATCTTCATCTTTAAAGAAAATCTCAAACGAAATATTGTTATCTTCTAATTTACTACCAATCCAATCTGCCATTGTTTCGCTATAAGCATCCTCATCCGTCCAATAAGTTTCTTCTGCTTCCCTTATAATTTTTTCTGCTTTTGAAAAATTTTCGTATATATCAATTACAATCATAAAATCAATCCATGTATTCAAATCTGAATAGACATGAAATCCGCTTGTAGGTTGTACCATTTCAATCACTCTCCTTTCAGATTAGGACATAAACCAAGTCCACCATCAATCTCAGGCACTCTTCTATAAGCGTTTCTGTGAATACAATCTTCCTGATCACATTCAGTACAATCGCACTTTTTGTATTCCTCGTAACTCATTTTATAATTTGTCTCTTTAAATCTCTCTTCTGTCATCATATAAATCACTCCTTTAAACAATCACTATCAACTACTGCAAATAACTTAATCTCTTCACCGGCTTCGCTTTCATCAAGATCCAGATTATCAAGCAATTCTGCAAACGATTCATCAGTAAAATCTTCCTTATATAAATACACATCATGTACTATTGGAGTACACCATAAATGCAATCTAATGAACTCTATTAGTTCAATCCATTCGCATTCATTACATATCCGTCTTGCACACCTTACTAATGACTGAACAAAATCCTGTGTCATAAGTCCGTTACCTTCGAGCTTTTCAATCTGCTCGTCAGTAACCTCTTTTACGTTACTCATACCTTTATCCATAATGTAAGAAATAACTGCATTTCCCATTCGTGAATCGAACTCTTCCTCAATAATCTTTCCTATTTTTGTTTCGTAGTATGTCATATTACGCTACCTCCTAATAATTTTCATCAATACATTCATCTGCTTCACTATAATATTGACCGTCATATCCTTTTTCCATTAATTTTTCCCAACAATCATTACACACTAATCTAAAAGTGATTCCATGACAGTCTCTTGTGAAATTCATATCATTTCTTTCTACTTCCTTATTACATACTGGACAAATTCTAATATCTTTTTCTTTCATAATTATTGTCTCCTATTCTTTGTAAACAGTTCTTTCCTTTGGTTTTATCCAACTGCTTTCCAATCAACTACCTGCTTATATCCGTCTGCCTGTAAGATATGAATTTCTTCATTCTTATCAAGTTCGTAATGATTTCTGAAAAATTCTTTTAACCCCTCTTCTCTTTCTGCTCTCCATAATTCATCATGAGTGATTACATCTCCAAATTCTTCTTCATCCGTTATTACGGTAATATCAGAGATCTTTCCAAAATACATTGCTTCAAGTAAATCTGTATTCACATCTCCCTTGATAATATAATCTTGCCAATCTCCCTGACTATACCCTCTAATTGTTCCAGTTTTAAAGGTGTCTTCTGGATAAAGAAGTCTGATTACATCAACAAGAATATCTTCTGTACATCTGCATTTATCATACATTTCTTTTAATTTTGCATTCACTTCACCAGATACATCCGTTGGATATTCGTCATAACAATCAATATTATCCAAAATCTCTTTTGCATTCTGATACCATTCTGCCTCAGTACAGTCTGTAAAATCTCTATTACCTGTAAGAACAACCTGTTCATCGAAGTTTTCACAACCACAATAATCTTTCCAGCCCTGATTGCTATTGTACAGCCACCATGTTCCATCGCCTGTGTTGTCTATTTTGATTTCTACCATATCAATCAACCTCACTTTCTTTCCATAAATCAATTAAACCAGGTAATACATAACCTAAATCTATCCAACTAAATTCATCAAACTCTTCAAGTTCTTTTAGTTCATCTTCTGTTGGAATTTCAGCACCCATAATTCGCTTTACATCATTTTCTGTTCCACCAGCTTCAAGTATTCTATGTAATGTCATTTCTAATGCACCAGAAATATCATCACTTCCTTTTACTGTGATTGCATTCCGTGACCAATATTCATTGCAAAGATGAAATGTCACAATTGTTTCATTTTCTTCTAGCAAATCTTTCAACTCAATCATTTCGCTTACCTCCTAATAAAATCCTAAATGCTGTTTCATATATAAAGCACCGCTGAGGAACATAAACAAATTCTTTTTACGTTCATCATTATCATAATCCCATACTGGAATCCCGTTATCATCACAGATCACCATCCCGCCAAAGGCTTCATTACTACATTCTGTAAAACGTAGTGCTTCTAATAACTCATTCCAGTTCTGCTCGTTATACTCCATTTTATTCACTCCTTCCATTACAAAAGGCAGACACAATTATTTGCATCTGCCTTTAATTATTCTCCTATTTCTAATCAATTTCATCACATTCTGAGCTATCAACATCCCAATCAAGTTCATCAATCGGCTTATCCCACAATCTTTCTTCGTCTGCAATATAATTCATAATCCTTGCAAAACTACTTGCCTTAACATTTTCCATTTTCTCTATGAATTTATAAGTCGGTTGCATAGCATCGTCTGTTTCAAAGATATACACATCAACTGTATTATCACTATTTACATTAGCCTTAATAAATCCAATCTCATTTTTATGGAAAATGAAAAACTCACATAATCTGTTATTACAATTCCAATCAAACGGTGTACTGTCGTTTCCATTCATATAATAGATAGCTCCATTTGCATCTAACATATCATCTGTAACATTTGGACACATTTTTCGTGCCACCTTAAAAATTCTTTCGATTTCTCTTTTAAATTCATATCCGTTCATATTATTTTTCCTCCTTTGACGTAATTAAACTCACAAGATTGTCTCTAATATAACCACAGAAAGCATCAATACTTCCATTTCCAATAGTCCAACAACTATCTTCATCATAATTCCAATGGATAATTACTTCATGTCCTGGTGTGATATTAGGTAAATCAACATCTTCCTTTCTTGCATATGAACTCTTTGAAAGAGCTTTAAGATATACATATCTTCTAATATTCTCAATATCTCTTTCTGTTTCTGCATTGAAAATCTCTACCAAATATTCTTCCGAACATTCATCATAAATATCATATTCAGAAGCTCCATTTTTCTTATTATCAAGTCTCTTCAACTCTTTACTAATTGCAAACAGTGCTGATTCCTCATATTTCTTACACTCTTCTTCACTTCTAAATACAGTTCCATCCTCTGCAATGTACTCTGTTCTTACTAACTTCTCAATTGTTTCTGTTTTTCTAATTTCGTTTACTCTCATAATTTTAATCTCCTTTTATATTTTATTCTCTATTTGAAAGTACTCTTTCATTCGATTGTCACATCTCTTCATTATTATATGTGTAACTAAAATCTCCATATTTAAGCTCACTTCTTATATTGTTACGACTTTCGGTTTCCCAATCCTCTCTGAATAGTTTTGCTTGTTGTTTCGGAGTATTCTCTTTTTCTTTACATATAATATGTTCTCCATCCCAATCATGATAAGTAGTAACTGGTTTATATTCCATGTTACCTTCTTCAATTTCCTTTGAGATTTTCATTTTTAACTTTTGTTGTGATGTTCCAATGAAAAGAAGTCGCATACTAGAATACTCTTTCCATTCATTACAGCTATGTAAATAATATATTTGCTGTGCCATAGTATCACTCCTTTACATGTGTGTCTGAAAGAATTTCTCTTCCATCAACTTAACTCTTTCTTCAAATGGTAAATCTCTATTGTTGTCCCATATTACATAAAATGGATTCATAACTCCACCATAGCCAATACTAGGAATATCTAACATATATTCACACTTCTGTCTTGTAGTTTTCTGATTCCATTTCTCTAAAAATTCTGCCTTGCTTCGTTCTGCTGTTTTCTTTATCTTTTCCATTGCATCGGCTGGAATATAATCTTCAGGAACATAAAACTTAATTACCCCATGATTAGAAATATGTGCAATAGTTTTATAATCTCCATGTTCATATACTGCTTTATTACATACAGTAGTTCCATTACCCATACAACCCATAAATAATTCAAATTTCTGTGCTGCCATTTGCGTTTTCTCCTATAATCCAAGTACAAAACAATCTCTCTGATGATTCCAAAAATGTGCTTTTAAATCTGCAAGAGATTTTGTTCCATTTTTCAATGCTTCATAATCTGCCTTTACCATGTCTTTTGTATAGTCACCACAACTATAAATAGATGACCGAAATTTTTTACCTTTTTGTGAGTACCATCCTTTACCTTCAGGAAAAGTATTTTTAGCAACTGTACAAAATGTAATTATCATTCCGTTGTAATCAGGTAATTTATGCTCACCACTCAAGTCATGTAGTTCAATTTCCATTCCGTCTGGTGTAACTGCTTTATCAAGAATTTGCATATTAATCACCTCAATTCTTATATCTCTTATATCAGACAATTATCATAATCATAAATATCTGGATAAGTCTCTCTAATTGTATATTTAGTGCCTCTATTACTTGCAAATACGATACCTTCCGTTTCCTTGTTGATGAACTTACAAAGATGGTCAACATCCTTTCTGTGATAATTTCTGTTAATAAGCACATCTGCCATATCAGAATATGATTTTTCATAACAGCAATCACAATTATAAAATTCATTTCCTGTTCTCTTCTTTACATAAAGTAACTTATCCCATTTCTCTTTCATAGGAAACTTTTTGATAAGTGCTGCAACCACCTTTTCTCTTGCAGTTCTTTGATCATACATTGTTCCATAAGTCTTATCATCAAACCAATTTCCAAGATACATATAAGACTGAATCCATGCTCTATCCTTTACCCAAGGTGTATCCTGCATTACATAAGGTGAATCAGTACATACAAACTCGTACCACTCAACACCACAATATTCATGTTTATGTTTTACCTTCGTGAACTGATATTTATGACCTAAATACTCAAATTCTGTATCTGGAATAGGTTCATATTCAATTTCCTTTTCTGCCCAACATCCTGTCCAATTTTCGTCATAATCTTTTGCCTTTTCAGGATATAAATCTGGATCTTTATAAGATAACAACCACTGATTTATTTTCATTGTGGTATCTCCGTTCCAACACTCAGCCCAAAAGTTCTTAGTCAAGTCTTCCACATTATACTGAAGCTTTTCCTTTACCTTGTTCCATTCTCTTTTGATTATCGTTTCAAATTTTGGAAGTTTATTTCCATCCGCATTTGAATATCTGATTACTTCATTTCCATTTTCATCACAACAGATAAACATTACATCATCTGCCATTGGTGCATTTAATTCACAGTAACCAAGCGGATCGCATACTGAATACCAAGTTCCCTCATTTCCATATGTATATCTTCCGTAATATCTATGTTTTCCTTCAATTTCTTCAACTGTTTTCCAAAGTTCTACATAATTGTCATCTTCGCCTCTATATAACTGAACTTTAATTTCTCTCATACTAATCAACCTGCCTTTCTAATTTCCTTTAACATATTTGCCTTACACAATATCAGATTTTCTTTCATATCTTCAATTCGCATATCCATAAATTCTTTAAGTGCCTTATCAAACTGTTTTTCTGTAATGTCATGACCATAATTTGCAATCACAACATCCATAACTTCTCTATACGAAAAGCCATTAAATAATGTGTCGTTCTCATGTATTGGTGAGTTATAAGTAAACTCTTTTCCATTCCGTGAATCCGTTTCAGGATCATATAACCATCTACTCATATTAAACCTCCTCTACAATTCCGTTTTTTGCGTTACTCCAATGGTACTTCTTTCCATTCTCCACATTCTCAAAGATTACTGAATATGAAAATGTTTCAAATGGTGTGAACACTTCTCCGTTGCAAGTTGTCGGTGACTTCTCTGTATTCCAATCAATACCAAGCTTTCCATTATCTTCATGAACTGTAAATATAGTTCCATAGTTCCGTGTCTTAATCTCTCTGTTACATGTGTCATACATGTGCACTTTTACTTTGTCATTTACCTTCAACATTCTGTATTCCTCCTTGTAATAAAATAGGCAGCTAGGTATTTATTCTCCTAACTGCCTTTGCGGTTGCTATAAATTTATTGCATTTCCATCTTCATCATATTCAATCGGTGCAACATGAACTGCATAACCGATTTCTTTTTCTTTGTCGTAAATCTCCATTGTGCCACCTGCACAAAATTCAAATGAGAACCGCTTATCATCCGATTCAATCAGCTTAATCAAGTGATCCGTAAGTTCATTTAAGTTCCGTGCATCTTCTTTTGACTTTTCAATACTTGTCATTTTGCTTCACTCCTTTTCATAAATCTCTAATTTATGTAACAAATCAAACATTGCTACATATCTACCCTGATTCCGTTCTTTGAGTTTATCATTGTCGTTCTGCATTGCATCATCATAATCTTTATTTACTTTTCTAAATTCCTCTGCAATAATTTCAAGAATTTCATCCTTTGTCTTTTCACATGTATATCTACTCATTTCCATCACTCCGTTCCCTATAATTTTCAAATCCAATTCCACCACTATAATTAATAATCATTTGTATATAATATGGTAAAAATTCCGTTCCTTTTTCAATCATATGTTCTTTCTCCTTCCATATTATGAAATCTTAGTTTCATTCTAAATATCTTGTTGCTTCTATATGGTCAAACATTTTAAAAATATCATCGGCTTTTGATTTGTCATCATTAAAAAAATCTCTTTCTGAAATTCTCATTGCAGAATAACATTCATTACAAACTTTAATTCCCTCCTTGAAATTAAAGTGCCAATTAGTATTATGTTTATCATTATGGCAACAAGGACAAATATCAAAACTTTTATTTGTGTACATAACGCCTCACCAATTTCCTTTCTAAAACTTATGAAATGCGAATTTCTTGTTTACAAATTATAACAATTTAATATCATCTGAAATGAATCGCTACTTACGTATTCTGCAATATCCTTTTCATGTCTTCTTATTCTTTTTTCTAATAACTCCCTATTTTCAGGATGTGTTTGTAAAAATTCTTTATCTTGTTTATATCTTGCTACCAGATGCTTTAATGTTACTCTTTCCATATTTACCTACCTTTCTAAACCAATGAAAAATGTGAATTTCAGACACTCATTATTCCATCTAAATAATCATTTAAGCCTTCAAAATAATCTTCGTTTGGCTGTTCCTGATGAACAAATTCCTCTTCGCACTGTTCTTCATAAGCTGCCTTCTGTGTCTCTTTATAAATAATTTCATCAATTCTATTCATTTCTCTTGCCTCCAACTCTAACAAACACGCATTTATTGTGCATTATAATGTTTAGAAATTCTGTTAAACACATCTTCTGCTGTAAGCCATCCTACAACGTCATCACATTCACTTTCTTCATTTGTAAGTAGTCCCATAAGTTCTAACTTGTCATCGTTTCTTCCGTAACTTCCATCATGCTCAATTACAGAACAAACAAACTCTCCTTCATTTCTATTTGGATATGCTAATGCAGCTCCATTTAAAAATCCATTTTCAAAAACATACGGAATTCCTGCTACATCAAGTAAATTCCGCAATTTATAAATTTCCTTATAACATTCTCTTACCATTATTTTCCTCACGTTCCAAAAGAAATATCCATTTCTAATTAATCATTGTTCCATTCACCATTTAACACTTTATTTATTTTTACTTTGTTTATGTCCTGGTCGTTAAGAGTAATAGATGAAATGCCTTTAAATTTCTCAATTAACTTTTCTCTTGGCATAGTCCAATCAAACACTCTTAAATATGTCATTACATCTTCTTTTTTCACATATTCTCCGCTCGTGAAATCATCATATTTCATTTTATTTTCTCCAATCTTTCCTATGTTTTTACACATACTCATTGTTATACCAAACAGCTCCTTTCGCATCTTCATATAATCTGGCAATTTGTATACAGTCTGAATTTCCATAACCTTTATTAAGTTCCTTACAAAACTCTTCATAAGATAACTCCGTTCTACAGTTATCATCAAAGTCACTCTCAAACTCACAATAATCTTTATAGGCTTCTCTTCTGTTTCCTACTTTGATAAATGTTGACATATCCATATTTTCATTTATCTTATAAATAACAATCGAAGTTTCAACAACCTGTGAAAAATTATCTTTTATGAACTTCCTTATGTATTCTATTTCCTTATCATTTTTATATCTTGTGTCGTATCTAATATCATATGAATTAGTGTTTGAATATCCCTTCTCTTTTTCAGTAACATTGAATTTTATTACCTTGCCATTTCCATACTGAAAACACTTGCTTTCACTTATTTCCACTGTTCCTAACATAGTATATTTTTCATCATTGCAATCTTTTCCGCTAAATTCTAAATTATATTTCATAATCATTCTCCTTCATTCTTTCTCACTTTCTATGCTGTTTGCACCATCAGAGAACCCATCATCATATCCCTTATTGTACATAGGATTCTCGAACTTTGTGTTTGCTATTGGACTATCTTCTTCAATACCGAACCACTCTTTCTCTTTATCTGTCATCTCACAACAATTTTCGAAAAATTCAAACGCATTTTCTCTATCATCAGAAATAAGTCCGTCCTTAAAGAATGTCGCAAGTTCTTCAAGTCTTGTCCGTGGAATATAATTCTTATTTACTTTTTCAAACAGCTTTTCAGTTGCTTTATTAAGTGCAACTAATTTTTCTTTATCATTTGAAAACATATAATATATACCATGTTCCCACTGCTGTCCCCATCTTTCCAAGGCAGAATATCCGCAAGCTACAATATAATTATTATCTGTTTCAATAAGAGAGAATTTTTTACCTTTTTCATTTGATACTACTAATATTTCTCTATGATTTTCTTTCATATCACACCTCCAAGTTATATTCTTTAATTAATCTCTGCCTTACCATATCATTCAGATCCTTATTGACAGGCATTATCCTATGCGTTGTTCGATTAATATATACGAAATGACTCCCCTTACATCTTGTCGGTGTATATCCGTTCTTCCGTAATATCACATCAAAGTCACGCATTCGCTTTGACTTTCTAAAATTGTGCATAAATCTCACTCCTTTCTTTTACCCGTATAGCCTGATAGTGCAGCTTTATATGTATATGTTCTCTCTTATGCTGTTCTCTTTTTAATAAAAATAACCTTTGTACCTTCAATCACTCTTGACTGTTCAAGTCCAAGTCCCTCTACAATCATATCCTCAACATAAAGAGATACCGCTGTTCTAAAATCTAAAATAGGATATTTTGCACAAGCATTTGCCTTTAAATTCTCTGGTGTAATCTTTCTGAACTCTTCTGATAGAAATTTCTTTGTTTCGCTTCTGTCTTGAGCATATAACTTATACATATCTCTTAATGCACGAGTTACATAACTTACATATCCACTGTGCTTTCTATCAAATCCAGAATCTCTTATTATGTCATATACATATTCTGCACAAGCTCCGTTGTCAATTGAACAGAGACTCAATGCTTCTGTATATGAACCAAGAACTCCACTTCCTCTATTACCTGCATTTTCTCTATACTCAAAGCCATAGATATTTTTCATTTTTTCAAGTGTTTCCGTTGCTGGATCATGTAATACAAGCATTGCACCATGCTTCTGAATTGGCGTTACCTTTCTAACTGATACACCCTGAAATGCATATAATTCAGCTTCAAATGCAACTCTTTCAGAATCTTCCGTTGGTGCATTTAAAATTAGTTGCACCTTTAAATCCTTATATTTGTCTTTATCTACAATCTGACTTGCAATCCATCTTCCATAGCCATCAACTATATACACTTTACCTTCTTCCCAATGTGGTACACCAAGTAAAGGCATGAGCTTTCTTTCATCCCAATTATTAGTGAGATATTTTAAATCTCTTTCCGTTCTTTCGTCTGTCTGATACCGTGAATCAATTTCCATTAATTCAACAGGTATTCTAATAATTGCAATGTCTTCATGTATATCAGTGTATGCCTTTGTAAGACCTTCTAACTTGTCAACACTTCCCTTTGACTTTCTTCCTGTTACTACTTCAAACATTTTGCACATAATTAACTACCTCTTTTCTTTTAATATTTTTGATATGTATTTTGTGTATAAAAATAACGGCTTGCCTTTTGGTTCGCCGTTTAGTTACTAAACTTTTCAAGCCATTCATCTGTTTTCAGATAATCTTGATAGTCTATATCAATCAAACCTAATTCATCTGCCATTTGATATAGCCACTCTTTGTATTCTTCACTTCCATCTTCTGCAAGTAATTTACAAAGTTCCTGAATAACAGGTGTTACCGTTTCTCTTGCCTTTGATTCTTCAAACTCAACAAGATAATCGTAAGCATTACAAGCAATTTCCTTTGGTGTGAAATTACCCTTCCAGTTTGCATTGCCATATTCTGCAATATCATAAAAATCTCCATATTCCATTATATCTCACCTCTTTCCATTAAATAATTTCTATATGCATTCTCGCTTTCAAACTGCTGATATTTACCTATTGATGGTACAAATCCCATATAAGCAAACCCATTATAATATCCCTTTATCATGCTAACGCCTTTCTTAATTTGCATTTAAGAGTGTCGAATATACTCGGCTCTATAACAAGAAAATTGTCGTCTTGCATACACCTGCTTTCATATACTTGCTGATACTCCATCATCTGCACTGGTGTTAAGCTGTCATATGGAGTTAATAGATTTCTGTCTATAATGTCGTTTCCATCATTTCCTTTTATGATTCTGAAATTAAACATTCCAGGAACTTCTCTTTTGTGTATGACTTTTGTTTTGCTTTTAAATAGCATCATTTCCTTTATACCTCCTGTGCTAATCTTGCATCACGCATAATCCGTGATATTTCATTTTCTGTTTTTGCATTATGAATCTGTATTATTACTTCATCCGAATAACACAAATCTCTTGCTGTTGTGATTGCTGTTCTCTTGTAATTGTACATTTCTCTTGACATATTAATATTCTCCCTTCTTTATCTTACAAAACCTGAATATTGAGCTTTGATAATTGTGTCGTCATATATGATATCTGTATAATTGTCGTGCATTATTAATGAGCAGATATCTCCCTTGTACCAATCTTCGGAATTATCTATAAATGTCCAAAGGTTTCCGTTGAAATCCTTGGTTGTTATTTCGTTTCCGTTTACACACTCAACCACTGTTGACAGTGGGTATGTGTGTTGATTGTAAGTTGCCTTTTGAGCAGTTTTCTCTTTTCACTTTTTGTAAATATGATTTCTTTTCGCATTGCTTTAGTTTCCTTTCTTGTAGTATTGACTTTGGGTATAAAAATAGCACCCTTTGCAGTTTGCGTTGGGTGCTTATTTCTTGAATATTATAATTCTTCTAAGTCTGCAAGATTATGTCTGAATCTTGTTCGACTATTAGTTTTACTGTCTACAACAGTATATTTCCCTTTCTCTTCATTGATATAGAATCCATCTTTGTTTATTTTTGATGTTTTCCATTTATACCCTCCGTTTTCACATTCTTTCCATGCCACCTTTTCAGCATTTACTGAATACTGTCTTTTAAGTTCTTCTTTATTCATAGTATTAACCCTCCTATATAATAATTTATATTTTATATTTTTCGACATAAAGTGTCAATGTGCTTGTAGGAATCGAACCTACTGATAAGTATAATGTTGTTAGCATTATATTATCCACCACATATAAGCACAAGTAAGATAAGTAGCCCTCACATTCTCTGTTATATATTCACTTATTTCCTATTAGGTAGACCTCAAACATTAAATGGTATATTCACTTATTACTTATCATCAGGTGACTAACCCTTATGCAGTCAACAGTTTATTATTTTAATTCGCTCCAACTGTTACGAATACCTTACACTGTTTTATACAAACCGATTGCAAGACATACGGTTTTATCAGTGACATTATTCTCGAACTGATTACAGAATATACTATCAACCTAGTTACACTAGACAGTAGGATTTATAGGCAGGGATTGTACTGCTCATACCTCATACACGAATGTAGATAGATACATTCAACATTAGTGTTACCACCAACTCTTGTGTATTGTTCCACTAGCAACTTTTCAAATAACCAAGCATAAGTTTTCATCGTTTTACCGAAACGCCAGTCGCTAACTATATACTGAGCTATCGAATCATTGTTAATTTTTATGATAGTGAATTGTGTCAATCACTCACTATATTTGTACCAAGATGCTATGTGATAGTGTTTACACACTATGTATTATGTACTTGCCACCAGCCACCACTTTTCATGCGCTGTTCACCAAGTTTTCCCGAATATAGAGTTTATATTCGCTGACCTAGCCACTTGGGAGTGCTCCGTAACACCCTTGTCAGCCCTATACGACATCTCCTCGTTTATGGTTCTCGCAAACCACACCCTTGACCGTTCAATCATATGTATTCTTGTAGTGTTGTGCTGATAGTTTAGAGCAGAACATCTACTTGTCCACAAAACCTGAAGTCTATCGTCACCTACTTATTAACGCACACCTCCTAACTAGGTTGTATTTTGTGTAAGTGTATTGATGTCGTGTGTAGGTTAATCACACTAGAATACACATACAGTAACCTTTATGCATTGCGTCTTTAAATTTTGGGTGACTTTAATAGACCGTTTGGGAAGAACTGTCGTACTTCTACGGCTTATCACGGTTTTATTTGTATTGTGTTTAATGTTATGTATTTTTATTGACTTATGGGTTGAGTAAAAAAGAACCCTATCTTGACGAAAATGTAAGTCAAAAATAGGGTTGATGATGGAGAACCCATCACAAAATGATGATGTAGATTTTGTGACCTACCCACTCAAAGAGTGGGTAACGCACTAGGCTTGACACGGTTTATACTCGCCTAGTCGAGTTATTTAGCCATACGGCTCTGCTGATTATCCATGAACTTTGTAGCATCTTCGGCAGACTTGAACTCGTAAATCTGCACATACTTGTCATCCTTTGCAAGTGCGTCATATGTCTTGTTGCCCTTGCCAAGCTTAGTTGCACCAAAGTCTTCGGTCGCAGACATCTTGATGGCAAACCTAGCCTTGCTTGACAGAAATGCACCCTTGACTGTACGGACGAACTTGCCATCGCACTCAAGAGAGCCGACAATCCGTGTAGACTTCTTAGATGCTGTCTTAGGCTCTGACTTAGGTGTTGTGTCTTTAGGTGTCTCTGTCTTAGGCTGTTCAACTGCTCCAAGTCCTAAGAGTTTAGCGATTTTCTGTGCTTCTGTAGCGTTAATCTGATAAGCTACTCCATTAACGATAACTGCATTCTTTAATTCTTTCATAATTACCAACCTTTCTGTCTCATCTTAGAGACTTAAAAAAATATTTTTTGTTCACTGAACTGCTCGTCAGCCGTTCAGCTTGGCTACACCTTATCACAAAAAAATTCTGCTTGTTTCAGTGCAAAACTTCCAAAAATGCTTATTTTTCGTGGTTTTGAGTATGGCGAGAATGGGGGTGGCAAAAACGGATTAAACCCTTATGAAATGTAAAACCAGGTATAGCAGGTTTATTTACACACCAAGTCAAAAAATTTTTTATTAAAAATAAATTATCTTATTCTCAATCCATTAAATCCCCAATAAAATCAAGCAAAATCCCAATTTTCCCATCTCAAATCCCTTATCGTACCCCATATCGCTCAAACCTACTAACCAAGCCACTTTCACCCATCTTACAATCCAAAAATCAAACTTTCATTTCATCAAAAATTCACTCACAAATCCAAAATTATCCTTATTTATAAGCACTTTTACCGATAACCATTTTTAATCCAGAATCATCATTATAATCAATTACATAAATCATAAATCTCTAATCAACAATAAGGGGGCTACATAAAAACCACATCAAAAAATCTAAAATTACCTATATACATCACAAAAACAGCCAAAAAAATCCAATACAAACCATAAAAAAATCCTACTATAGCAATACTCAAAAATTCCATTTCTCATCTAAACCCTCTATCACGCCCATACACAGTCTTTTCATTCCACCCTACCAATAATACCTAAAATCATTTTTACCCACCTAAATGCTCAAAATACAAGGTCAATTTTTTACATCACCCAAAATTACATTAACTATCTATATACATTCACATACATTTACTATAAATAATATTATCAATTCTCACGCCTATATAAAAATCCACTCTCACAGCTCAAATTTCAATTTTTACCCTCTACCCTAACAACTAGCCACCTGACATATAAAAATCCAAAATAGACTCAAAATCATACATTTTTTGCCTTATATCCCATGTAAAGAATTTTATCTTAAAACAAATTTAAAAAAGAGAATATAAAATTGTATAAAACACATTTCTAAGGAGGGTTTCAAATGAATACATATTTAATACCAACAACAGCAGCATATTGTTATGAACCATATGATTACATTTATTTTGTTTATGCTGATACACCACAAGAAGCTTATATAAAAGCATGTACGAAATTACAAGGAGAATATATACCACTTGAATCACAAGAATATGAATTATATCCATTTAAATTGTACAAGCCAGATGATACAGATATTTTCCCGTTCCATGAATCAAGAAAATATGATATACTTACAGAAGCATTTAAAAATACAGAAGGAGCAGAATATATGGCGTATTTCAATGTAAACTGGAATGATTATATAGAAGATCTAATTAAAATAGCAGATAAAGAAAATTGGTCTAATGATACATACCCTAATAATAAAATTCTTACAAATTATATGGTTCACACATATAAAAAATTATCTTCTGAAAAGAACGTAATTATTAATAATGAATATGCACTATTTAACACAGGACTTTTTACCGAATTCTATCAACCAATATACGCATATCAAGATAAAAGCAAAAATGGATTAAAGTTTCTTACATCATATGATTTAGGAAATATGAATATTTCTGAACGCCCACCAAGAGCAAATTATTTTGATGATCCATCTCTCTTATTATTTGATTGGCACTACGAAATAAACATTAATTATAAACATATATTGAAAGATATTAATAATATTGAAAGAATTCCCGAAAAGCTTAAAGATAGCAAAAATATTCTTAACAATCTCAATGGTTCAATAGAAACTATGAAGAAGCGAGTATCAGCTAATTATAAATTGGCAATACCACAATATTATGAAAACAAGATTCAGTTATTACTTCCATTATGCTTAGAGGATGATACTACTCCGTCATTAGCCTTAACCGTAACTAAAGTAGGAAATTATTATCAAGGTCACACATGTTTAACACTTGATATGGCATATAATAATGCTCGTCTTATTGCAAAACCAGAATCTAACTGGTTATCAATATAAATCAAATAAACATAAAAAATTAACAGGCGGTAATTAAGCTGTCTGTTTTTTTATTGCATAAATTTATATTATTCTCCACTATTCTATTTAAAAATTCATAAATTCAAATTCATATAAGAGAATAATCTATTGTAAATAATCATCACACCACTCTTGCCAAACAAAAAATAATAAATTTTAAAGGAGGACTCATTATGGGTGGGTAACTTAACATTAATTACAACAGAAACATTTAATAACTTATCATGTAACTTTTATAGAAATATATTTGATGAATTAGCATATTAAATCACTTCTCAATCTATTTAGGGAGAAAAAATCACACCTCACAGAAAAAATTAGCCACTTTTATCTCATACCCTTATAAGTTATCACCTAAGACATAAAAATTGAAATTCACCCTCAAAATCGTTAATTTACTCCACAGATAGGGGGTATGAGAAAACTATATACAAGCTCAAAAAGATAGTATGTGCGTAAGCACAAGATGTAGCCCTTTGATAAGGGCGGTCTTTTCGCAGCGTTAGCAAGAAAAGAACATCTGTGGGATAGACAATTGAAGAGAATAATATATCAAAGGAGTAATCTATGATACAAGATGATATATCAAAATATCTTAAACAAAAAGAAAGCAATATTTCAAAGAGCAATCGCAAATCAAGGCACAAACATCAATATAAAGAATGTTTAATTCAATTTCCGATTGCATTTACAGGGAAAACATTCATAAACACAAAGTTATATGGATATTGTTCCATCTGTGGAAAAATAGGTTCAGTTAAGAATGGAAAATTTAAAGCTGAATTAGAGCAATTAGAAAAATCAAGACAAGGTAACAATAGTTTTCTTATTGCTATATCAGGTTAAAAAATATATGAAAGATATCATAATAAGTTACCTATATTTTTTATTGAAGATTCATTTGCTGATTATGTTGTTTTAGAAAAAGAGAATAATACAGAGAATAATTCAAAAGGAGAATGATATTATGAAAAAATCAATTTTATTTAAAAGAACAAGAAAATCCGTTGCCAAGAAACTATCTAATCATATTTATATAGATATTATTAATAGCCATGATACAAAATTAATAATAGATAACTTCACATTATTAGAACTTATTTATATTGAAAGAGCATTAAAGAAATTGGATTCTATGTCAGAAGAAGAAATTCAAGAATTAAATATAGAATAATTTCACATAGGTACATCTCATATGTACCCAAATGAAAACGTTAATCAAAAACACCATGTACCTAAACCAATCAATAACAATCAAACAAAAAATTATAGAGCTTGTATGAAGCGTAAGCGAAATACAAGCGTAATATTCTTCTCTTGATAATATGAGTCTATATAGATATTGACCTACACAAATCCACACCTGACATGTACCCAAATGAAGAAAATTTTTACTTTTGGGTACGTCATACATGTACCCAAATGAATTTTTGACAATTTCATATAAATGCAATTTTTAATGTTTGTGCGAATTCAAATGGAGAATATACTATTAAACCACTTATTACACACTCTCGCACAAAATTGTAACTGTAAATTATGTTTTAGAAGAAAGGATTTTAAAATGCAACAGAAAGAATTAAAAATTGATCCTGAATTAAGGGATTTACTACCACCACTTACAGGTGATGAGTACAAACAACTTGAAAAGAATATTGTAGAAAATGGATTTGATAAGAATTTTCCTATTATGGAATGGCATGGTTATATTGTAGATGGTCATAATCGCTACTCTATTTGCAAAAAACACAATATTGATTATGTTGTTGGTACTCTTGGATATGAAACAAAAGATGAAGTTATGGAATGGATGTTGGATATTCAGCTTGGCAGACGTAATTTATCACCTATTCAAAGAATTGCTGTAACTGAGAAATATAGACCTATTTACGAGAAACAAGCAAAAGAGAATTCATTAAATAATTTAAAACAGAATCAAACTGCCGACAAGTCAAATTTGACCAATCGAGAATTTAAATCAACAAATAAGAAACTTGCAGATATAGCAGGTGTTAAACCAACTACATATAAGATGGGTGCAAAAGTTCTTAATTCAGATAACGAAGATTTAAAGCAGCGTGTTTTGTCAGGTGAAACTTCTATTAGTGCTGGTTATAAGGAATTACAGAATGAAAAGAAAAAAGAACAATTCTCTGATAATCAAAATGAAGAATATAATATTGAGCAACCAACTACATCATCTTCTATTGTTCAACCTTCTCAAAAAAATCAAGTCAGCGAAGAAGTAAGACAAATATGTGAAGACCTTAAAACCGAAAAGTCAAAAGAGTATCTTGATTCTATTTGGGATTATAAGATTGATATAATCGAATGTATGAATATTGGATTTGAAAGATTTTATGATGGGTTTGTTAGTATTCTTAGTGATATGGAAAATCGTGTAACCAAATCAGAATTAGATGAATGTATTGCCAATGCAGAGAATAATATAACGAAACTATTAACTGCTATTGAGTTAGCAAAAAAAACAACATTAAAAACGGAGGATTAAATAATGAAATTAAAAGACTTAGTAAAAGGAACAAAAGTAACAGACAATAAGATTGCACATAAGGAAGTACCAATTGATAAATTGGATGCAATGCTTAATTATCAGAGAGATATTGATATGAAGCGTGTTGAAAGACTTAGTAGTGATGAGTATTTTGATGAAAATGAGGTTGATGAAGTAAAGGTTAGCGTTAGAGAAGATGGTTCTATGAAAGTATGTGATGGTCAGCATACTATTGCAATTTTAAAGATGAGAGGATGGACGACTGTACCGTGTGAACTTCGTTATGGTTTAACTATTGAGGAAGAGAATGATTGGTTTACCATAACTAATACAAAAGAAAAGCCACAGAATAGAAAACGCACACTTACATCTCAGATTAATGGTACATATGAAAAAAATAAGATTGAACAGGATTTTAATAATTGCATAAAAGCACTTGGCTTTAAGTTAGATATTTTTGGAGAAGAACCAGGAAATGATTATAAAATTAAGTGTCCTGCAAAACTATTAGATATGTATAAGGAATATTCGTCAAGAAATGACGTAGATGGCTTTATTGAATGTATGGATTTAGTCAAGGGCTGTTGGAATGGAAATTCAAAATCATTGCAGTGGAATTATATTAGGGGAATGTTTGACTTTTATGAAACATATAAAGGTATTTTTGACAATAAGAGACTTATTACTTCTGTCGGGAAAAAATCCCCATCTATCATTAAAGAAATTGCAGATAATGATAAATATACAAAGAAACCATCTTTAAAATATGCAAAGATTTATGTAAATGAATACAATTCTGGTTTAAATAAGAACAAAAGATTAAAAATGTCCTTATTAGAAGATTAACATAGTGAGGTGATACGTCTTGCCAAACTATGTAAAAATTCCACGAGAAATCATCTATGATAAAGATCTCTCATCTAAGCGTGTAATAATCTTCTCATATCTTTGCACAAGACGTTCACTTGATGACACGGTGGCATTTTCTACAACAGAACTTTGTCACTGGTCTAAACTGAAACCTAATTACAGAGATGGGAAAATAAATCAAAAATATTATGAAGTTCTATTACTTCTCTCTCATTATGGATATTTTGAATCATGTCCTGATTTTGAGAAGTGTCTAAAAGAAAACACCAATTCGGTGAAATATCAGCAAGTACAACTAAATATTGAAAAATTCGATGTGCCTGATAATTTTGGAATCATTTATTTTGATGAATTGGATAAAATATTGAATTTTAAGGAAGAGTTAAAAGGTAAAAATATAGACCTTGCGAGAATGTCATCTGCTTATATCTTACTCTTACTTTCCTATATTCGTGTCAATTTGAATCGTATAGAAGATAAACCCCTCTGTTGCTATCGGTATTTCAAAACGATTTCAGAAGATATTGGACTTTCTGAGAGATATATAGGACGCATAGTTGATATTTTGGAAGAATTAAAAATTATAAAATGTCAACCTATGAAGAGAGAAAAATATATTAAAGATGGGAAAGAAAAATATTTAACTACTCCAAAGGTATTTGTTGATTATAGACATTTTATAAATGATGAGCATGGTCAAAGAATTGATAATAAATATGATCCATGTGAGGAAATCAAAAAACAAATAGAGATTTTGGAGAACAATAAGTTAAGAACATAAAGAGATACTGCCACTTACGACAATATCTCTTTACCATAAATTTGCGCAATGAGCGTTACACTAAACGCTCTAATTTGCAGTGAGGCTTCTAATTCACTGGTAAATTATTGTTAAAAAGTTACTATAAGAAATGAATACAATAGTAATTCACGTACCTACTATATCCTATTTCTTATATGATATGCCATTTTTCGTGATGGCGACACGTTCTTTTCCTGAAGTTACAAGTAGCTTCAATTCTTTATACTGTGTAAAACACTTGACACAATATTTAACAAGATTCAAAACTGCGATTATAACAGCTGGTGTAAGAATAATGATTAGCAATATCTACAATCCTCCTTTCATAATAAGACACTATTAAAATAGGAAAGATTATAGATTTCACTATTTTTAATGTGCATAATCACACCTCCGTACCTGATATAAGAATCAGTCGTGACTTTAGTTAATGAGTTACAAGTGTATATACACATCTTAATGATTATACCATATCAGTGAATTAGAACAAACCCTTTTGCAATAAGGGAATATATAAAAGTAACACATAAACCATATCACACACACTATAAAGGAGCGATGAATGATATGAATAAAAAATTTTATTTAACAAGGAGAACAAATATTTATGACGAAGGAAACAGAAAGACATGTAGCAAGAAGAACAATGGAACTTAAGAGAAAGAACAAGCTTGTATGCTATCCCAAGTTATCAGAAGCGGATTTCGGTGGTTGCGATTTAAATATTGCCAGTCGTATAGCTGCAGATTTTAAGTTTGACGAGACAAAAAAGAGAGAATGTATAACTAGAGATTATAATAAAAAGCTTAAGGCTTGTGAAGAAAGACAAAATTTAAAGGAGGAAGCAGTACATGCTTAGATACGAAATTATTGCTAATGTTGGTATTAGCGTAGACTTACATAATAATTACACAGTGGTTGCTTTAGCAAAATGGAATAAAGAGAAAGAATCTTACTTAGCCACTTTCTACATTAAACAGACAGATATTGACCATTTAGATCTTATGGATGACCAGATTGAAATAGAGTTTTCTTCTGAGATAAAAACAATCAAGAATGATTTAGTGAAATATATTGAAATGCTTATAGAAAGAGGAATTATTCAGAGATATATAGACAGATACAAATATGAGCTTGATTGTATTGATAGAGGAACTGCTATGTTTGAGTTAGAGAGAAATGTTAAGTAAATCAGATTATAGATATTTTAAAAAAGCTAAAATGGCTGCTACCATCTCGGATTATAAAAAAACACATATAGGGTGTATAGCCGTTTACCAAGGAAATGTAATAGGAATTGGTTGTAATACAATTAAAACGCATCCTATTCAAAAATATTATAACAGATATAGAAATTCATGGAATAAGAATGGTATTAAACCGACTTTACATGCTGAAATCAATTGTCTTAATTCTATCCGTCATCTGGATATAAATTTCCAAAAAGTAAAATTATATATTTTTAGAACGAGACTAGACAGAGAATTTGGTATGTGTCGTCCATGTCCAAGTTGTATGGCAGCGATTAAAGATTTAGGGATAAAACATATTTACTATACAAGCAACGATGGATATTCCTATGAATGTATAAATTAAAAAGAGAGGTTATATGTATGTGCAACATTTGTGGCAATAATCCTTGTCTTACAAGATGTCCAAACTTTCATCAGAAATATAATTACTTATGTTGCTATTGTGGTGGGGGTATTTTAAGTGGACAAGATTATCTGAGAAATTCAGAAGGACAATATATACATAGAGACTGTATTCCATGTACTGATTATCTTATAGATTGGTTGGGATATCGTGTCGAAACAATGGACGAGGAGGATTATAAAGATGAGAATTATTGATAGACTGAGAATATTTTTTGATATTGATTACAGTTCAAATAAGGAATATTGGATTCCAATTAATGAGATTAAAATTAGAGAAGAATTTCTTGCTACTCCACCCAATTACAGAAAATTCAGGAAGAAAGAAAATACATTCATCAAGTATGGTGAACTGGGGAAGATTATAATTGACAGAAATTATGAATTGATAGACGGATATTGTTCGTATCTTATTTGCAAGAAATATGACATAGGTAAAGCTCCTGTGTGGTTTGAATAATTGTAAATAGAAATTTCATTTGGAGAATATATAAGTGGAGGTAAATTTATATGAATAATAATTTTGACAATGTTGAAGAAATGAAAGAATTGATCATAGATGAACTTTCGGAATGTGAATTTGACAGCAATTTCAGATGTGAAGAATGTTCTGAATTGGAGCAATGTTATTGCAAAGCATCTACAAAATCATCTCATGAATTCGCAGAGAGCTTAGATTATGGTGGATATGATTCTGAAAATGAATTTTGGGAGAATTTAGATTAAATATGGAGGTATAACTATTGGATAATACAGGAATTTACATACCATCTATTGATGCAAAGGATATTTATTTATCAGCACATTACATTGAGGAAAATCCAGAAGGATATAATTTAAAACTCAAAGATGGACAGTATAATTTACGAAAATTTATTAATACACTTGATTACAGTTTGGATCTTATAGAATTAAAAGATATTTATTATAGGAAATTTAGAAAACATGATTTTTCATTTAGAATTAAAAAGCACGATTATTCTGTGAATGTAATTAATCTCACATTTAAGTATTCCGTTAAAGAATGGAATCAGATGAACAAAAACACTTTTGTAAGACTTGGATATGATTACAGAGAACTTACATTTGAAGATGGAATTGCTAAAAATAGCGAAGGTGAAATTGTTGGGATTAAGACGAATGAAAAAATTGAAGATCCGATTGATATACCAAAACCATTTGTTAAAAAGCAGGTAAACATCTACGACAAAAAAGATAAATCTATTGTCAAAGAGATTCAAACTCAGTATCACAAAAAGGGTGAACCAAAGACTATAAAGACAAATGCAGAACTTAGAACTGAGTTGTATAAAGATGGATTTATATGTAATGGTATTAAATATTGTCGTATGAAACGTTCTACTGGTTCAGCAAGAGTTGGTAAATGTCTCTTTATCAGAGAAGATTTATATGAATCAATTTTAAAGTTCAGTTCAGGTAGTCTTAAATACAATCAAGGCGATCCAATTGACTTAGCTGCATATGAGGGATATATTGCTCTTCCATCTAGTAGTATTATTGATACAATTTCAATTAAACCAGAAAATATTCTTTTAATTGATGACTATGATAGCATATTTAATGAGGATGTAATCGAGACTCACGATGAAGATGGATGGCTTAAAACCACTGAAAAGAATTGTAAAATCACAAATACAATTTGGGATGGTCAGTCTCTTATGGATATATCATTATTTGGTGATTATTCAGAATATGGTATGCTTCTGCTTAGAAATCTAATGTTCAAGTCTTGTTGTTTTAACTGCAATATCCAACAATGGTTCAAAGATAATAATATAACAGATGTATCTCAGCTCAATGGTAAAACAAGAGCTACACGCATTGAAGATGTAAAGCTAATTACCACACCTAACAGTATTAAATATTTGAAATTTAGTACATGGGACGAATGGCTTGACCACTTATATTCTGATTTTGGTGTTGTAAAGCATGATAAGAAAACTCACTTCTTTGGTGGTCGTTTGGTACAGACTCATTATCAATTACTCAATACTCTTCAGATGTCAAAAGATGAAGTAAGGGAATTTTTGCAGGAATCACTCGACTTTGCACAAATGCTTAGAGATAGACCAGAAGTTGTGCGCTATTACATTAAATATCCTGATATTGATGAAATGTCACCTATGGATAAACCTATGAGTAGTAAGAATGATGTAGTTTATAACTTAATGTGTGTGAATGATAATTTTACAAAAACAAAATACTATCAAGAATTTCTTATTGACTTACTTCGTTCATATTACAAAAATCTCAAAAATGGACATATTTATGTAAATGGTAATTACTCTACTCTTCTTGGCAATCCAATAGAAATGCTACAACAATCAATCGGTAAGTTTGAAGGAAAAAGTCAAATTGGAATTGGCAACATACATAGTACACGTTTTGAATATAACAAAACTCTTCTTGCTAGTCGTTCACCTCATGTTACAATTGGAAACATTTGGCTTCCATATAATACGGAGAATAAATTGATAGATTGTTATCTTAATCTTACAAATGAGATTGTGTGTATTAATTCTATTGGAGAAAATGTATTGCAGAGACTATCGGGTGCTGATTTTGATAGTGATACAGTAATGTTAACAGATAATGAAAAACTCATTCGTGCAGCTAAAAGAAATTATCATATATTCAAAACACCAACATCGTTTGTTAGTTCAACAAAAGTTAAAAGATATTATACACCTGAACAACAGGCAGATCTTGATATTAAAACATCTGTAAATAAAATCGGTGAAATTGTTAATCTATCACAAGAATTAAATTCTTTACTTTGGGATAAGATGTATCATGGTGCTACTTATGATGATATTAAGGAATTGTATTATGATATATGTCAGTTAGATGTTATGTCTGGAATTGAAATTGATAAAGCAAAGAAAGAATTTATTATCAACAATGGTAAGGAGTTAGACAAGTTACGTGAAAAGTATGATGAGTTTGTGCGTGAATATGAAGAAAATGAAGAAGGCGAATTAGTAAGAGGCAAAAAGCGTATGCCACACTTCTTCTCTCATATCTCTAAACAAAAAGGATATTACAATCCCGACAAGAAACATTATTGTAAATGTCACACTTCGATGGATTATTTGCAGACTATTATTAATGGATTTAAAATTAAGAATCCTTATAAAAAGGATTGGCTTCCATTTGTATCTATATTAGATAACTCTTTATTTAGGACATCTAGTATAAATCAAAAACAGATAAATCGAATTTATAGTATTTTAAAGAAATACATAAATGAAAGGAAGAATATATTCGCCATTGATTCCGACTCAAAAGAAGAACGAAATGATAAAGCAAATAAGCTTAAAGTTGATTTAATTGCAGATATTGAATCAGAAACAATTGGTTTTTCAACATTATATCGTTTACTTTCTTCTCTTGAGGATAAAGAAAATTCTCAAATCAAAAATCTTTTATTAGAAGTTTTGTATCTTTGTGGTAATGATAGCTTTAATAAAGCTATTATCCAATCTAAAAATGAAATTCTCCAATTAGAAGGTAATGGATCTGATATTAAATTATTTAATATTGGGTTTAAAATTACAAAAAAACAAGTAAATTCGGAAATTGACAGCTAATTACAGTTCTCATATGAGAGCGAAATTAAAGTTACATAGGAGAGGGTAGTTTTCTACTTATTACTTTTATGATTACTGCCCTACTCTATTGTAAAATTCTATAAATGCGATTATAGCAAAGGAGGAATTACAATACAACAAGGAAAAAAATATTATAATCAAAATGATATTGCAAATGAAATTCGTAATAGGATTGATTGTTCATCAATAGATGTACTTCGTGTACTTAATTCGTTAGGTGATGTGGTAAAGGATAAATTTAGTGATAGTGATGAATATGTTGAATTAAAAATATTTCCTGGACTAAAAGTAACTTCAAGATATATACCACTTGAACAATCTAAATCTAATCTTAATTTAAAAAATAATTCTATTTTATCTATTACTTCAGTGTTCACTGATGATTTTCGTAAAAAAGTTAGAGAATTACATAATAATTTAGAATGAAATCAGCTTTTCTTAATATCCTGCCCTATGGGGCATTACATAATATTAAAGGTTTATCTTATAAATTAACCTCTCTTTCTTATATCGGTGGTTATATTATTAAAAAATGGTGTAATCACTGATACTCTTCCCATATAGTTCAATGGTAGAGCAACGGACTGTTAATCCGTAAGTTACAGGTTCGAATCCTGTTGTGGGAGTTATCCTATTTTTATAGGACTGGTCGGTTTCGGATCAGAGAATATTAAATTCTAAAATAAGCATGGTGACATGTATAAAGTGGTTCTTATCGTATTATAAGGCTGCGACTGTAGTGATATAGTTTGACGGAAAACACATAGGATTTATACCTAACCTAAAATCAGAGGGCTACTGCTAATGATATGGTTCGGTAGGTGTCATGAGAAAGGCACTGTTAATTAACACAGAAATGTGGGGATAATCCGTGTATGGTTGGTGGGAATACCGCAAGTATAACTGCTGGTCAGATTTTGGTAATATTTCTTAAGTTGAAAAACAGGGATAGAATCAAAAAGTAAGGAGATCGCAATCCGAGCAGGATGGTGATGATTGGGCGGTACTCAAAAGGTACTGATGGTCAAATATACACCTCATCATCCATTTGTAAGTACATACTTTTGGTGAATGAAGAAAATTTCTTAATAATAAAAATATCATTTGATTTACTGATAGAAAATAACAAGCAAAAGTGTGTATGACCGCAAAGAGAAAAACAACTTATTGTCCTGTAATATGGACACATATAACACTCGCAAGGTGTTATGTGAGAAAGTACAAGTATATGCAACTCTAATAGGCTGCAACCTATGAATCTCGCAAGGAAGAATGTGTAAAAAGAAAATCTATAACGCTTTGTGGTAAGAGTTTGCCAATTTTTCGCAAAATTGGTGTTGTTGTTACCTACAGTCTAATCGACTGTGTGATAAATTGTGTCCAACCACAATAGATGGTAACGTGTTAGGTCAATATCTCAGCCTAAAGAAATAAAGTCTCATGCGAAAGCATGGGATTTTTTATTTTGCTCTCTTCGTATAGTTTGGTTTAGTACGACTGACTTGTAATCAGTAAACGGCAGTTCAAAGCTGTCAGAGAGCTTCACTTCTGCTATTCAGCAGAAAATAAATCAAAGGATGTGAAAATTATTAAACAGATTTCTAAAAGTGAAATTGAAAAATTGTTATCCGAAGGTGTAATTAGAAATACAAGACGAGGATATGTAGACCGGAATGGTGAACATATTGGATATTACAAGACTTGTGGTGGAAAGCGTTACATTGAAGATAAATACGTTAAGTAGGTTCTGTCTATGAAAAATAGAATTGAGTATAAAGGTTTTTATATTGACAAGACTGAAAATGGCTACCGTATCTGTAGAAAAGAAGATACAGAAAAACATACTCATCTTTCAAATCTTAATCCATCGTATAAGCTGATAGACAATGTATTATCAAATAAAATTCCTACTCGTTGTAGGTGTTATTATTTGGAGTCACATATTCGTTTAAGTTATGATGAAAATTATATTAGGAAGATTTGTGAGTATATCAAAGTAAAACAGAATAAAACGAAACAAATGTATTTTAATCCTGGCAGAAAGCATTCTGGTGGGAATTTTTAATTTTATGGAGGATTTAAAGGATTATGGCAAATTTTGTTTTTAAGGAAACCAAGCAGACTTCTATGAAGATTGCAGGTATCATTGACACAGATAATATGACTGTTGAAGTAGATGGCGAAGAAAAGAAACTTGCTACTCTTCTATCGGTATTTAACGGTGGTGGTGTTGAAATAAATGTGAAGGTAAAAGAGGAAAATGAACTCGATGAGCCTACTGAATCTAATAAAGAATAGAGAGTAGGTGATTATTATATCTGATTTTACAAAATTGGAAAACGAAAATTATCATACATATATATGGCGATTAGATCAGTTGATAAATTCTGGGAAATATCATAATTGGAGAGAGATAACACCAATGGTTAATAAAGAATTATTTGGTGATGATGAATCTCAATATAGAGATGAATCTGCTTACAGAAAAGCCTGTAAATATGCAAAAGATTTTAAGGAAGCTGGCGTATTTAATTCTGATAATGAGTATTTAAAGGAATTGCAGATTCAAAAACGTGAATTGGAAAAAGAACGCAAGAAGCTTCATAGCGAAAAGCTTGAATATAATAAGTGGCTTAGAGAAGACGCAAGAGATGAACTTATTGCGGAAAAAATTTGTGAGGCAATTTTAAATCTTCCCCTTTTAAATATTCCAGAATATATCAAGCCAATTCATAACACTAAAGCATATTGTCTGGTTTTTGGTGATGAACATTATGGTGCAGAATTTGAATTAAAAGATTTGTTTGGGAATATTATTAATTCATATAGTCCTGAGATATTTGAAGAAAGAATGTATGATTTATTTGACCAAACAGTTGAAATAATTCATAAAGAAAATATTGATACTCTTAATGTATATTCTATGGGTGATTTTTCGGATGGCTGTCTCAGAGTATCACAGCTTATGAAATTAAGATGTGGAGTTGTCGATGGTACTATTCAGTATGCAAATTTTATAACTAATTGGCTTAATAATCTTACAAAACATGTTCATATTAAATTCCAAATGACTGATGGAAATCATACAGAACTCCGTATGTTAGGTCAACCAAAAGGAACTTTTACAGAAGATAATATGGGAAAAGTTGTAAGAGAATTTATTAAAATTAGATTAGCGGATAATCCTAATTTTACTTTTATCGAAAATCCAACAGGTTATATTTATGGACAACTTGCATGTAATACTGTTATGGGAATACACGGTGAAGTACGTGATATGGAGCGAGCATTAAAAGATTTCTCTAATATTTATAATGTTCCAATTCAGTATTTATTCGCAGGACATCTACATCATTCAAAAGTTGAAGAAATTGGTATTAATTCAGAAGTTATAAATGTTCCATCAATTATTGGGGTTGATCCATATTCTCTTTCTTTGAATAAGACTTCAAATGCCGCTGGAAAATTAATTATATTCGAGCAAAATAAAGGAAAAGTATGTGAATATACACTCAAATTAAATTAGAACTTATTTGCAACAAATATTATATAGAATCAGTTGCAATTAGATAATAAACAAAACAAATTTTAGTTAATATATGCAAATATTCTGAATAATTTTAAATTATGTAAATATTACGCATATTTTGACTGACGAAGCCACTATTAGAGGGAGTGTACCTTATATGGACGCTACCCTCTTTTATATTACAAAGTAAAATTAAGGAAAATAAAGGAGATTTTAAAACATGGTAAAGAACGAATTAGTAGGCGCAATTGCAGAAAGAATTGAAGGAGCTAAGAAAGGTGATATTGCTCTTATACTTGATACATACGCAGAGGTTATTACAGATACATTAAAAGCTGATGCTACAGAATCTGTTCCTGTTGGTAAGCTTGGTAAATTTAAGGTTAAGGATGTACCTGAGAGAACAGGCAAGATTATGTTAGGTGACAGAAAAGGTGAGGAATATATAACTCCTGCCCATCAGGAAATTACATTTAAGATGAATAAGTCAGCAAAGCAGCTTTAATTCTGAAGGGGCGTGATTACTATAGATACAATAATTATAAATGATATACATGAATTAGCTGATTGGGCTAATTCAATGTATCATAATGTAGTTTCTTATGATAATTTAAACAGTATAGCAATTGTTGCCAAGTATTATGAAGCAAAGACATTAATCGAAACTCTTATTACTGAAAGAGGTTTTGAAATTTCAAGTATTAAAGAACTCGGCGATTCTAATGTCAATGGTTATACAGATGAATATATTATCACATTATTTGTTAATGAAATTGGTTGTGAGCCTGCAAAAGATAATAATGGATATAAGGACATATGCGGAGAAGCCGTTTATGTTCTTGAGAATTGCAATTCTAAGATAATGTCGCATGTTTATGGTGAGAATATATTTGAAGTATATATTGATAATATCAAAGATACTGATGATGACTACGATGAAGATTGTGAGAATTGCGATTGTTGTGGTAATGATACTCATTATTTTGATGTAAAATCTGGAACTTATGAGATTAATGGTAAAAAGGTATCTAAGAAAGAATTGTCAAAATACTTAGAAAAGAATATCGAAGAAATGTCAAAATGGACTGAAACTGCTTCTTCTATACTTTCTGAATATGAAGCAATTCATAATAGCATTAAGAGAATCTATGAACTTGATGATTTGTTAAGATTTTAAGTAGTAATATGTTGCGCATTAAGGCTTTATTTAGGCGTTAATTAGCAATATGTGGCTAGTTAATAATTAGAATCTTTGGAGTGTGTTGTGCATACTGCACACTCTTTTTACATGGGTAGGTCGTATAGCGGCAATTACACCTGACTGTAAATCAGGCGCTTCGGCTTCGTTGGTTCGAGTCCAACCCTGCCCACTAATTTGATGTTTCTGTGAATGGAAACAGAGAATAAATATATGTACTCATAATTGGTGTCATAGCTGATTGTGGGATTTATGATGAATATATAAAAATGCGACAAAGAAGCGGTTAGTTAATGATACTACTGCTTCTTTTTTGTTGTTTGAAAGGAAGTGAGATTTAATGGGTAGAAAAATACAACACAATAATATTGTTACTGATGAGTTATTAACTCAGTGCAACAAAGAGAATATAGAGTTAGGAAATGACTTTTTGGATTATCTTCGTTCAGTTGATAGATCTCCAAATACAATCAATGCATATAGACGTGACCTTTACATTTTCTGGGTGTATTTACTTCAGCATTGTAACAACAAATTCTTTATTGATTTATCTAAGAGGGATATTGCTCGTTATCAGAGTTTTTGTCTTTCTGAATATAAATGGTCGCCAGCTAGAATGCGTAGAATAAAATCTACTCTCTCTTCTCTTTCAAATTATGTCGAAGCTATATTAGATGATGAGTATGAGAACTTTAAACCGATTATACGCAAAATTGAAAATCCTGCAAATGAGAAAGTATTTACTAAAACTGTGTTATCTGATGAACAAGTACAGGGAATGCTTGATTATTGGGTTGAAAAAGGTAAGTATGACAAGGCTTGTATTTTAGCATTAGCTGCATTTAGCGGTAGACGTAAGAGTGAGTTGCCACGATTTAAAGTATCTTATTTTGATGATGAAAATATCATATACGGTTCTTTATATAAGACACCTGAAAAGATCCAAACAAAAGGAAGAGGTTCTAGGGGCAAAATGTTGACGGTATATACACTTGCAAAACCGTTTAAGCCATATTTTGATTTGTGGATGAATTATAGAAAAGAACACAGAATTGAATCAGAATGGTTATTTCCAAAGAAAGTAAATGGAGAATATATAGATGAACCTATGGATTCAAGCACTCTTGACAGTTGGGCTGATACATTCAGTAAACATTTAGGAGAAGATTTTTATTTCCATAGTCTTCGTCATTTCTTTACAACTTCTTGTTCTCGAAGCGGTCTTCCTGATGATGTAATTCAAATGCTAGTCGGTTGGAATTCGCTTGATATGGTTGCGGTGTACAAGGATATTGATGCTGATGAACAATTTGCAAAATATTTTGCAGACGGAGAAATTAAAAAGGTTGAACAAAAATCACTTTCTGATCTTTAGTTTTATCTAAAACCACTTCTTCTCATTCCAACACTTCTTCACATAACAACCAAATTTAATAATTTTAACCCCTAGAATACCTATCCCTTTAATTATAATTTTAATAAGAAAAATAATCAAGAATACCTCTCCGCATACAAATGCATATTTGTAGACCATACCTTCATTATTAAATAAAGCTGCAATTATAAATGACATATAAATAATTACCCCATCTACTCCACAGAAAAATATGAACTTATCGTATTTAGATAAATACATAACACTCTGTATAAAATTAGGTTCAAGATATCCTAATCTTCTGCGCAGATATGAATTTCTATCATATATGTTATTTTTGAAATTATTGTAGTTATATTTATTATGATTGTCTTTTAATATTATATATGTTTTATGAGTGGATCTGTCAATATATTTGATATTATAATCATTCATATAAGTTGATATATGATTTATAACATCATCTATAGTATTTTCATTATATTCCTTATTATTGTTTAAAATTTTATACAGGGGATAATAAATTCGATTATATGCAATTTTCATATTATCTAATGGAACATTCTTATTATAATTATATTTGGTTACAATAAAGGTAAATATACCTGTTATAAGTGCAGGAAGAATTATTTTTAATATTTCTATAAATGATTCCATAATTTTACCTCATTATATTTTTACTTGCATCAGCTAATTATATGTGTTACAATACAAACCAAAAGAAACAAGCAATTATCCGTTAGACGGTTGAGCCAATATAATCAACAATGGCTAAATAAATATAATATTCAACACATTAATGACCGTGCTTTGGCGAGTGGCGGTCATTTTCTTTTGTTATTGTTGTTAAACGCAAACGTAAGAATAGTAAAGATTACTATTGTATAAGCAAATAAATTAGCATATGTAACCATTACTGTTGCCCTCCTTTCGTATTAATTTCCTCGAAAGGGTATCTATGAATGAACGTGAGTTCAGTCTCACGAGAGAAGGACTAACCGCCTACCACTTTAGGTAGCACCTTAAAATTAACTATATCATATCTGACATTTTCTGTCAAAATATCCAAAAATAAGAGAATAATATAATATAAGCTGCTTACACTTTATAAGAGTAAGGGCGGTTTATCAATTCGTTGATAGATTTTTTACAAAAATTATTCTCAAACAGAGAGTATAAAAGTGAGCAACAGCCACTCGTAAGGCTGTATATAAAAGCACGAGATAAAAATATTGAGTTAGTTGCTACTCTAAAAAACACCTCCGCTACTGCTCATTGGCGTTGCAAACTCGGAAGCGAATCAGAGTATAAAAGAAAGCTATGCGTTCACTGCTAAAATATAAGTGTGATAATAAATATCTTGGCATTTGCTATTCATGTAGCATTGTAAGTCCTACTGCTGTATTTTGGTAGAGCCGACTATACAAAGACATATGTGGAGAATAATCAGAAAGCATGGATACCTTGTGTGTCTTAGGGTACTTAGTTTGTACCTGAGTAATAACTGCATGTGTACAGTGCAAGATCAGCTAGTTAGTGCTTTATGCTGATCCAGTGGGTGAGATGCCCACATTAGGTCTATTCGTCTAGCGGTCTAGGACATCGCCCTTTCACGGCGGCAACAGGAGTCCGAATCTCCTACAGATCATTACGTAGCTGATACTTAAATGGACAGCGAGGCTATACATTTTTTTGTATAGTAACAGAGAGTCACTTCATGAGGTGGCTCTTTTATTATGTAGTATTGGCAGAGTTGGTATTGCACCTGATTGCTAATCAGAGGTCATCGTTTATTCGGTGCATAGGTTCGAGTCCTATATACTACGCTTATGCCGTGTTGGCTCAATTGGTACAGCACTGGTCTTGAAAACCAGCATTCTGAAAGGATATGGGAGTTCGATTCTCTCACACGACGTACTAAGTGAATTGCACTTTCATTGGAAATTTAATATTGAAAATTATGAGAAGTCATTTCATATGAAGTGGCTTCTTTTTTATATTGGAATAAAAGGAGGTGGTCGTTAGTTTGGCTACGACAAAAGAGACACAGCCCACAAAATTAACGGCTGCACAATTAAAGAAAAAAGTTGAAACACAGGAAGAGAAAATCAAGTCACTTAAAGAAGGTGCTTGGTGTTACATGTGTGATACACATAAAGCTAAAGATAAATTTTATGTAAGTACAGATCCTATGAGTAAAAGTGGTCTTACTCCAATTTGTAAAGACTGTGCAAAAAAAATAGCATTAAGAACTACAAATGGTGTTGATCAAGAGCCTACGAGAGAATCAGTACAACTTGCCCTTAGATATTTGGGGAAACCTTTCCTCGAAAAGGTATGGGACTCAAGCATTCAGGAAGTTGAGAATCTTGCTTCTGGAAAAGTTAAATCTAATGTGTGGACAGCGTATGCACGTCAAATTGCTATGCCAAATTATATAGGACTAACATACTTTGATTCAGACCATTTTGTTAAGGATAAAACTGAAAATGAATCAGTAAAAGAACTTACGACTGAGGAAGAACTTATTGAATCACATGCAGGGTTGGATACATATGATAGTTTTTTAAAAAACAAAAACGATGTAATTCGATTACTCAGTTATGATCCTTTTGAAAAAGAAGATATAGCCGACCAACCATTCTTATATTCACAGCTATTAGGATTGTTAGATTCTAGTGAAGACGCAAATGAAGATATGATGCGTACTTCTTCTGCTATCTCTATTGTTCGTGGATTTTTACAGCAATCTAAGATTGATGACACCATATCGAAGTTGATGTGCGACATTTCTAATATTGAACGCAATTCTGCAACAATTAAATCTCTACAGGAGAGCAAAGGTAAGATTACTTCTGTTATTACAAGTCTTGCACAAGACAGTTGTATTTCATTAAAACACAACAAAAATGCTAAAAAAGGTGAAAATACATGGACGGGTAAAATCAAAAAAATTAAAAGTCTTAATTTGCGAAGTGGTGAAGTCAATGGTTTCGACATTGACACATGTAGAGGTATGCAACAGGTTCAGGAAATTAGTGATGCTTCTATTATGAAACAATTAGCTCTTGATGAATCTGAATGGTCAGATATGGTTTCTGAAATGCGTGTTGTGAATACTGATCTTCGTAAAGAAAAAGATGCTTACCAAGAAATTAACAGAATTTTATTGAGAGAAAATCTTGATTTAAGAGATACATTAAAAGAAAATAACTTACTAAATGAAGAACAGTTGAAAGACTTAAAAGATGTTTATTCTGTTTTTGCGGAATTTGACGAAGAAAAAGAATCTCCTAATGAAGAGGTAAAGGAGGTTGTCGAAAATGAATCAGAATAAACAAATGATTATGAATTACTATCAGAATGAAATTCTTGATTATGATAAAGATTTTTATAATCAATATGGAATATATGTAAAACCACATGGGTATTCTATCTCATCTCGTAAAATTGAGTCTTATATTCAAATTGCTGAAATTCAAAAATATCTGCAATGCAACCCAGTAAAAGCTATAGATCTTTTTTTCAACATAGAGCTTTTAGATGGGCAGGCACTTCTTGTACAAAGAAGTTGGGTTTGTCCAAATGTACTTGCTGTATGTACTCGTGGATATGGTAAAAGTACAGTTATTGACCTTGAGATAATGTCAAAAGATATGTGTTTTTGTAATGTATGGACATATATTGCAAGTGGTACAGGTGGTCAGGCTGAGCAAACTTTTACTACTTTGGAACGACTTGCCAATGATAACATTGATACATTTTACGGTTCAACTGGTTCTTTATTTAAGAATGAGATTGAAATTAAAAATGCAGCAGGTGATGGATTTTCACACTCGTCCAATGGTTTTTCCTATTCATGTTATAACGGATCTATGACTAGGACATTGAACGGAAATATAGATGCAAAAAGAGGTATGCGAGGAACAGTAATTTTTGACGAAAGTGGTTTCTTGTCTGATGAAATGATGAATGTATATGGTGCATTCGCTGTTGTAAATAAAAGTTTAAAAACTGGTAAAGATGTTGATGGTAATTCAATTGATCCTATCCGTCAAAGATGCTTACCAAGAGATTTATCTTATCAAAAATATTATATTAGTTCTGCTTCGTCAACAGATACACAATTTTGGAGATTATATAGAGATTTTTCAAAACAGCAGATTATGGGAAATCCTGACTATTGTGTATTGCATATAGATTGTGAACAAGCATTTAAACCAACTCTTAGAGGAGAATTAGTCACTCCTCTTCTATCTCGTAATACGGTTGAATCCGAAATGAGAACAAATCCAGAAAAAGCTAGGCGTGAGTATTATTGTATTTTTACTACAGATGCTGGTACTGACGCAATTATTCGTAGAGGTGTTATTACACGTAACGAAGAAACTAGAAAACCACTTCTATATAACGATAAAGGTGATAAAAAATTCGTCATCACATATGATCCTGCTAGAAGTCGAGATAATTCAGTAATCCTTGTTGGTGAAATTTATGAATACGAACAGGTAGACGGAAGTATTGATACAAGAATGAGATTGGTAAACTGTATTAATCTTATTGATGTTGGTAAAAAAATCAAATCTCCCATGCAGACACCAGATCAGATTGAATATTTAAAAAAAGTAATTCTTGATTATAACGGTGGAGCTGACGCATACGGGAATATTGTTGGTGTATACATTGATGCAGGTAGCGGCGGATCTGGTGTTAATATAGCTGATTATTTAATGCCAGATTGGACAGACTCTGCTGGCATTGTTCATAGAGGCTTAATTGACAAAGAATATTCCGCTGATTATGTTAAGAAATTTCCTAATGCGGTAGACAAAGTACATCTTATGTCTCCTGCTGGTTATAAATCTGAAATGTATGAAGCAATGATAGAATTGATGAATCAAGATAAAATCAGTTTTACAGCACAATATGACCATAAAGGCTATCTTACTGTTTTTGATGTTGATGAGAAAAAATTGGCTAAAGAAAAAGAACGAATTTCTGCTGAACTCAGAAAACAAAAAGTTAATGAAAAGGAATTTGAAAATAAGCTTAATGAAGAATTAGAGAAAATTGAATCCGTTAATACAAAAACTATAAAACTTGATTGGCAGGATGAAATTGCTCTTGCTAATATTGACGCTTTAAAAGAAGAACTTGTCAATATGATTCGTAAAAAGCGTGATTCTGGAAAGGATTCGTTTGAACTTACACCAGAAAAGGCAAACAAGCTCCATGATGATAGGGCTTACACGGCATGTATGGCTTCTTACGCTCTCATGTGTGAACGTAGAAAAGCCATTACAAATAAAAAGCGACCAACTGAAGATGCCACAAGTTTCATCAATAAGCTTACAATCCGTAAAGCAAAATATAATTAAGGAGGTGCATTATCAAATATGCCTAGACCTAAGAAAGTAGATGCAAATTCTAATGCACCTGCTAAAGTAAATAACTCACAGAAGAAAACTACTTCTTCTACTCCAAAACAACCAACCGCAAATGAAATGCGTGAATGGTATGAGAAAAATAAAAGTAGACTTGAACGCTATGAAGATGCAACAAGTGCAATTACAAATCTTCGAGATATTCAGAAATCCAAGACATATACTACAATTAGTAATTATTCCAAGGAAGATGTAAAAGATTATATTAAAAACATTTCTTCTAGTGAAGCAAGTCTTAGAAGTTTATCTCGTTATCTTTATTATCGTTCAGAAATCTACTATCGTCTTTGCAAATATTATGCAAATCAAATTGATTTATCTATTCGTAACATAGTTCCCCCATTTATAATTTCAGATAATAATGACATAAAATCCACATTGCAAAAGTATCAGGAAACAGTTGATGTTGTAGATACTCTTGGACTGAATTATGAGTTTCGTAAAGCTGCATCTATAACACTTCGAGAAGACGCATTTTATGGATGTGCTTATTATACTGAAGGGCAAGGAATGTTTATTCTTCCACTAGATCCATCATACATGAGAATTGCAGGTGTATTTCCTGATGGTTCATTTGCATGTGCAATGGATATGAGTTATTTTAAGCGAAATTCTGAACTATTGGAATATTGGGGTGAACCATTCAATAGTATGTGGAATACATATCAGAGTACAAATGAAAAATATCAGTTAATCCCAGAAGAATATAATGTATGTATTAAATTTAGGTCTGAAGACTGGGAAACCATCGTTCCCGTGCTTACACCTATATTCTTATCATTAATTGATCTTATGGATGCTTCTGATTATCAAGCAGTTCAACAGGCAGCCAACATTTATAAATTGGTATGGCTAGAAATGAAGACTATGGGAAATGACGTAGATGATTGGACTGTAAATCCAGATATAATGATTCAATATTTCAATCGTATGCTTGAAGAAGCTTTACCACCTTATATCTCTGCTGCTATTGTTCCTGGTGAATTACATGAAATTAGTTTCCCAGATGATGCTACTGGTGATGTAACAAAGGTTGAAAAAGCAACAAAAGAAATTCTTAATACGGCTGGTGGTGCTCAGATATTAAATTTAAACTCCGCTTCTAACTCTACTGCCTTTACATATGGCGTACTTGCAGATTCTACATTTTCTATTTCAACTCTTATTCCACAGATTCAAGCGATTGTAAATCGACTTCTATCTAGTTGGATATCTGAACCTTGTAAAGTTAAATTCTTTGATGTTTCCATTTATCAGAAAGATGATTTTAAGAAATCTATTTTGGAATCTTGCCAAAACGGATTACCAAATAAGATTCTTTATAACACATTAAATGGTGTATCTGAGAAAGATACTCTTGCTATGAACTTCTTAGAGGAAGATTGTTTAAATCTTGGCGAGAAATTGAAACCATTTAACACCTCATATACGCAATCTGGTACTAATCAAGGTGGCGGTCAAGAAAAAGACGAAACAGAACTTACAGATGCTGGACTTCGCACAAGAGACGAGGATCTCAATAATAAATAAGGGAGGTATCTTAATATGAAATACAATTTTATTAAAACCTCCGACAAGGAGACAAAGGAAAATCTTCTCAAAGAAGGTTTTAAATTGGTATCTCAAGATGGGAACGTGGCAACATTTTTGAATAACCACTCTCTCACTTTTGAAAATACAAATAATAAAATTCAGTATAGCAACATGCTAACATTCTAACCACTCTCCTAATTTGAGTGGTATATCAACAAAGAAAGGAGGAATAGGTTAAATAATGCCAAAAAAGAAGAAAAGACGAATTATGTCTATTGATGAGTTGTATGAGTTCTGTCTAAAGAACAATTTTGCTCATTTTAATAGTAATGAATTCGGTAAAGAACTCATGGTTCGCATGAATGGTAATTTTGAAAAAACTTCCAAAGATGAAGATAAACATAAAGAGTCTCTTACTCCATTCGTCAGTCGTGCATTTCACGATCATGTCAATCTCAATAAATCGGAAATCTCTGAAGAATCTTTCAATGAAAATGTCCCATCGGCAAACTTTCGCCCAATTTTAGCACATATCACTACCAATTCAGATAATGAATTAGATTTCGGTAGCCATGATTATTATGTGACTACTGACAAAGATGGTAACGATAAAGTTGTATATGAAGAACAGCCTATCGGTGTTATTGATGGCACAAAGACTACTGTTGAATATGATGAAGACGCTGGCGTAAATCGTGCAGTTTTGCATGGTTATTTATACGATGAGTATTGTCAAGATGCTATTGAGATTCTGAATAGACGTGGAACTGTAGATTGTTCGGTGGAATTATGCATTAGGGAGTTATCATTTAATACTGCTAATAAAACATTGCAGTTAGATGATTTTTATGTATCAGGTCTTACTCTTCTGTCAAAGGATGTATCCCCTGGTATGGCAGGAAGTAATTTTAAAATTGAAGATTTCGCTGTAAATGCGGAAACAGTAACATTTAACACAGACAACAAATTGGTTGAAACTTTAGAGAAATTAACTAATATTCTTGAGAGTTTTGATATAAATCAAAAATCAAAGGAAGGAGGAACAAATAACAAAATGACAAAATTTGAAGAGTTACTTGCCAAATATGGTAAGACTGCTGAAGATGTAACATTCGACTATACAGAAATGTCAGATGAGGAACTTGAAGCAAAATTCGCTGAGATGTTCGATGATGACAATTCAGAAGGAGATAACTCAAGTAGCGGAGAATCTGGTGAGCCTTCCAATGATGGAGAAGGTGATGGCGAAGGAGCTTCTGATCCAAATGGTAATGAAGGAGAAAGTCAGACTTTTGAAAAGATTGTTCGTACATATGAAATCAGTCATGAAGATACAAGATATGCACTTTACCAGCTTTTATCTGAATATGAAGATGCTGATAATGAGTGGTACTTTATCAACGCTGTTTACGATGATCATTTTACATATGAGAACTGGAATGGTGATAAAATCTTCGGTCAGAACTATACAAAAGACGGTGATAATGTAGCTTTTGATGGAGAAAGATACAATTTACATCGTGAACTTTTAACAGATAGTGAATTTGCAGAGTTACAGTCTATGCGTTCAAACTACGCTGCACTCAAAGAGTTTAAGGAGACAGCAGAAAAGAATGAACTTCATGCAAAGCGTGAGGAAATTCTTGCAAATGAAAATTTTGCTTCTATTTCTGAAAAAGATGAAGAAGGAAAATTCATTAATAAGGATTTTGAGAAACTGTATACAAATATGGATAACTACTCTCTCGAAGATTTAGAGAAGGAAGCAAAACTTATCTATGCGGATTCTAATATGAAAACTTTTGCAGCTACCACTGATAAAACTCAGAAAAAGTCAACCGTAAAAGTATTTGCTAATGTAAACAAGTCTAAGAAGGATAACCGTTACGGAAATCTTTTTAGCAAATAAAACAAGAAATATAAATCAATGTAATGACACTCAAATTGAGTGTCTTTTTTAATGCAAAAATTTAAGGAGGAAAAATAAATGATTCAGATGACTATTGCAAAACATGCAGTGGCTTTCCCTTCTAAAGTTCTCGCAAGAGATGGTGGAAAGCATATTTATAACATTCAGTTAGCAGAAGCAGCAAGTGCTTATGTAGACAACGGATGGTTCGTTGGTAAGGGTGAATTCGTAGAGTTAGATCTTTATAAAGCAGCAGCACCTACTTCATTTGAAGGAAAGGTCGTTGGTAAGGCAAATAATGGGAATTTCTATGTAGAAGTAGTAACTCCTGGAGATGCCCTGTTTGTATACCAGGTGCCAATGATCGAGGAGACATATAGCAACACATTTAAGAAAGAAAGCAACTATACAAATGCTCCTACTCAGGTAGTTAGAGCTTATGAACTCGCAGTTGGTGATGTAGTTGAAATTTCAGCAGATGGATTTTCTGGTGAAATCGCTGTTAAAGACGGTGTTGAACTCAAAGCTATTTCTGGTGTAACTGCCGCTATGCAGCTTACAAAGAAAGCCTAATTTTTGAGAAAGGAGAAATAAATAAATGTTAGATACAAGTGTAAAAAATCTTATGTTTGACCTCGGTGCAGGTCGTGAAATTTATGATACCGATTCTAATCGTGTAATTTCTAAGGCAGAAGCTAGTGACACAATTAGAAAGGCTTGTTTTGAATACCTTGGACTTACCAAGGATTCTTCTAATAAGCAGATTAAGAGAGCGTTAAATTCTGAGAGAGGAACACAGTTCTTCGAGGTAATTGAGGAAATTATTGATACTCAGATTGCTCATGGTCTTTCTGAGAATGAGTTTTTCAACAATTATGTTGAGTCAAAGAATATGAAAGATGGAGACGTAAATGAATTCTGGGCTGATGATGAAGTATTACTTACTGTAAGTAAGGTTTCAGGTGATTCACATGACTTTGATAGTAGAGTCCGTGTAGCGTAAGTTGCATGAAAAAATATGTATTTAACTGCTGGAAACCCCTAAAGTTAGTCACACTACAACGTAGACATGAAATATAGTCAAGCGTGAAAGTTACGAAAGTAGAAAAAAGTGATTAAATGGCACAAGGTTAAATCCTAAATGCTAATTATTCTTTTAAACAGAGAATAATAAAATGGGCAATCAGCATCGAAGTCTCGAATAGAGAAACGCTCAACGACTATCCCATTGGTTATAGAAATATAACAACAGGAGTACGGCTCAAGTGAGTGGGTGAAAATCCCTTAAATGGAAATGGTACACATCCAAAATTGGATGAAGATATAGTCTGTTCTCATATGAAAGTATGAGGAGTTATTAACTCAACTGGGAGCAACGTCCCAATAAAATATTATTTTCCAAAACGTAAAAATAGAAACGAGATGATGCAATTGAGAAGTAAAGAAAATACTATTTGTGGAATTTATTGCATCGAGAATTTAATAAACAAGAAAAAATATATAGGTCAATCAGTCAATATATATAATAGATGGTCTTCTCATAAAGGTGAATTAAATAGACATTGTCATTGTAATGGGTATTTGCAAAATTCATGGAATAAATATGGAGAAGATAATTTTAAGTTTTATATATTAGAAAAATGTTCAAAAGAGAATTTGGATGAAAAAGAAATATATTACATAGATACATTTAAAACATTAAATGAACACTATGGATATAACGATAAAAATGGTGGTCAGGACGGATCGGTTTCTAAAGAAGCTAATAAAAGAAGAAAACAATCATTAAAAAAATATTACGAAGAAAATCCAAATAAAAAAGAAGAACTTTCAAAAAGAGCCTTTAAGCAATGGAGTAATCCAGAAATAAAAGCAAAAATTCTTGGTGAAAATAATGGAATGTATGGTAAAACTCATACAAAAGAAGCAAGGCAGAAAATATCAGAAGCACAAAAAGGACATATTTCAAAATATAGAAATTTAACACCTGTATTGTGTATTGAAACAAATAAAATATATGAGTGTTCTGCTGAAGCACAGAAACAATTAAAAATTACAACTTCCATATTAGAAGTGTGTAAAGGAAATAGAAAAACGGCTGGTGGTTATCACTGGCAATTTGTGGAAAATAATATATAAGTTAAACATAAAGATCTATCCAGCGTTTAGGTTCTGGTCAGTCTTATCATGTTGATACAGCAGTATACGGTATCAAGGTTGGTGGAGATATTCGTCTCTTCTTAATTGGTCGTAAGGATTGGGGTGCTTTCGTAGATGCGGTTGTTAAGGCTTATATTCAGAAGGTTCAGACACTCATTTCTTCTCAGTTTGCAAATGGTGTAAATCTTATTCCTGTTCCTGCTACTCTCAAGGGTACTGGTGCTTTAGCTGCTTCTACAAAGGCTCAGTTTGATGCAATTATCGAAAAGGTTGGTGCTGCCAACGAAAGCGGTGTTGTAATCATGGGTACTAAGACAGCATTAAAGTCTCTTAATGCTCTTACAAAGGTTGATTGGGCTGATCCTGCTAATTCAATCAAGGAGTCTGTAGCAAACACAGGCATTATCGGTGGTTATGAGGGAACACCTCTTATGGAGATTCCACAGAAGTTTACTGATAAGTCTCTTGCTACTCCTATCGTTGATAACAAGAAGCTCTATATCATGCCAGCAGTTGATGATAGATTTATCAAGTTTGTTGACTATGGAGAGACTGAACTTGAAGTAAACGAAAAGGGTGCTACTAAGGATGATATGCAGTCTTATGAGGTACAGAGACGTATGGGTGTTGCAACTCTTATGACTCGTTATCATGGTGAGTGGGATCTGTAAGATTTACTTATAGGTTAATTATATGGAGAGTGGATTGCCACTCTCCTAATTTTGAAAGGAATTGAAAGGAAATGGCATATACAAAGAAAACTACTGCTACTACTGACAGTACAGAAAAGGCAACAAAAACTACAGAAGTTAAAGAAAATATTAAAACATTTTCACCCGAAGATACTATTTCATGTCGTTCATTAGTAAGTGGTGGACTTTATATCGAGGGGGCACGTTCACATATTCTTTATAGCTGGGCTGATTGTGGAGATGTGGTTGATGTTGAATATAGAGATTTAATTTATCTCGTTAGAACCCGTGAAGATGTAAACATTTATTCACCAAGAATTATTATTGAGGATGAAGATTTTGTTGAACAGAATAAGTCTGTGAAAGACTTATATGAGTCCATGTATGAAACAAGTGACTTAAATGAGATTTTAAATCTTCCTGTTCCACAGATGTCAGAAACAATTAAAAAGCTCCCAAAGGGAGCAAGGGAAGCCCTTAAAGGTATTGCTTCTACAATGATTGAATCTCATGCACTTGATTCAGTTCACAGAATTAAGGCTCTTGATGAAATTTTTGGTACAAAAATGTTACTTACATTAGTTCAGGAATAGTAAAGGAGGCTCACAATGACGCTTCCATACGAAACAATTTTTTCACGAGCAAGAGGACGAATTTCAGATATGAAAGAACTTTCTCTTGACGAAAACGATCTTAATGAAACATGGACTGAACGCTTACGCATGGTTGCAGGTGATGAACGAGTTATTAGAAAATTCGCTTCATTTAATATGGATGATGAAATCCAACAGATTGAATTTGAGATGCAATATCCTGTTAGCGATTTTGCAGATAAGGAATATGTTATAGGATTGTTCACTCTTGGAATGACAATTGAATGGTTAAAACCACAGGTTGACTCTGCAAAATTTACTGCTAGAGCTTTAGGGACAAAAGAAGAAAAAAACATGCAGAATCCATATAAAGATATGCAAAGTAGATTGGATACATTACAGCATGAATTTAGTAGAAAACTTGCAAGTCATGGATATATTAATAATTCATATGTGCGAGGTGAATAACTATGGAATATATATATGGTTCGTTCACTAAAAGACAAATTAAAGAAGTTGCACATGCAATGCATAACGATGTCCATAAGTTATTACTTTATAAGGATAATCGAATAGTAGAAAAAATATTTGAGAATGATGAAGCTTTTCTTATATTTTTTCAGAATGTCATGTTTAAATTTAGTGGAACAAAAACTCTATTTAATAATAATGGAATTATGGTCACACTAATGGCTACTTTGCAAGCCGCTTATGACGAAGTTACATCCGATGAGTTTGATTACATGACATTTCGTAGGGCTATTTTAGATAGTCACAATTACATTAAGCAGATGTTTGAAGGAGGTGTCGGTGATGCCAAGCTTACAGACAGCACGGCGAATCGCTAACGCCAAAACAAATAATGCGAAAACTTTAGGTCAGATTTATAAAGAAGAATCTGATTTTTTGATGGAAGAAACTTGGGATAACAGTATTGCTTCCAAGACTTGTTACATTTATGACTATTTTCATGATGACTTCTTCGCAGACGAACATGGAATTACACGTTCTCTTGCTGAAGGTATGACTTATGAAAATACCAATAAGACAAAGATTGACGCAAAGTTTATTGTCAAATCTTATCAGTCAATGGACAAAGATCAAGTAGAATACTATCTTATGTTTCGTCCAAGTCAGCCTGTAAGATTCAATGAAGGTGATGACCTTTATTATTATGAGACTGATTTTAGGAAACGCTATGGGGCAACATTTCCGATAGGACTTTTCGTGGACGTTCCAGATGATAGAGGAATTTATCATAAGTGGATTGTCTGTCGTGATGAACCTG